TGATCTTCTTTGTTAGCGATTTGACAAAGGATCTCATTAATATTTTTATCCATTGTTTTATTCTCCAATCTCTTCATTTAGCCACTGGATACAATCTTCAATTGCCTCATCTCTATGCTTAAGATGTTTTCTAGACGGTGATTGCCAAACGAGATTCCCAGCCAAACATAAATTTTCATCCAAAATATTAGCTGTTGATTTGATATCTAAACGAACCAGAAATTCAGCTAAATCCTCAACTGGCATAACTCTCAATATATCTAGATTTCGCATCATTACACCTCCATATTCTCTCTTGCTGTATAATGTTATTTCACTTAGTACTCCGTGCAGCTATTACACCGCACGAAGTAAAATATATTATTTTTTCTGAGCTGCTTTCAGCGCATCTAATTTCTTCTGAAGTTCTTCGTCTTTCATCTTTTTATCCAAACGTTTCATCTGGACGTCAGTGGAATTCTCATAAGCAATTCTTGTGCCGTCAGCTTGCTCTTTAACCTTTTTAACGCCCTCACGAACCTTTTCAAGCATTCTATCTTCTTCCATGCTCGATGTACCTGGAACAGATTGTAGAGATTTAACAGTCTCTGCAGTTTCAAGTGTGAATACATTCTTATCTTTTTCTACTTTTAGAGATTTGATTTGCTCTTCTAATTCTGTCAGATTTTCTTTTTGCATATCTCTATTCTCTTTTAATTCTTTTAGAGCGGTTTTGATCGTCTCAATTTTATCTGCGATTTCTTGCTGTTTAGCGAGATACACTTTAGCGTCAGCATCATCATTTCGATTAATGCAAGAAGCAACACTAAGATCCATCTGCATATTCTCTTTTTGTAATTGTCTTAATTGTGTTTCATAATCTTGAATTTGCCCTTCAACTTGAGCGTATAAAGCATATGCTGTCCTATACATATCTTCTTTCTTAGAAATAATAGAATTATAGTGAGCTTTTACTCCACCTGGAGTAGATGCATCATTGCTAATCATCTCGTCGACAGTTCCTGATGCTCTCATTTTTAGTCTCTTGCCTGTTTTAGTTGTTGTAAAAAACACAATAACCGCGACTACAAGGATTACAATAATTAACGCTGTCATAAGTTAATCCCTTCCTTCATCAATATCAAGTCCAAAATTTTTGAATAGCTCTGTCATTCCACCCATATAACCAGATCCAAGTGCTTGAAATTTGAATCCGTTACCATATTTATATAATCTTCCCATTTCTACAGCGTTTAGTTTTTCAAAATTCTCATTTTCAGAAAGGTCATATTCCCATTTTGTTGTCGGATTGTCATAATCACAGATCACCATAGTTGCGTTATTAACCATTCCAAAATTCTGTAGTCTCTGTACAGCTCTGAAAATAGTAAGGCAAATTGTGAAGTCTGTTCTATCTGATGGAAATGTATCTGCATGAATAATAAAATATTCATCATAATGATGTCCGTCAAAAGTAATTCCCTGAGAATCATCACCTGTAAGATTGTCTCCAGAATATTCTACCCACGGATATCCACTACCATCACCATATGTATTATAGTTTACAATATCTTTTGGATAAGCTACTTTTCGATCTGAGTTTGTAAGAAATCCGTTAATATCAAAATCAATATCTGATTCACCTGCATAACGATTCTGATCCCAATTCACACCAATGAAAAAGTTTTTGATTGCAGTTCCATCTTCTTTTGTCATACTAATTTTCTGATTTTTGCTCATATTAATTACGTTTGCCATAATTATGTATTCTCCTTTTTTACTATTATTTATTATTTAGCCAATCTTTATATTGTCTTAGAAGTTCTGTATACAATTCTTCATCTGTCATTTTGTTCATGTCTTCTACTGCAGTAAATCCGGTATTATCGCATTTTCTACTCTTCATATTATCTAGAGATTTTAGATAACTAAAGCTTTCATTTCCAATTCCAACAAACTGTACAAACATATTGTAATTAGAAAGCTCTCTCACAATTTTATTTGTTTCATCTGTATCCCAATTTTCACCATCTGTAATAAAAATGATAAATGCTGGAATTGTACTTGGCTCAATATCCTTATAATAGGAAACAATATCTTTCAAGACTGGAGCGTAATTAGTTCCACCCATACTCATATGAGAATTCATCATAATTTTTCGAACATAGTTCTTATAATTATCAATTGTCACTGGTTTCAAAGAATCAAAATCATTTGAAAATAGCCAAGATTCTAACTCCCCATTATCATCAAATTTAAGAGCGATTGGCAAAAGTCTTGTAATTACATCTTGTACAGATCCGTTTCTAAAAAGATTACCCATACTTCCAGAGTAATCCATAGCGAGCGCAACCCTTGCTTGATGCTTAGTCATATCAATTTTGCTTGATTTCGACATATTAATTAGCACATTATTTAAATTTTCTGCTGACTTAGACATATCAATTACAACTTGCTGCGCTGTATTTTCTTCATGTACCACAGCGGATGTATTATCCGCCATAGTATTTGTTGTTGTAGTCTTCTTTCCAAAAAGTTTGTCAAATAGTCCCATGATTTTTATTCTCTCCTTTGATAAATAATTTTCGAATAACATCAACCACGATTACAGTGAGTGATAGTCCAATGATTGCGATCCACTGACTCATATTCATTGCTGTTGCCTGGATAAGTCCGCCGAGTGCATTACATAAAGCAATAGTTCCAAGTACAATACCTGCTGCAATATATACAAATGTTTTATTGTTTTTCAGTCCATTGAGCAAATTAATATGTTCTGTACGAATACCAAATCCATTGCATACAGACATGATGCAAAGCATTGCAAATCTTGCAGTCATAGCTTCGACATCTGTTGTAAATAATTTTGATACTGGTGAAAACATAAGAATTCCATATAGTACAATAAATGTTACTGTGCTAATAGTAATTCGTTTCTTTGCACCTCGAATAAACAATCCAGAACCCTTCTTAATTGGATTCTCTGTCATATATTCAGCTTTCGGAGGTTCCCCGCCAAATGACAATGAATTAAGTGAATCCATGATAATATTGATAATCAGAATCTGAACGGAAGCTAGTAATGCTCCGCCAGATAAAATAGGAAATAGAATACTTAAAACCAGAAGTGAAAAGTTGATTGGCAACTGAAACTCCAAAAACATCATGATATCGTGCATAAATGTTCTACCAAGTTCCACGCCTCTAATAATACTTGCGAAGTTATTGTCTGTTAGAATAATATCGGATGCTTCTTTTGCAACATCTGTTCCAGCTTCCATGCCAAAGCCTACATCCGCTTTCTTTAAAGCAGGAGAATCATTTGTCCCATCTCCCGTCATTCCAACAGATCTACCAAGCTCCTGTGCAAGACTTACAAGTCTAAGTTTTGTATTAGGAGAGCATCTGGAAATAACTCTAAGAGTTGGAATAATCTTCTTAATTTCATCATCAGACATTGCCTCGAACTGTGCATTTGTAAGAGCAAGATCCCCTTCTTTATAAATACAAGCTTCTGTCGCTACTGCTACTGCAGTCTCATGGCAATCACCAGTAATTTCAATAACTTGAATACCTGCTTCATGCGCAATCTGTACAGCCTGTGGAACTTCTTTTCTTACTGGATCAACGACGCCAATAATTCCTAGAAATACCATATCATCTGGTAATGTATTCTCAACAATGTTCCCATTCGCCATCGCCAATGCGATACAGCGCATGGATTTTTTCGTCATTGATTTGATAACATTTAAAAGTCTCTCTTTATCTTGTTTATTAAACGCTACAGGCTCTGAAATTAGCATTTTAGAACAATGTTCGATAAGTTTCTCTGGCGCACCTTTATAATAGGAAATTCCGCTCTCAGACGTACAGGAAGAGTACTTATATTCACTTTGAAATGCCTGTTTCATAATAATTTTGTTGTTTTTCTGAATGTTAAAAAACTCAGTAAAATCAACGTATTTTAAGATTGCTCTGTCAATAGAGTTTCCGCCTGTGATATTATTCTCTGCATCATATGTGGCACTATTGTTCAAACAGATATTTTGTTTGATGCAATCCCAAAGATCAGAACCATGATCTACTTCATTACCTTGTCCATCAATAATAGTTACAGGCGTCATAACACCAGTCGTAAGCGTCCCTGTTTTATCAGTACAAATAAGATCAACGTATGCTAACTCAGGAATCTTATTAGGATTTTTAGCAAGAATGTTGAACTGTTCCATTGTCTTAACATTCTGTTTTGTAACAAGCTTGATAATTAATGGAAGTCCTTCTGGAACAGCAGCTACAATGATTGTTAGAGCAACCGAAATGTTCTGTGCAATCTTTTGGATAACTTCTAGCACACCACCATTGATATATTCTCTTAATCCAATATACGCAATGTCCGTTACCATCAGTGCAATAAACGTGACGACTGCAGCAATCGTTCCATATCTCGAAATTGTATCACAAAGTTTATCGATCGCAATCTGAAGTGCTGTTTTAGGTGGCTCAAGTGTCTGCATTTTTACAAGTGTGTCACCATTTATGGTGTTTACGCCAACTTCTCCTACGATCATCTTTCCTTCGCCAGACAGAATCGTTGTTCCAGCAAATAAGCTATTTTGATTCGTAAAATCATCGGTGGATGTTGATTTTTTGTATACATAACCATTAATTGGAATTTTCTGACATTCTTTACTTTCTCCGTTGATAGCAGCATTGCTTACAGAAATTTTACCCTCAATAATATATCCATCCGCGTAAATTTCCTGTCCAGTTCCAATACAAACCACATCACCAACAACTAAATTATCTTTGTTGATTGTCTGAACTTGCCCATCTCTGATAACATCACAATACCTAGTTGATGTCTTTGCTCTTAGTTCTTGTGTTGATTTTTGAATACCAAGCGCCATTTTTACACCAATATATGTACATAATGAAATAACTAAAATCACCATGATTGGTTCTGAAAATGATGCCAATCCAAATACTGCAGCGAAAATCTCATATGCAGATAATGCTAATAACAGCATTAGCGTTTTATCACCAAAGATATTTTCAATCGCAAATTCATACCATTTCTTAAGCTTTGGTTCTGGTAGTTTGTTTGAGCCATATTTTTCCCGACTCATTTTTACTTGTTCGTTTGTTAGTCCTTTCAATTTTACACTCCTTTTCTATTTGTTTTAGAACATTTATAACAAAGCGGTTAAAAAAATAATAAACCGTTTGATATCTAATTATTCTCTACATATACTCTCCAATATTGCTTATCCTTAATTTAATATCGTCAAGCTTCATATCGTTTTTTAGACTATGTATGTTTTTCCAAATATCATATCCAGATTCATTCTCACCACAGTAATAATGTTTCTCCCCATTAACTATTCTCCAATACTTCCTATTTGTTTTATAAAAGATTCCATATTTTGCAAATTCTTCTTTTGTGTATGAAGCAATAATTCTATCATTAATTGGAAAGCTTAATTCTACGAAATCTATTCCATCAGCATTAATGCTGTCCATATCCTCTAACAATTCTTTCATTTCACTTACTCTCCATCTCGTATGGTGTATATTCTTAAGGTTTTCTGTATTCCAAAATCCTATATACTCTATCAGAAAAATCATGCAGTCAAGTTTCTAAATCTGTATTACATCTCATGTATCTCATCTCGCCTTATCAGATTCATGAAAATTTAAAAGCATCTGATACTTATATTCTCCAAACCTTTCCTTCCAACACTGCTTTGCTTTATTCATAATAAAATGTCCATCCTTTATGTGAAGTCTGTTCTCCATGAACACAACGAGCTATTGCAGAATGATGTAAATTATGTATAGTTGCAAAATTTTTCATACTTTGAAATCTTATTTTTTCATTATTTGGACTTACTGCAATTATATATGGTAAATTATAAATTTGAGTCTGGTTGCCCATGTATTTATTTATACTCACTGGTAGCCATCTTGTTGTTTCAAGAGAATACATTCTTTTACCTAATAAATCTTTATCAAGTTCTATTTCATGGTCAATCATTTTTTCATAATCATAACCTGGAATTGTAACAACATCTTTTTCAAAGTTTTCAAAACACATCCATCTTTCGGATACAGTTATACCTAATGCACCATAATACTTATAATCTTTTGATTTCATATCATAGCAACGTTTAATCATTTTTTGCCACTTTGGATATAATGGGCTTTTAGAAGATGCATTTCCAATACAAGCTACTCCACATACGCTTAAAGCATATCTATCCTTTATTTCTCCCGAAAGTATTTTATCTTTTCTGAATAAGCCCGTTGAATTTGTATTTAAAAATTTACATAAATACATTCTATGAGTGCCTTTTAAAATATTTGTTGCTCCAATAACTGTAAACTTTCCATTATTTCTTGAAACAAATGTTTTTCCAATTATGTCATCATCGAATTTTATTATCTTGTAATCTTCGTTGTACATGATTCTCCTTTAATATAATAGTTATTAATAGTATTTTTATATTTCCCACAATCTGAGTGGCAATGGTAGATTTTCCGCTTCCACTCAGCCCACACATAACCCAAAGCGTAGGTTTATTCATTCAATTCTCCTATCCATTGTGTTTTAATAAATATTCTCGACTGACATTTTTAAAACTCTGCTGTCCGTCCTGAGATCTATAGACGTATCCTTCTCTTCGAACTTTTGGATTAATCTCACTATATCCATCAGCTTCGAGTTTCATTTCTTCCATTGTTTTAGGTAAATAATATTCTGTAGAAATAATCGGCACATGTAACAGATTATTACCATCACAAAAATCTGCCATCTCTTTCGTCCCTACACGATTACCTTCAATAATAAGATTAAATACATATAACCTATTCTCTTTAAATTTATATGGATTACCCTGTACGTCTCCGACTCCTTCACCCTGTAGCACAACTCGATCATAATTATTCTCAATTGCCAATTTTGTTAATACGCTTTCAATACCGTATTTATCAGCAAGCTCCCAATAAATATTAGAGTCGTGATAGCATTCCTGATTTTTATCTGCTTGTCTGACATTTCTGCTACAAACAATAAATTCGAATTTATCCTTACCTTTCTTCTTCCGGTCTATAGCGAATGTACAGGAAGTACCATCTAATTTTTCTGTCTTAATCCATGGGTTTTTATTCTGCAAGTAAAAAGGAGCATTTTCAATTCTCGTTTCGTCGGTTTTAACAATCCATTTTGGAAACTCCTTTGGATTATCACGTTTCTTTCCAAGAAAGAAGAATAATAATTTCTTCCCCCACTCACGTTTCATTAACCATCTAAACCATTTTTTCTTTGCGAGATTTTTATGGCGAGCTGCCATAGATTTGAATTTTGCATTGTGATCAATAGAATTGCTTTTTCGTTTGACATCTTCTTCAGAAGAATATGTAATTTTTAGATCTTTGCTGACATCATCACCAATATTTTTTCCATCTAGTTCTGGAAATAGAGATAATGGAAGTGCTAATCCTTGACTAATTACTTTAAACTTTCCAAGTTTCATCGTCTTGACTTTGTATTTCTTGTTTGCCAGAAACTCGAAACGTTCATCATTTTCAGGACACTTGCTATCAATTTCAATATAAACTGCTAAATCACCAGTCTGAAACTCACCTTTCTTTGCTACACAAACCCACCCCAAAACTCCAATAAGTTCAATATTATCAGCTCCCTCTATCGGCTTAATCCACTCAATCTTTTCTACGTGTGCTAATGCTCTTTCTTTATTTTCCAAGTTCCTCTTACCTTAGTAAGTAGTGCGCACTTTATCCTATAGGAACTTTTCTATTTTTCCTTTCTTATTTAATCTTCTAATTTGTTACCTTTTGCTTCATTACAAGGCTTACACATTGTTTGATAGTTACTAATATCATCAATCCCACCTTTTGAACGTGGTAAAATATGATCTTTTGTCATTAATATTTCATCACCATTATCATCAACTGCATACAAATTCAGATGATAACTTTTATCCTGCAAATGCCTTTCTTTCGCAAAATATTGTCCTTCAATTCCACAAACTGAGCATTTACAGCCTTTTGTAAAAAATGTCTGATATCGTTTACTATTACCTTTAATCAAATCTCCATCAAAATCAACTTTTGCATTTCGCTTGTCTTTTTCAAACAAAACATCTTTAACCTTACTGTGTACATATTTTATGGAATATGTGGACTTTCTGATAAGATCATCATGTTTTGGTTTAATCTTATGCAGCCTAACATCTCTATTTGAAATAAAAATGTTTTCTACATTTTCTTTGCTCAACAAGTCAGTCAAATCTCTTACTGTGCGAATTTTATTGGGAATAGAAATAGTACTGCCGTTCCATTTAATTTCTGTAATCTCTGTATCAAGAGTAGGTGACAATGGATTATTACTCTTTGGAAATTCTGTTTGTAAAAAATCTTCAATTGTTTTAAAGTGTTGAGATAATATTTTATCTTCTACTTTGTAACAAATTTTTAATCCTCGTTGTGCTTTAAACATAGCAACATCTCCTTCAAATTTTTATTATCACCTATATATTCTCTTCTTCTTTCAACCAAACTACAGAACTACAAACACTACATCTTTCATAGAAGATGGAATCATGAATGTATTTTTCTTATGCGTAACCTCGTACTCTTCCTTACCATCTTCATTTGTTACAACGCTTGCTGTAAGAATCTTTCCTTTTTTAATCTTTACACTATCTTCTTTTTGATCTTTGAAGACAACATCTTTAATAAATTTAATTGTCATAATGTTTATTCTCTCCTTCTATTGAAAGAAATGTCGGTTTCATTACTAATCAAATTGCGGAGATTTAATTTCCTCTTTAGAAACATATCCTAAGCAATATCTCTGTTCTTCTCTCATGGCATCACAGATTCTCATAATCTGTGAATATCCATCTGACTGACTTTCTGTGCATTTTGCTGCAATTTGTTCAATTCTCTTAATATATTCTTCCATTGATTTATTCTCCCATACTACTTCAATAAATTTGCAATCTCATCAATCTCAAGTTCCGTTTTCTTATCATCAGATAGCAGCTTATCCAACTTACTCTCCATCTTCTTTAAATCTGCTTCCTCTCTCTTTAGACCGGACACTTCTAACTTTCTTTTAATATCCTTAATCCAAGCCGTTACGCTGTATCCTGAAATTTCAAAATCAGACATTCCAAGGTCAACTGCCGACATAAGATATGAATTAAGTCTGATAAGTAACAACACTAATGCATCATCTGAACATACATTAAGGTTGATAGTCATTCCATCCATATTGAGAATACAATTTGTCTCAGGAACAAATCTAATCTTCTTCTCAGAGATAGCTTTTCTCTTATCCTCAATCTGTTTCTTTAATTCTAAAATTCTATCATCATTTTTACTCATTAAATTGTATACTCCTTTTCATATTCTCTTCCATTTGCTAAATACTTTTGTATATACATAGGTTTCATTGTTTCAAAAATTTGTTCTATCGTAACAGGGATCATATGTTTTTCTTCTATGTCGTTATATGGATATCGGTTTGACTTAACCGTTTTAGATGTAATAGGAAATATGTCAGTTACTTTAACACGTTCTTCATATGGACCGTAATGCATATATTCCATTTGTATTTTATAGATAATATATAAATTGTCATCCCGTTTATAAGTCTCAAATACATATTTATTCCCACTATAATATTCGCTTATAAAACGAATGCTTCCCCAGTAATCGTCTTTTTTAAATTCATCAAGTGTAAAGTATTTATATTCGTCTTTGCTACTATCATATGGAGAATACTCAGATTCTCCTTCCAATTTATCAGAAATGTCTGCATACTTTTCATTGCACTTATCATCAATACATTTGATAAATTTATTCTTTGGCATCGACCTATAATGCTCAAAATAACTACCTTTCCAAAACCAAAAATGTTTACCTTTATTTTTCCAATTTTCATATCTATCATAGACATCAAATTTACCCATATAAATCCAATTCTCATTATCCTTGGTTAAATATGTGGCACCTATAATTAAGTCTTTTGCTTTAACACATTCATTATTATGGATAATCTTATTAAACTCACTAATCTCTTTATAATCAGGTGATTCTACTGGCATAAGAACTAAATCTTTGCCGTCCCATCCATATACAAATTCTCCTTCAAGCCCCTTACCCTTGATACAATTTGCGTTTTCAAGAATGTATAATAAATTCTCGATAGTAATCTCAAATTCAAAGCCTCGTGGATCGTACACTCTACAATAAGCATGTCTGTGATCCCAACCTGTAGAATAATCACCTGCTTTTTTATTAAGCACAAATCCTTCGGTTGGAATATTATCATATTCATTATTTGGAATATTCTCATCTCGCCAACCATTCCATGAAGCCTCTTTTCGCAACTTACCCTTTTCGTCATAGTAAATTACATAAGCAAGCTTTCCTGTATATGTTCCTGAACGATTCTGATAACCAACATTAATTGTTTTAGGGATAAAAATACTACTTCTCAATCGTTTTCCTCCTTTAGTTATTCTCTATTACAAAGTTACCCTACCAATATAATTCTTCATATCTCGGATCAACAAACAACTCTTCTTTAGGTCTTGGGTCTTTTAAATTATCATTGCCAATCTTAAACTCACCACCGTAATAACCATTCCAAGAACCACAACCCCAAAGTTCTAATCGTCCTTTATGAGTAATAGAAACAATTCTATAAGCTGGCTTATCACAACATTGCCAGTAACTAACGACAAAGCAATTATCTTTTGTTACATTCTTTAGATATTTCGGCACTTCGGGCCACAAGTGACATTCGTTATTAATCTCTTTTAATGTTTTACCGCCACTAAGCATCTCATTAGCTTTTTCTGATTTTCTGTGCGACTCTTCATGTTCCAAACACCATTCTTCTAAACTAAACAATTCACCGCAGTAATCGCATATATATCTAATTACTTTCTCCATAATTTATTTCACCACTGCTAAATTCCCACATTTCGGACATACTAAAAGTTTTCCAATAATACCAACACCATCAGGTGTAAAAATATTATTTTCCAACTTTGTAAGCTGCTGATTTCATGATTGTCCTACAAACAGGACATAATCTTGTTGCTTCTGCCATTGTTAGTTCCCTCCTTAAATATTGTCTAAATACACAACATATCCTTCCGCAGTATCATAATAATACCAAGCATAAGGACTAATTCCTTCATTCATAATTTCTGCCAGCTCATCTGCTTTTTCTTGACGGTTATGTGCTTCATTTATTATAACTGTTTTTTGAGAATCAAAATAAAGATTATCAACTTTACGCATACAATATGCACATAATTCCAACTCACTGATATATTCCTTTATAACCTTTAACATCTTTGGAATATTGTCTTGGAGGATCTGTTCATTTGCTAATTCTGATGGATACAAAACATACAAGTCTTTTTCACATGGAGATGAAAGGATTCTTTTATACACTATGTCTGATCGTAGACAATATTCGTGTATTCTTTCTTCAAACGTCAATTCGCTTCACTCCTTTGTAATCATATCTAAAAATAACGATTTATCTCTCTTCAATGTAATATCATAATCTTTCCACTTTTCTATTAATTCTCTTGTATCAAAACCATGTGGAACTACAATTGCATAGCCATGCGGAGTTTTATATGCTTGTATATCTGATAATGGAATACCAGAAAATATAATTACATCATGGACAAAATCATACATTAATGACTCGTCATCTACATCAAAATCAAACAACCACTTACTCTCATCTCGATTCTCTGTTTGCTGTGCAACTGAAGCTAATGTACGATTCAGCTTTGTCATACTTGGCCTATCTCTAAGTAATCTAATAATAAGTTCTTTCCTTATCTTTTCTTCATTCCTAGAATTTACAGACCGATACAATCTTGTCTGTTCGCCAGGAACTCCATCTGCTGCAAATCTATGAAATTCTTTGATTACTCTATCTTCATTTTCTTTGTATTCCAAGATAGTCTTTGCACGTTCTTTGAAGTTAGGAATATCTTTATTGTCTTTATTTCTAGAACGAATTAGATATACATATAAATCAGACATTATATTATTCTCCTTTTAAACATGAATCGTTAGCAAAATTATTACCATCCATGACTTCACGGATATTCTTAATCATATCCATTACTTCACCATAATCACCACCAAAGGCATTACCTGTGGTTTTAATCTCGTAAATATAATTCTCTGGTTTATTTGTATACTCTACTGGATAGCCATGATACAGAACTGTACCTTTAGGAATTGTTACTGTTGCATATGTGTCAAGATAATCTCTTTTTAACTCTTTCAGACAAGGCTGGCATCCTTTATTGTATGTTTTACAATTGTCTCTTCCTGTATTATTGACTTCCACAATACGATTTGTTTTCTTAGAATAATCCTTGTATAAGAATTTATTTACAATTAGCAGCACACCATCTACAATTCTGTAGACATCTTGATATTCTGTATTCGCCAATACCTCCATCTACTCATCACCTTCTTTCCATGCATAATACCTATTCTCCATCTTCTAAAATCTCGATATCAATACACAACATATCATGCAGATTCTTAATCTGTTTTTCGGTCGGTTTCTTCCATGGCGTATACTCTGTAATATCAAAAGTCATTACTCCTCCACATAATTTGATTCTTGCAATTGTTTTTGGTGGACAATATTCTACGACTTCCGGCATCGGAATATCGCAACTTGTTTTTGGTAATTGCGATTTCTGTGAATGCTCAAATGCTCTCAATTCATCTTTTCCAAGCCAACGTTGCCATGCTCCACAATCATCACAATATAACCCTGTGTTATTACCTTTTACTTCTGTATGCAAAGATGTACTTCCACACTTTCTACAGCAATTTTGATACATAATTTTCACGTATAATCCAATTATCTTAGATGGTAATTGGATTTTTCCTTTCTCCCAGTTAACACTGGGTATTTATTTCCATCTCTGATATATTTTGAAAAGGCACTGTGGATCTGTATCTATAACTTTACAGCTTTGACTGGTATGAGGTGACTCAGACCACAGCTTTTCGTCTATTACTGTTAATCAGTTTGTTAACGCATCGACGTTTTTATTTACGTGATTACACAGCCGAATTCTCTGTGGAAGACAGCAGTGCTCAAAATATTTATCAGGAGGTATAAACCTATGTCAATGTACTTTATTGGAATTGATATTTCCAAGTACAAACATGATTGCTGCATCATTTCTGCAGCTGATCAAAAAGTAGTTTCTAAAGTCACAATCAAAAACAATAAAGCCGGCTTTAATGAACTGCTTACAATCATTCATTATCTCGCAAATCCTGCAGACATAAGAATAGGGTTTGAATCAACTGCCCATTATGCTCTCAATCTTGAACTCTTCCTTGAAAATTCTCTCCTAACCTTCATGGAAGTAAATCCTGTTCTCATCAGTGAATACAAGAAATCAAAAACACTTAGGCGTACAAAAACCGACTCTGTTGACTGCGAATCAATAGCTCGTTGGTTAATGACTGTTGAATACAAACCCCATTCAAAAGGATTTTACCACGCTTACTCTTTAAAGTCATTAACTCGTTTACGCGATAAACTTATCCGACAGCGTTCTTTCTATCTTATTAAAATCACAAATGTGTTAGATCATACATTCCCTGAGTTTAAACCATTCTTTAATGAACGCTTATCCAAAACTGCTCTTTATCTGCTTGAAAACTATGGTTCTGCTGAAAAGATGGCTCGTATGAACTCAGCCTCTTATGAAAAGCTACGTTCCTTATCCCGGGGGAAGTTTTCACCACAGCAATTTCTACGACTAAAAGAACTTGCTGCCAATACTGTTGGTGTAAATAACTCTATTTTTGATGTAGAGCTGAACAGTCTTTTATCTTTATACAAATCCCTTGTAAAAGAGATTAATACCATTGAAAAAGAAATCAACAAACTAATTGAAGAAGTACATCCTCACTATATGTCAGTTCCTGGAATCGGACCATTATCAGCAGCTGTAATCTATTCTGAATACGGCGATATATCTAACTTCACTAATCCAGGACAAATGCTTGCATTTGCTGGAATAGAACCAGGAATCAACGAATCTGGTACTGAATCTCACGGAGGTAAGATGGTTAAGCGTGGATCATCCCAGCTCCGCTACACACTTATCAATTGTTGTCTACCGTTAATCCGCTTTGACATGACATTTGCAACTTACTATGCCAAGAAACGCGGAGAAGGCAAACCACATCGAGTAGCCATTACTCATGTAGCCAAAAAGCTTATTAGAGTCATCTACGCATTGGAGAGGCAAGATATCGACTTTAATGCACAGAAACTTCGTTAATCTCTAGTGGATTAATACTAATTTCTTCCATCTGAAATACGATGTATTCAGATGGCTTATTAAAGTTACCCATTTTTACAATTCAAAAAAATTTCAAAATTCTCTTGACTGTTTATAGTTTGTCACCTCATGTTAAATCAATTTGTTCTCTACTAATTCACCAAGATAATAATAGTTGTCAATTGATTCCTTATCTCCAAGAATCCATTTGTCGCACTCGACTTCTTCCATTTCATTAATCCATTTATCCCAATTGTCTGCAATGAGCTGACAGAACTTTTCGCCACTTCCACGCAAGAAACATCTGCCAATCCATTCAGCTTTCATGCTTCTATCTGGATAAACCAATGTAAAATAAATTCCATTTTGAATCAGAGCATCTCTTACTTCTTTGTGGCTGCTTACGAAAATATAATCAGCTTTTCCAATATTCTCTTTAATGTGCTGAATATAATTACTTGGAAATTCTGGATTACGAACCTTTATATATCTTTCTTTGTAATTCTTTTTCCCACGATTCTTCATTTCATATACTTTATCAACAACATCCATCCAACTAAATTTACTACTATCACTGTCGAGAATTTCATATCCATTCTCATTAAGTTTTTCAAAAGCATATGTTTTTCCACAAGCAGGAAATGCACTAATAATTTTTGTTTTCTTCATAATATTCTCCTTCCTAAGAAATCATTTCAGGATAGAAATCATATAAATAATCTCCAAAGTCTCCGCCAGTATCAGAACCAATTATCTTCTGCCAATGATTTATCCATTCCTTACCTTCTTTTGTTAGTATGAATTTTTCGTATTCCTCTTCAAGTTCTTTTTCTTTTGTAGTCATTATTTATTTTTTACCCTCCAAATGAAACAAAACTTTCATATATTAATTATTGTTATCTAACACAATTCCATTTTCGCATTGTGGACAAACAATAATTCCATAATGCTTCTTACATACTTCCATTCCGCATATACCAATTCCAGTACGAATATTCACATCTTCATCGTCAAAAGAAAATAAACATCCGCAATCCTTACAACGTATTTTATGCTTTGTTCCTTTTTCAATAATTTTGATCATAGCTTATCTCCTATATTTGTATCATCGACAATAATCCATCTTTTTAATTACTTTCTGCAAAGTATCACAACATTTCTTGTCAATTTCAAATGACTCTAAAATGTTGATACCGGCTTCTTTAATCCCAAGATCCATGCCACCAGCTCCACTAAAATAACTCTTTGCTGTAATTCCCATATTTAATTTTCCTATTCTGTGAAATTATTTGAGCGAACACTCATAAATTATTTATTTCTATCTAAGACCTGTTTAATATCATAACATATTAACGAATTTATATCCCAAGCACAATTTGTACATAAATCTACTTCCGTTGGTTTTACCACATCAAAACACAAGATTGTATTGTTAAATTTATCATTCGCTTTTTCTTTGTACCGAAAAGGTAGTACGTACTTCGTGGTTTTCGCTTTTTTACCACAAATATCACAATATTCTTTGACCATATTTTCTCCTATGAAAGTGCAATTTCTTAGTTAAAATTTTTCATCTGAATTGAAATTCAAATTCTTCTTTGTGTATTTCATTTCAGCTTCTTTATAAGAAATATGTTTTTTCATAAAATATCTGATACATTCAGCACAAAAATCCACATCTGCTTCCTCAAAATCCGAATGTTGCGTTGTCTCATCATATATCAATTTTTGACACCTATCACATGTTTCTCTCCATACCCACCAATTCCCATTCGTGTTTGGAGTTCCATCGTAATTTACTTTATGTATATTGGTTTTCATTGTTAAAACATGTCTCCAATCGTCTTACTTAAAGCTTCCTTCGCAGCTTTCGTTCTTGATAATTTTTCTGCTAACTGATTCACTGCTTCTTTAATAATAGTTTCCTTATTTTCTTCTAAAAATGACTTGATGTTATCATTTACCATGTCTTTAATTTTCTGAGAATATTGATAAGCACTTGCATTGTCATTTCCAATTAATTGTTTCATACAATCTTTTTTAATTTCCGCTACAACTTGAGATCTAACATTGTTCTCTATCGTTTTCTTAATTTGATCATCATCAATACTGATCCCAAACTGAACTATATGTTCCATAATTACCTCCACTCTTTTCTACAACCACAATCTGGAAAGAAGTTTTCTACATCTACAATGAATTCATCGTAAAAACACATTCCGTGTTCTAAATCATTCATCCAGTTAATTAATTCTCTTAGAACCTGTGTAAAGTTTTCTTCTCTGCAATAGTAAATTTGTCCAATATCATAATCATCCTGATCACAAATAGTCACAGTAATGGTATATGGCTTATGCCAATCATCGCCTTTACTTGCCGTCAGAAGAACCCATGATCTACCACAGAAACACTCATTACAATCAAAATGCACGGTTCCATATACATTTAAATATTCAATATAAAGTTTCTCACTCTTATGATAATGTCTTTCAAATTCCATATCTACCCCATTTATTTGGATATACGACAAAATAACATATCCGTTTTCTTCTAACAACTTAATTCATCTATCGTATCTGGCCACCATACTTCTTTAACCCTCTCTTTAACAGCGTCCCATGTTTCGTAGTCATATTCTCCGTTCATAGTAAATGTCCTAGGAATTATTCGAGCATACACCAAAATTTCTTTTAATTCCTGTGGCATTTCTTTGTCGATGATGCATCCATTGCACTTATAACCTCGATTAGTTTTTAAATCCGACAAATTGAAAACTCTCAAGACACTTGAATTTGAAAAGAATAAAACAGATGTGTTATCACGCCGAGAAAGAAATAAATGTGATTCTTTTGGAATGTTTTCTAAAATCTTATCTAATGATTTTTCTACAATTATTTTTTTCTCCTGTGTAGAACAGAAAACTGCACTATGGAAATGTTCCATCTTTACACAATAATCAATTTGCTCTCTCAATGCCTCTTCCAATTGATTCATAATTATATTCTCTCATTCCATTTTCGAATTGCTTCGCATTTTGTTTTATCGTGTTCCTCTTCTTTTCTATAAGTATCTACACTACACGTTCCGCCTCTAGCATGACACTTATTGCAAATCACAAAATATGCAACTTTCGAATATCTTGTCTTTTGACCAATTCTTAATTTAGTCCACCCGCAGAACGGGCATGGTTTTAATTCTTTTTCTTTGATATTAATCATGTTTATCACTCCTATCAATTATTAAACACTATAACGTATTCATATTTTTTTGATTCATATTTATACCTTTCTGTATTTTTCAATGTCTTCTTCTCTCGCAAATTTACAATATGGATAACAATAACTGTCTCCTTTAGAAGACCAAGATGTTCTACCTTCAGAAAAAACTTCGAATTTATAATCATTAGCTAAATTACAATATTTACAAAAGTATCTTCGAATCCATAGATCATTTTTGTCATTTCCTACCAACACGGGCGTATCTACAGGTACCATGCTCCAGTCAATTTCTGGTTCCTTATATCCAGAATTTGCCCATTTTTGAAAATCCATATCGCAATGATCTGAACTATAAAAATCACAATCATAACAACTTAATTCTCCACATGAACGCACTTCTCCATTTTTGACTCCACATGTATCATGATTAACAGCAATCTCAAAAATTTTTTCTCTATATTTTTCTTTATTTAACATCTTTTTCTACCTCTTATAATTCATCCTCATTACATCTCCAATAACCACTACCAGAAATCCATTCTCAATTCCTTCGTCTGGATCATTCCACTCATAAGATTCTATAACCTCTTCTTCGAGACTATAGCTATCTCCATCCAGCGGAACAATTCTTCCATCTACAGCAGCGAAACAACCTGCAAACGTCCCATGTTCTTCATCACAGCCTGGATAATCGATTCTATAAGACACATAATCATAATCATTGTCCTTGATTAATTCTCCAATGGTAGGATATGGCTTACTGTATTTGATATAATTAGATTCCTTCATATTCTTTCACACTTCCATCCATAATTTTCTCATCAATTTTGCTTTTGGTATATTTTTATAATATTCTTTCATACGATTTCCCTGACCATACACAATATTTATTCTCCTAACGAAATATCGCTTTCATTATATAATCCCAAGTGTTTCATCTTCATAATTACACTCTTTTGCTGCGTCAAACATTTCTTCGTATTCTGACAGATTGAATATTCCAATGGTACATTGAATAATCATATGTATAATTCGCCTATACATGACATTAACAAATAATTGATTATTTTCTCCGAATGGCACGTCCATAAAAAGAAATTTTGCTTTATCAGGATCTCTTTTTATAATTTCTAATGTTAAAGGCTCAAGAAACAAATTAAGTGCAAACGGTACGTCAACTGTAATATCATCGCATCCATAGTGTTTGTGATAATATGAATTCATTGCTTCTAGTTCGTTTTTATGTAGACTCTTGTTATACCAACCCTTACAAATCAGATAGATATCCGTCAATGTCTTGTTCTCCATCGTTATTTCTCCAATCAATTCACATCCATTTTCGCTCCACAGTGCTGACAGAAGTTTGATTTTACTTTCTGATTCGCATAATCAGACCTGTACACTTTCTTTCCGCATTCAGAACAATACACACCAGCATTACTACAATCATCTAAAACGTTCCATTTGCCATGTTTGTAATGTTCCAAACATGAATGACAAATCCACGGATCGTAAATTTTCCTGTCTTTTAATCTCATCCAACCGCATTCTTTTGGACTATACTTGTCTTTCTTAGAATCCAAAACCTTGCCACATACATGACATCTACATTTATGTCTGCCATTTCTCCATCTTTTACCGTCTATGTTTATGATTTTATTTTCAATTCTGCAATACAACTTCAAAAAGATGTTTCTGCTAAAACTAACTACCATATTTTACTCTCCATCAAAATAAACATTAACTGAATAGAACATTATAATCTCCCCTCTTCTAGTAACTTAATTAACCATTTAGAAAATGGATACGTTGAAAACAACATAACAATCATTAAGATAAAGAACCATTCATGTATCACTGGAATCAGCGCAACAGATATAATAATAGGAATAAAATATACTGATAATGTTATTTTGACCACATTGCCCGTTTTTCTAGCTGCATTCTTAAATGGTTTTGATTCTATAATCTTATTTAATCTCTCAAGCATAATTCTCCTAACAAATTCCAGCTTCTTCAGCTTTAAATTTTGCGACCGCATCATATATGATTTTCTTTACAACATCTTTATCTTTAAAAATATTTCTATTGGATAACGGCAATGTACCATCGTAACTTTTTGAATAGTTATGTTTAGATCTATTAATATTTATTTCAATAGGTTTGTTGTCATATACAATATCAAAAAAGTTGATTCCATTTTCACTCATAATAAAATAAATACCGTAATGAACTTTTACATTTTTTAATTCTGCATTTTTGTAAATATCATATTCTTCTACACGCATATCCAAATAACTGTCATTGTCGTGTAAACAAATATATTTTTCTGCATCTTCACGATTGTCAAACACTTCTTCAATTGCGTAATCTGAATACGTTCCAGATGTAACAATATATACTTTATTCATTTCGCCCTTCAACCTTTCTTATAAATATTTGATCCTTAATTTCTTCCCATGTTCTAGGGCAATAATTAATCCAATCCATCATTGCACCAACATTATAAGCATAAGGAAGATTCCTAAACTTTTTCTCTTCTTTATTCTCTGCATTTAATTCTCTTACTTTATATCTGAGTTTTTCCAGGGATTCCTGATAGATAATATCGTCGAAGTTGCCATGTGTATGACCATAGAGAAGGACTGTATCTTTATAACAACCATTCCATGAAAAGATAGGATAATGCGAAAGCACGATTTTTTGATTAATTCCGTTATGATTATCCATAAGTTCGAAATAATCTACGACTGATTCAAATAGCTGTTTTACTCTGTAATCTTGTAAACCTTTTTCGTCATGATTCCCAACCACTAAAATTTTTTTAGATTTAAGTCTTGACATAACAGAACACAAATATTCATTGTCTTTGTTAGTTCCACATCTTCCAATATCACCTAGAATGAATGTTGTATCATTATTATTAACAACAGAATTCCAGTTCTTAATAAGAATCTCATCATGCTCTAATGTACGATGTTCAGAAGAATTCGTACATCCTATGTGTAAATCTGCAATATATCTATACATTACTATTCTCCATTAATTCTTTGCAAACATGTATTAAAACCTGCTGTCCAACCGCAATCGAAACTACATAGATCTGCATATCCGTTTTCTTCTTTTGGTAGTTCCTTTAATGGACACCAATCTGGTTTATTGTTACAATAACCATTTTCACAGATAATTTCTTTACATAAACTTTTATCTTCCTCGTCTGCTGATACAGAACAGCAAGCTTCAATTCCTTCATCTAATTCGAAACAAAACATACAGTCTAAACATGTTTTAGGTGTATCCATGACTAATACTGATTTATCCATATTATGTTCTCCATCAATTCAATAATTCTTTGTCAATAATCTGAAAGTTAGCTCTATGAATATACAGTGCCTTCCCATCAATCATTAATTTTGTCGTTTTCGGCAGATCTTCGCATACCTCATAATACACACCATCGCCAGAATAAGCACAAATCGGATCACCAAGCTGAGATTGAATTACGACCACACGAGCCTTGCCAAAATAATTCTTAAATCTATTGACAACGCTTGCAATAATAACATTCTCTCCAAGACTACCATCAGTCTTACTATCAATCACTTCTGGACTTTGAAAATCCACATCAGGATTTAGTCCTTTTTCTGCAAAGATCATTGTAGTACCGCAGTTTTCCACTTCCTTGCCATCAATTGTGACCGTAACTACGCTGGACAATTTTTTCGTATAACCCCAACTGCCATCTGAATACGTTTCTTCTTCTACAATATTGGAATCCAGGTCAATTTTCTGTCCACTCATATCCATGAACTTTTCACCTTCATTCGTATAAAATGAAGCATTATATGTATTACCCGTAATAGACCCATTGAGATCGTTTACTTCGCTATTCAACCCTTCACATCCAGTAAGACATGATACCGTAAGTGCTGCCATTAGAATTCCTGCTACTAATTTTTTCTTCATATGTATTTTCTCCTTTATTTTTTATAAATGTCACCCGTAGCTATGACACCACGGATGACAAAATATTATTCTCCAATACTTACGATAGGAGTATTACTTCCCTGTACCTGCGGAACATCGCCGCTCCACTTTTCAATCTTCTGCTTTTCGATAAGCTCTGGAGTAAGAGATTCTGCAATCTTTTTATTCGCTTCGTCTCTCCTTCGTTCTTTTGTTCTGTCGTTCCGTTACTACTTTTTCCATGGTAAAAGCGTGTACATTCTAAAGTACCGTTTTCTGAAAACTGGTAAAAAAGAGTACATCAGCTGCACCCGTTTTAACAGTATAAGTAGTAAATAATATATAAGTAGTAGATAATATATTTCACTCTTACGAGTGAAGGATTTTTATCTTTTACTCTTTATTCTTTTTAATCCATTCGTTAAAACTTAAATCATACATATTATTCATCCTGTATCCATTCTTGAGATAATCCAATAAATCTTCAATGAATTGTGCTATTCCTCCAAGAGTACTAACCTTGTATTTATAGTTTCCTACACAGAATCCAATATATTCTAATGCTTTGTTGTACCCATATTTTCTCTGGTTATAAATTAGTTCGTGATATTCGTCTTCTGTAAAAGTATAAGTCTTGATTGTTTGAGTAACTTTTTCTTCTTTGATTTCCACGCTGTATCCTTCCTCAAATTAATACGCATAGTCATAAGATAAATAGTATCCTTGATCAGATAGCTTTTTAAACCATTCAATGCGAAATCTCATATTAACCTTATCTATCTCGCTTCCATCTAAAATTCTCTGGCAAATCTCAGTCATTTCTTTTGGATCAATCAAATGTAAGTCCTGATCTTCTGATTCGAGCCATTCTCCTTGTATAGCAGGTATTCTCTTTCCACTATATTTTTCGATCAAATCTTGTACCAAGCCAATATTATATCCAGAATGTGATGTGCTGCCTCCACCAATATATTCGATGTCTGAATCATCATAGTCAAACATCGTGGTTCCTTTATGGATATGTATTTTATATGATTTGAACCAATTAAATCCTGTTGCCATATCATTCTCCTTATTTACGTTTACACGACAAACCAGGCTACTATTAGATTAGTCTTTCTCTAATACTTCTTTAGGACAATACACAATCTGTTTACCAGCCTTTTGCGCTTTGCGAATCGTAGACCATACACCACCAGATTTTTTACCATCCCAAATTGCCAACAATACATCACAGTGGTCAACCATATATTGATCTCTTGCATTGTCGCAACCTTTGTAAAATTCATCGGATAATTCAATCCATTCGTCTGCATATTTTTTCATGTCATCATATAATGCATGTGACGAATTATAATCTTTACATGGTAGAACACAATGCAATCGCAACGGAATGATTTCGTACACCTTTACTAACATAGCTACTGTTCCAAATGCAAAATCGCTTCCTGAAGCCATACCACAATAGATATCTAAATTCTCTCTCTCCAAATAACAAACTTCATTCATTTTAAAGAGCTGTTTTACAATCCATTCTTCAATCTTTTCCCAAGCATCATCCGCTTCGTTTTCTGGGAGTCCAAGTCTTTTAGGTCTATGTCCTGTTAATGTTACTCTCATACTGTTTCTCCAATTTTTCTATATTCTGTATATACTTTATTTTCACAATAATAAAGATTGTAGTCGTTCTGTTCAATATACCACCATAATTTCTGATGTCCCGATCTCAGATAATTTCTGCAGTAATCTGTCTCCTGATAATGATTATCTACCATCTGGCGAAAGCTTAACTCGTCAATATTATCTGAATTATAACAGTAAACAGCAATTTTATTGATTAGATCTTCTGTAAAATCTTTCGTTACTACGAAGACAACTCTAATAATTTCATTGCCGATTCTTTTGATGGAATGGAGCTGTTTGAGACTATGCAGATGATACACTACTCTGTCGAAGTGATCATATGGAACATTGCTTAAATTAGGAATACTTGTATGTAATTCGATTTTTACCCTTAGTGCGTTAACAATATCAAAAAATTTGTTATACCAATCTTTATGATTTTCATAATCCCAAATTGGATCTCCGCCACCCGACAAAGAAACCCAATTGCAATTGTTCCTCTTAATCTCATCTGCTAGGGAATCAATCCCTTCCAATGTACTTTTAGGAATCTGCAGATTATTATTCTTGACAATACAATATGGACACGCATAGTGGCAGCCAAAGTTTGTAATTACACTCAAATATTTATCCATCTCTACCTCCTGTTGAAAACAACATTCTATCGGATTATTTTCGATCTTCCAACGGAATAACCATGTCTATATTCTTTAGAATTTGCATGATATTCCAAGGTTTTCCAGTGAATTCCTTGTCTACATCAATAAATCTTTCTACTAAATCTCTAATTGGAACTGTTTTATTTTCGTCAAGCATTTTCTTTTCGTAATACATATCACTTTCAGTGTTTTTGTATAATCCTGTTGATTCCAAATACTCTATGATTTCTTGTTTTGTCATAGGCTCTTTATTTTCGTCGTCTTCTGTACTATTTTCATCTTCATTTATTTTTTCGATAAAATTTTGATACTTTTGAGCGATACCAAAGCATCTATTGCTTAATATGTTTGTTTCATTAAGGTGAGGCTTATATCCATTCTGCTCAAGATCCATAAGGATTTTATTCTGATTTCGTAATACTCTGCTTAATGATTCAAACAATGTTTGTATTTCGTATTCTTCTAAATTTTCCATGCTTGTACTCATATTTATGCTCCTGTATTTGCAATCAATACGACCTGTTCTTGATCTAAATTTATTTTCTGCACCACAACGTCCGTAGCTTTTCGAAAATCATCAGAACTCCACCTTGCTTTTCTTTCTGCATGTTTTTCGTCTTCTGCTATAACTACCATGGCATAATCTTGACACCATTCAGTTGGTTTAATTTTCACCAAATACACATTCATCATTTATCTTACTATGTCCTCACTATTCATTGGTTTATTGTCTTCTTCAATCCTTTTATACAGTTCTCTTTCCAGATTTACAATACCTTTGACATAACCAGCAATCTCATCATTTGATGATTCATCCGTAATATCAGATACTTTTCTCCTGATCTGTCGAAATGCTTCCAGCTGTAATTCTTCTACTGTCATATACATTAGCCCCTCTTTCATATTAAGTTGGCATATTTATTTCTTTTGTATTTTCTTTAAAACAATATGCTTCGGCTTCTTCTCGTGTTTTGAAGAGATTCTTTTCTGAACGGTTTCGAACTGGAATTTTATATCTGTTTTCTTCTAAAGCATGTACTCTATACTTAATCTTATCCGATCCATCGCTATAAAAGGTTACATCAATTCTATCAATAACAACTTTACATGAACTCAGTACCGATTGTGCCGCATCAGTTACTTTACCAGTTGAACCGCAATTTCTGCACTGAATTTCATACCCATTGTAAGTAAAATACCCATTGCCATCACATACAGGACACTTGTGCTGTATTCTCTTTTTACACACTGTCCAGCATTTTTCTCCAATTTCAAAACTATTATTTACCATACGCACGACTGCTCTCCTTTTTTATGCTACTTTGTTGACCCATTCTTTGAATCTTCGGAAATCCTCTTTACTCATACAGATATCTGCATAATAAAAATCTTTATTACGGATAACAGCCCAAATTTTTCTCAGCTTTGTCGAAAAGGTATGACCTTGTTCTTTGTAAAAATTACCATTGGTAAATACCATAAAAGCATAGTCATCAGTTTCAGTATCATGATCTAATTTAATATGAACTCCTTCATCACAACCACAACTGCAATTTACAACCAGTTCATCTTCTTCAAAATTTGTTAATACTGCCATAATCTTGTTCTCCTTTAATTTGATTGATATTTTTTCTCCATACCACATTTCTTACAACGGTATGTTTTTTCATGATATCTTGGCATTGATTCTAGCCTTCCCCAAAAATCATAACCATAAATATTGGTATCGAATATTAATTCCCATTCATGCTTACAAAAACAGGATCGAATATAATTGATTAACCGTCGCATTTTATTATTCTCCTAATGTTTTCGATATAATTTTAAAATCGTCCTCTTGCATAATGATTTCAAAAACTTTCTGTAGAACTTCTAAAGCTTCATAATTCGTATACATTAAGTCTCCTTCATCATTTAAAATCTTTGAAGGTGTCTCAGATAATTTATCTAAAAATAATTCAAGCAAATTATTTTCGAATTCTTCTGTAATATCATCTTTTGTGAAATTCATGACTCATATCCACCAATATTTTTAGGATATGGTGGAGATTCCCATTTAGCACCGCATGTATGACATTCAAATTTTTTATACTTCCAAATTGTATTTTTCTCCCAAAATCTCAACCACGAAAATTTATTGTTATTTTTATCATGTTTTCCATACCAAGTAGTCTCCCAATCCCAGACACCTTTAGAACTATGGCTATTATCACAACCAAACCTTTCTTTTTCTCCACAAAAACGGGAAAATGCCATATTTTTCAAGAATTTTATCTTCTACTATAACAACCATGGCGTAATCCTGACACCAGCTTTTTCGCTTAATACTTACTAGATATACATTCAAAGTTTATATCCCCTTTCTTTACGATCAAAGATACGCTTTTGTTCACAACTTCCGTTTGGATATCTTGCAGGATTTTCTACCGTTTTCATACATCTGCAAAAATATTTACATGTATCACATTCGCAATTTTTATCGAACTTATGTTTTTTGTAATAATTATTACCCCAATTGTTCTCGTTTAAAGGCAAACTCAATTCTTTAGAATATAAGCGATCAAATTTTTCCATAAATTCATCAACTTCTTTTCTAAATTCAGTTCTATGCGTATAATAATAATAGATATAATTGTCATCGTCCAAGATATCTGGCACCCAATGAGGGGATGACAATTTGTATTTACTTAGAACTTCAATGCCACAATTTATTCTAGTTTTGTCATTCAGTGACATTTTTTCCCCTCTCATATACCTCTCAATTGCTTCTTCATTAACACCAACTATTTTCATGAATTGATCTATATCAATATTTTTGTCCCTTAAATATCCAGGCAAACTATTATACATGTCCATCATAAAACCCTCCTTGTCTTAAACAAATGCTATAACAACTTTTCGAGCCACAATATTTTCAAACTCTTGCGGAAACATTGATTTGCCATAGATGCTGTTTAGAAATTGATTTAATGACTTTGAATCTTTAAATTTATGACATGTTCTAAATTCATCCATGAAATACAGCGTTCCTACAGAGTCATTTCTTGTATGCAAGAATTCTCCATCTTTATTTTGTAATACAAAATACTGTTCTCTAATTTCCATCTTCTTGCTAACCTTCGCCTCTATCTATATTTTCTCTTATCTTTCTTTTCTCTGGTACGAAGGATAAATTTCTTATAATCTTCATAGGATGCAAACTGAATATATTTTCCTTCCATAACATCAAAACACTTACTCTCGTGTGCAAGTTCGTATTCATTAGAAGAAATCATAATATATAATTCGATGCCAAATTCTTTTGCGTCCTTAATAACAAGATCAAAAAAATCCTTCATCTCAATTACATTATCAATTGAATAGCCAGAGTCCATTGCATCAAGTAGAATCCAGCGTTCGTTCGATACGTTATTCTCTTCGTTATCATCTTTTAACGCGAGCGTCTTTGCCAACGCATTGAATCTATCTCCATTATCACCAGTTTCAACAAATTTTCTTAACTTTGATGCAATCTTAGAAAGATTTAAAGAAATATTTTCCCCTTCAGAAGAACACAATGCTGTAGCCGTAAAAGAAAGATTTCCATAAAATATACTTTCACTAATAGAATTATTCCCACCGTCTTTTTCATTATCATAATAAAATACTGGTATATCTTCTTTTTTAAGCTCAGATTTAATATTATGTAGAAGTGTTGTCTTGCCAGATCCGTTACAGCCAACCAGGACTGTTAATCCTTGTTGAATCTCAATCTGCTTTTTACGACATGTTGAAAATCCTGCGTCATATGGATCACGCCATGTTTTGATTATTCTGCTCATTTACATTCCTCTCTATTCAAAAATACAAATTATACCATTATTATCGACACCTGCAGTCTCATCAAAATAAATATAGGGCCATGAAATCCCTGAAATAACGTCAAAATTCATATCATGTGTAGCAATTTCTTTATCACCATATTTCTCCATCGCTTTCTGTAGCAGTTCGATAAAGTCCGAAATTTTATATACATTGTCTTTATCGAATGTCAATGCTTTTGTTATATGTTTATCAAGACATTCGAAATCTTCCTCGATGATCTTATTCATCCATATCTCCTCTACAAATTTTATTAGCATTTTCTTTGCCGTACACAACTTCATCTGCCAGTTTTCGAGAAATACGGCTAACCTGCTTTAATCCCTCTCTGATAATCGTTCCGCTTGGCTGCTGATGATTTTTGATAAATCCGATCCACTGATCTTCGTTTAGAATGTTTCTTTCACTTTCATATACTACTGCATAGCGTAGTTCCCGTTTTGCAAGGCAAAGTGTGTTGATCATGCAGTCGATATCATCTAATACATCTTTAATCGGCATTGGTTTTTGTCCTCTCTTTATGTAAATAGTTATATGTTTCTATGTAAGATTATTCTCCTATGATCCGTTTATAAAAAGCGTTCTACAATTTATATTCTTAATAGGTTAGAATTGATTGTAGAACGCTCATGATGGTGAATTGTTGTGGTTATTTTAGAATGCAAATCAGTCTAAATATGATTTCAGACCACTTTCAAAATATGGAATTGGTCTTCTCTTGAATCTGTATTTTTCAACCCTTGCATCGATAATAGCTTTTACTGCAGCATCATCAATTTCACCTGTTCTTGCATACCGATCGAATACAGAATATTTAAATCCAAGAGCGCTTTCATCAGAAGATCCACATAATCCGTCTGACGGCGTTTTGTCAACCATCTTTTTCAGTAGAATCGTCTCATATCCAATAGCTTTTACTTCCTGTACTGTGAAATCCTTTAATGGTGCAAAGTCTCCTACTGCATCGCCCCAGCGAGTTTCCCAAGATAAGAGTGTTTCCGAAAGATTGCATGTATTAGCAACTCGTCCATTCATACTCTGTGAAATTGCATAAAGTGTTGCCATTCTGATTCGAGGAGGCAGATTAATTGATGTCTGTTTTGACCAATGATCACCAATTTGTGGTCTGATTTCGTGCTTTAGCGCAAGAATTGCTGGATGAATATCTACAGTACAGTATTCAATACCTAAATGTTTAGCAACTTCATAGGCATCTTCAATATCTGTCTGTTCTCCGTCTGGCATGAGCACACCTAAAACTCTATTCTTTCCAAGAGCTTCCACACAGAGAGCCGCAACAATGCTTGAATCTTTACCCCCTGAAAGACCTACTGTGGCAATACAATCTTTCCCATTCTGCTCAAAGAACATTTTAATCCACTCGACAATCTTATTTTTTGTTTCTTTTGCATCAAAAGTATACATATCTATTCTCCTCTCCTTTACTGATTTAATTTCCACAGTTCAACATGAGTATCAAGTTCATTAAAAATCTTCTGTATCATTGAATATACTTCGTCCCAATCTGCTCCACCACGATCACAGCCGATCTTATATGGCATAGCAATTGTTGCACTAAAATTATTGTTCCTTTCATGTGCTTTCCAACACATAGTTCTAAAACACTTTTCTAATGCTTCCAGAGAAGTATATTGTTTTCCGTCATATCCATAGTTATCTTGTGCAAAGAAATTACAAATCCACTGTTCATTACTTGGAATTGCAATCGATCCACAGTCGTATCCAATATATTTTGGCTTGACTGGTACAATTTGTACTTTCCCCAGCATATCCGATGATGCTACCTTTTTATATTCTTCGTATACATGTGGAAATCGCTGTCTGACCTGCAAAGCCACGCCAGATCCCATCTTTCCCATACAATTTACCTGATGACAAATAAATTTTGCATCCGTATCAAATAAATTTCCTTCGATAATTTCAATCATGATTTTCTCCATTTAGTCTTTCACGAATCTCTTCAAAAGTCTGTTCTTTTACTAATTCTCCATCTTTAAAGACGAGTTTCAGTTCATTTTCTTCTGGCATTGTATCTTCTGCATAACCATCATGACACACGAATTTATTTTCTTCTTTTACTACACAGCAAAGTCCTTTATGAGATTTCTTCAGATTATTTTTATCTGTTTTTGGATTCTTCTGAATGGTATATTCTTTGCCATCAATTACACAATAAGTGCTCTTCATTGCAAATCCAAAAGTATCTCTTGTTAAGCAAACCATTCCATCTTCTGGCGTACACATTGCAGAGAAAGAAAACGCACCTACTCCAAAAAGAATCGCATCTGCTGCAAATCCTAATCCTTCAAGCTGTGTCCAAATCTCTTTGATCTTACTGTACTGACAACCATCTCCGTAAATGATTCCAATCTTTGGATTTAACTCCTTATAACCTTTTGAGTTTACAGTTCCACCAAAAATCTGATATAATTTCTGAACAGTTTTTACTGAAATTTCAACGATATCGCCGCTATCAGGACGTACAAGGAATTTGCCATTATGCTCTTCGATTTCTTTTCTCAGTTTTGGAAGTGTTTCGTCAATAAGGTTCCAGTAATCAAATGTATCAGAGACATAACTGAAAGATGTATTCTTATATGTATCAGTCAGTAATCTTCTTAACAGATTTTCTTCTGTCTCGCATACAGCCAGATTACTGCATACGGTTGCATGTTCCAGGCTAACTGCTCCAATACCAATATGGTTCTTAGCACAATCAGCATCGTACATTTTATCAATATACTGAGTTGCAGGAATTGTAGAAGTTTTATTGAAAGATAGCAGCCATGAAGAACTTGCATGAACTCCGTTCTCAATGCCGAGTCCTCTGAATCCAAAATCCGCCATAGCCATTGCAGGATTAGCACCATCTGTAGTTTTCTCGTAAAATTCATTTGCAAGTGTTTTATATTTATGACCTACAGTTGCCCAGTTGCATGTCCCAAAAATAAAAGACTGCATAATGCATTCCAGCCATTGTACCGTCCATGCGAAATCCGGATGTGCGTTACTCATCTCAATACACGGGACTCCCATTGTTACAACAGATCCTTCTGGAAGAGCTTTGATCTCTACAGGTAAATACTGCAGATCCCATAATTTTTCGATACGTCCAAGATCATAACTCTGAGAACCGATCTGATTATCCAGATATTCTTTATATTCTGCAATAACTTCTTTTTTGGGTCTTTTGAAGAAAGTTTCATTTGCTAAATCAATCATATATTCCTTAATAAAACCCTGTAATCCAAAGAATACAACTTCATTCAGATTTTTGAACATTGATTTTCTAGGAGTAATATAAGAAGTTAATTTTGTAAGACCCTTTGGAAGAGCATCAGGATTTGTATTTTTATATGTATCTGCCATCAGCATAAAAGAAATGTTTCTCATTTTAGACCTCCATAACTGTGATTTTATCGTGTTTTCCTGTGAAAAGACTGTCTGTTGTAAATAATCTTTCAACTGTTCCATCTTCAAGTGATTTGATTAATGTTCCTTTTTCTCTATCAAGAACTGAATTTTCGGTATGTGATGCATAAGCATAAATTCTATCTACACCACGTTCTTTCAACGCTTTTGCACTATAATATAAAGAACCGCCATATGAAATGATGTCATCAATCATCAAAACTTTTTTACCTTTAAGATCAATATCGTTATCTCTGATTTTGAGTCCAAGAATTTTTCCTGTATTCCAATCTCGATTTTTCTCACCATAGCAATACGGAATGTCAGAAAACAATCCAGAATATCTTTTCGAACTACCGGCATCCGGAAAATAAAGAATAAGATTTTCTTTACTAATCTGCTCAATTACTTCATCAATATATTCTCTTGGATTAAAAACATATACTCTATTCAAAAGCGCTGCTCCAACATTACTATGAACATCAAGTACCTCTACTCTATCAAATTCGAGCCAATTAATAACATCAGCGAACCCTTTTAATGTAAAAACCTCGCCCTGATCATGGATTCTGTCCATTCTGGCATTCGGAAGATAAAACATTGTAAGATCAATTGATTTAATATATGGAAAATTTTTTAAATGTTTTGTAATATAAATCAGCGCTGAAAGTTCTTCTTCTTTCTCATACTTCCATGTAATGTTGTTATATTTCTGATAAAAACAATCGTCTAATACGATTCTCTGTGTTCCATCTGGAAAGTGTTCTACTTTTACTTCTTTCCCATTTAAAATGATCATATCTTTATTCTCCAATCACATTAATCTGGCAGCTTTTCATGGCTTCGAGTGCCGCCTTATGTTTTTCTGGTGTAGATCCCGCGCAACAGCCTGCGTCTACTGTAATTTCCGTATTTGGAAACATAGCTTTAAGGACTAATGCATTTGAAATTACACATATATCCGTACACAAACCGACCAGATCGATATCACCATCTCCAATCCATGTCATATTTCTCCACTGCAAAGTTCCAAAAGTACTTTTGTTTACATATCTGCAGTTAGGAACCTCGATGTCGCTCACAACCTTCCATCCTCTTGTTCCAAAAACACAATGTTTTACTGGAAGTTTTCTTCCCTCCAGAGTATTTAAGTAATCGTCATAATGCGTATCTCTTGTAAAAATAATTTGATCTCCACGATTATAATACTCTTCAATTTTCTTTTTCACATTCGGAATAATCGCCTGTGCTTCTTCCGATCCAAGGCTACCATTTACGAAATCATTCTGCACATCTACTACAATTAAAGTTCTCATTGTTTATTCTCCTCTCTTACTTCGTCAAATCTCTTTACCCAGTCCTCAAATGACACATCGTCTCCCACTGTGCCATCGTATTTACACATCCAATATAGAGTTTTCTTTCTCTCGTATTCCAAGTCATCTCTTAAATTATGAATAATTGACTGAGCAAAATCTTTCATGTGATTGTATTCGCTTTTTAAGACTAATCCAAACATTAAATTTCCTCTTTATCTTCTGCAAGTTTATTCCAGACACTTGCAATTTCTGACACCACTTCTTCTACGGTTTTGCCATCCGTTGAAATTCCTAATCTATCAAGATATTCCTTTAATTCAGACATCGTGTTTTCCATTATTTTTCCTCACTTTCCAAAATTTTAGTAATCGTTACTAATTTCTAATTTCGATTCTTTTTCGAATCTATCTACATATTCTCTGACACGTTCGTATGCTGCAGGAACACTAATATGTTCTTTCAGTAAAAGTTCTTCTACAGATGCTCGTTCAATAAGAATTTTTCGATCGTGTTCTTCTTGCGTCATAATAATCACCTTATAAGTTTGGCTGACCAGTTTTATACCAGCCAGCCATTTTTTTAATCTAATTCACCAAGCATTTTCTGCAAATCTTCAACGGACGCATTTCGAAGTGCCTCGTCCTGCTTAGTAGCAATGATCTGCATAATTTTCTGTTTCTTCTCTTTACGTTCTGCAGCTTCCTGCCGATTCTTTTTCTCTTCCAGTTTCTCATTAAAGATATATTTTACAATCTCAATCTTGGTCGCAAGAATATCATCTTCCTCGGATTTGGTCTGAAGCAGACTTTCTTCATCCGTCTTCTTTACTTCTGCATTCAGCGTCTTAAACACTGTATCCAGCGATCCAAGCGGAAGATCATATAAATCTTCTACTGCAATCTGTCCCTTATACGGGAAACGATATTTACCTTTTACTGCTTTTTCAAACATATTACTCATAATTTTATTCTCCTTTATTAAAATTTGATTTTCATAATTCTTTCTGTAGCACCTTTAACTTTTACAACAAGCTCATTGCGCTGCGTCAGACTAAAACCAACACCAGAGAGCTGATCATCGACGTCTGTTACACTACACTTTGCGCCAAGTGCCTCAAATACTTTACGATGTGGAACTAATTCATTCTTAAGATATTCCACAAAGAAACCATTCGGCTGTTCTGGATTTACACATCCATTCAGGAAGAAGAAAAGATGTTTATTCCCGATCCCATTCTGCTCATCAAAATAGTTCGGGCTGTAACTGATTACAGATACAGGTGTAAACTGATTTGTCTGTACTCCCCATACTTCTCTACTAGAAGTAGCCGAGTGACCAAAAAGTTTTTCTTTGATGGTAAAGTTTCCGTTCTGATCCATAATTACTTCTGCGACGTCTACGTCTCCACGCACTGGGTTATTGTATTCAAACGAATAGATCTCGCCATCGAATTCAATTTCTGCTTTAAATCCTTTACTTCCTCGACTAGCAAACTGATGTACAAAAAATTTATAAACACCTGGCATCATTTTTAATTTATTCTGCCAAGTAATATTCTCTACTGCCGGTTTACCTGGCATCTGATCCATTGGCTGTGTAATATCAATATCAAGCTGTCCACCGAGTTTTGACTTGAGTGGTTTTCTATCACTACCAAAATAGATTTCATGACCATTTGGTTCAATGCAATGAGCATCAAGGTCACTATTGTCATTCTGATCCTCGTTCCACATAATAGAAAATCTAAGCACACCATCTACATTGCCACCAGCGTTCTTTACATTCTGTTTAATGTCAGAGTCAGTAATATTGCCTGTATATGCCCAACTCAGGCCATTATTCCATTTGAACATTGTTTTAGAACCAGGATCTTCTGGCGCAATTAAAGAAACAAAATTCTTTTCATGTTTATTCTCTACAAATACTTCAACCTCTTTCGCAGTCGGAAGAACTTTATCAACGAAATCCTTCGCCGTTACTTCTCCTACTCTAGAAAATTTCTTTGGATTAACTGCTACAGATTTTGACATCTCTGTAAAAATGTCTCCTCCACCAGAAATTCTCTTCGCTGCATCTTTATTAGAAAATAGAATGTTATTTACTGTGATATCATCCAGATTTGCAAAGCGACGTTTCAGAGAATCCATATATCCAAGTTCTGTCAACATTTTCTTTGCATCGTCCAGCATTCTCTGAGTATAAATTGGCTTACTCCTTTTATAGTTGCTGGGTGCTACAATCTGCTCGTATTTCTTTACTGCAAGATCGAGGCCCATTCCTTCGCTTACATTTACAAGTAGTGTTCCAATAGAATGATTTCTGATTTTACCAATAACGGCTCCTGCTTTTAGAGATTTCTCCCAGGCATAAAGATTTTTCTCTTCTTCCGGAATTTTGTCGTATTCCTTTTTGTATTTCTTGAATTCAACCAGCGGAATCCTCCACTCTGCTCCACGATACAGCGTATTGGAATTAATCAGCTCAAGAATTGTTTCCACAGAATCCATAGTGATCTCATCCAGAGAACGTTTAAATACGTTTTTAATATCTCTGTATTCACCATGGATATTACCTGCAGATCTACGAGAGTCAAATACAAACTTATCAGGAAGTCTCATATAAAAGTGATCCCACTGATGAGATTTTCCGTTGATCATTTCAAAGTTCTTATCTGTGCCAATATTTTTAAGCTGACTTACAAAAACATCGACTACCTCTTCGTTATGGATAAGTTTGGAAAGTGCCTTGACTACCGGCTCATAAATAGTTCCAGACATATCTACATCCCAAATACTTTCCATTTTATTATCCTTGATTACAACCACAGCGCCGATTGTACGAATGAACTGGCGGCAGCAGGTACAGTCATGTTCTCTTCTCTCTCTAAAAATATTGTTCGTTCCTGGCGCAAAGCTATCGAGATATGTATCCCACAGCAGCTCCTTGTCTACGTCCACTTCGAATAACTTATCTGCATTTGCGGACATTTTATTGAAATGTTTCTGAAGCTTCTCCTTAAAAATTACGAACTGATCTAACATGATATTTTCTCCTTCTTTATGTTTTTCTTCTATTTTGTTATCTTTTACTCTACTTTGCTCTCTGTTTCCTTCATCTTATTGGTTGTTTCTTCTTTTACATTATTCTCCGAACTTTCTTCTTTATTATTTTCACCAACTACATTTGCTTTTTCTGGTTCTTTATTTTCCTTTGTATCTTCTGTAGTATTCTCTGCATCAGAAATCAGTTTTTCAACCTTTTTTACGATTTCTTTTGTTGATTCGGTCTGTTTTTCTTCCTCTTCTTTTTTAGATTCGAGTTTCTTTTTCTCTTCTTCAAACTCCATCATTGCCTGAAGATATGCTTCTTTCTGAATTGCAATCTGTTCATTTCTTCTCTCTTCTTCTTTTTTAGTTGCTTCTTCTGCTCTTCTTGCACGACGTCGTTCATTTCTCTCATGACGTTTCTGTTTCTGACGAAGTTTAATTTCTTCCTCTTCTTTGTCTAATGCAGCGAGCTTCTGCTGACATTCATATACTTTCAAAGCATTCTTGACTTTTGATACATAATATTTTTCATATTTAAACTCATCAGCTTTCTTCTCAATACCTTCTGATGTATGTGTGTCATTATATAGTCGTTTTGCATATGCGATGTATAATGCTCTTTCAAGAGAGAAGATATCATTTTTGTCGCATACTGTTTTTACTTTCTTCCAAAGATCACCATCGAAAATCACTTCCACTACTCGATTTGGTACAATAATATTGACAGAGCATACACCCGACTTATAGATATACTCTTCCATTTTGTTTTCAATACGTTCCCTCTGTGTTAATCCTACTTCCTGTTTTCTCATTTCTTTATTCTCCTTTTTAGCGTTGAATGTAAATGTATAATTTTTATTTCCTGGCTCAAAGCTTGCAACAACTTTTTCAAGACACTTTTCTTCAAATGTAAAATCCGCACCGCAATTTAACTTATATACATTACCATCAGGATACAATTTTATTTCAGTTATGATATATTTATGCCCACAGTAACATTTCATACTTGTCACAAAAGTAAAACAATTAATGTCTTTATAATCCTTAACTCTTACAATATCTCCTACTTTGAAACTCATATTTCATCACTCCTCCACTTCTTTTGATAATTCTTTATACTCTTCCAGAAGCTTTGCAAATCTTGGATTCGTTTCTGCAAAAATCTCATCTTTTTTATCATCTTTTGTTGACTGAATAATATTATCCATCATTTGTCTTAACTGATGTTTTTTATATTGTATTTTTGCTAATTCTTTTCGTCTTTTCTCTCGATCTTCGTAGGCCGTCATATCAATGGCGCTTGGGTTGATTTTACAAACAATTTCCTGTGTGATTTTTTCATTTTCATGAACATGCGTCATATCATCCAACGTAAGAATATTTTGAATTGTTAAAATTTGACCTCTACGATGGCCAGTAACTAATACTTTATCTCCTTTTTCGTATTTATAGCCATCGTTATAAATTGCAAAATATTCTTCCTTCCCCATAAGATTAATTCCTGCTACGGCTATATAGCCTGTTAATTCTTTTGCCATGTTTTACTCCTTCTTTCTGTTTATATATTCTCTAAAGAAATGTGCCTTTCATCGCGTTTTATATTTCAGCCATGCGATTTGAAATGCCTAAAAATGGATGGGCGGCGTATCCATCATCTCAGGTACTCTTTGCAGAGTGCGTCGGGAACCATTTCCGACCTCATTTTTAGACATGTTAAATCGCATGACTGAAATATTCTCTTTAGTGTATCCTGAGAAATTCAAGAATCAGCTCAATTACACTGGTAACAATAATGGTAATCCATAAAGCTTTTTCACTTTTTCGTTCTGGTTTTTCCTCCATAAGATTTAACCAAGATAAAACAATAAGCGAGATTCTTAGGATTGTAAGTAGCATATTTTCACCTCTTTTTTAACGGCATTTATTCTGATTACTGCCGATTTACATTTTCAATCGACATTGGATGATTTCTTTCTCCAAGAGTCTTTAACTCTACACTTGCTCCTCTCATAGCAGCATCCAATGTAACAGCGCGATCGTGAACTCTTCTATATGTATTTCTTCCCTCCGTAGTCATATCCTTTGTCGGGGCATTTACCAATGTTTCGTATCCTTTTTTCATTTCATTAAAACCACGTTTATAATGTTTTAATGAATGATCGACAAAACCATCTGGCTGAAGAATTCTATATCCATCTCCTACAATATTTTCAAGGCACCTTCCATTCTTTAACAGAATTCTTCTTGTTTTTGCAATTGTAGAAGTATATGTATTTGATGGATATTTTACATTAATAACTTCAGCAATTTGTTCGTGTTTAATAATGTCTCCGTAATTCATCTCCATTAGTTTTTCTGCTAATACTTCTGATTTCTTTTTATTATTTAATACTTCATTCATCTTCATGAACTCCTTTCTTTTTTGTATGCTCAAAATGCTTAACTTAGCATAACCCAACTTAACTTGACGGAACTTAACACAAAATGCTTAACTTGGCACGGCTCAACGGAACTCAACATATCTTAGCTCACCTTGACACAAAATGCTTAACTTAGTAAAACTCAACAAAATCTGACTTATCCCAACTTAGCCAAGCGTGGCTTAAAATGCTGAACTTAACTCAACCCAACGGAACACACTCGAACTGAGCTTAGAATGCTTAACAAAACACAACTCAACTAAACATAACGAACCTTAACTAAACTTAGCTCGACATAACGCATCTTAAAATTCTTATCTTATTTTTAGTCAATTTCTTCAATTGTTGCTACGAACTTTCCGTATTTTGGTCTTGAGTCGCAAAGCCCTACATAGGCACCTGCATATTCCATTGCATTTACAATTGTATCAATATCAATTTTGTCTTCGTCATACATCAGATTGAATGTAATATTCCACTGATCAAATCTTGGTCTTGTCCGAAGAATCTTTGAACGCTGAACTGTCATGATTCTTGTATCTCTATATTCGTAATTCTGAATCAGTTCTTCCTTTGTTAAATTTTCTCCATAATTAAATGGAATATATAAGTCTGTGACATTGACATATTTTTCAATGTCTTTTCCTTTTTTATTTGCTTTTGCTCCATTCTGAATTGTAGCTTCTACATTTTCAGCTGGCATATACAGACCTAAACCATCTTTCCAATATGCTCCAGCTTCCCATTCAAGATCAGAAATTTTAATTAAATCTTCTTCTGTCTTTTTCTTTTTGCTCGTATATTTCTTTAATTCTTTTGCGATCGGATGCAGTGGATTTACGCACTGGCATTAATGCATGATAAGTGGGCTGATACCTTTCCAAGTAACTTTTAAGTTTTTCATAGTTTTAATCTCCTTTTCTATTTTTCTAATTATTTATTCTCTAGTATCTTTTGACAAAACCAGTCTTTCTTCAGAAGAAACTCTTTGATGTCGGACAACCGAAACATGATACACACTGAACCAAATCACATATGTGATGCTTCTTGATAAAGTCCTTATCTGCAGCCTGTTCGTCTGTAATCACGGTTCCACATTCGTCCATAGTTTGAATCTCGTGCTCTTCGTAAACCTTTCCGGAATATTTTCCTAACCTTTTCATTTGTTTCACCTCTTTCTTATTTAGTTTCTGTTTTTACCTTGATTCCTTTGGCTACTAACACTTTTTTATGTCTTCCCTCCCCTTCAATATTCTCCGTTTGAATTTGCGTAACTTTTACTGGACTGTATCCATATTTTGTTGCACACATGACAAAATCTCCAACCTGCAGATTTTCAAGGAAAGATTTCCAGTTCTTATTTCTACGAATCTCCCAAGTATATTCCTGGCTTGTTGTACCATTAGCGTGAATATGTACTCCATTAATCAGTGCAACAGGCTGGACTTTATACACAGTTTGAACTGTCTTAGCACCATTTCTTTTCATGATAAGATAACGGATATATCCATCTACAAGATAACCATTCTTATCCAGAACAATTGGCTTGTCTTGATGATTCGTCAGTAACCAATATTTCTCAAATCTTTCCATCTTTTCTGGAGATGGATGAGAAGCAAGAAACTGATCTGAAATTTTGATATCTTCAATGTTCATCTGCATAATATTATTCTCCTTTCTTTACGCTGCATTTCCATTTTTAACAAGATAATTCTCAAAATCACGCTTCATGAATCTGAAATTCACCCCCTGGTTGGAACTATATTCATCATCAGCACTCTGATATTCTCCGATCCACTGTTCAAATTCCTGATCTTGATTGTTCTGTGCTGCGTAAACCATAAGTGCAATTAATGCAGTTTTACACTGCTGATATACATTCACTGATACTTTTGTATCCTGAAGACATTCGTTATAAAATTCGATATCTTGCGGATCTACTTTTTCGTTTACATGCGTATGTACAAAATCAATATCATTTTGATCAATACTATCGTCAACGCCAATAATCTCAGGTTCTTCGTTTGCGGAAATTTCCGATGATTCTTTAGTACTTTCACACTCAATATCTTCATTAGTATTATTCTCTTCGATATGTAAAAATTTCACTAACAATGTATGTAAATAGTCAATTTTCTGCCGAATCACTTTTTTATCTTTTGTATGCTTGTCTTGCTCAATCTCGATCCAGTCCGTATCATTTACTTTGACTTCTTTCATATCATTAAAAGCTAACAGGAATTTTCCAAAATCTTCTACTGAAATTCCTTCATCCAAAGCTTTTTTCATGAGTGCTAACCATGCCATAAAATCTTTTGATACAAACAATTCTGCAACCTCTGTATGATCGAGTTTATCTGCATAAGGAATTAACATATTAAAATATTTATCCAGTGTATCAAATTCTTCCGTCATTGCATTTTCATTGAGGAATTTACATATATCTCTTGGAGCCTTCTTCCATTCTTCCAAATGAAACATAGCCATGACACATTCGATAATTACTCTTTCCCAAATTCCTTTCTTTTTATCTAATTCATTCAGCATTGTGCAATCTTTAAGAAAGCGATTTTTGTCTTTGATCTGTTTAACTCTATCAGCAAATGTGCCAATATAAGTAAAAGCTTTCTGACTTACGTTCATTGGAATGGTTGAGTTGTATAACATAACCAAATCGCAAGTATCTTCTGGTGTACATTCCTGGTAAATTGCGGCAGATAACTGACATGATCTCATTCTCTTTTTTAACTCAGGAGGGAAATCATTGTACGTTTTGTTTACCAAATCAAATGTTTTGATTTCTTTAATCAGTTTCCCATTTTCATCTCTTATTGGCTTCCCGTTTTTGTCCAATTTATTTCCCTGATATGTTACGTATCTGTTCCGGATTGATTTAGAAATTTTATGTCCATCAAAGATAAATCGTCTTAAGGCTTCTGTTCTCTGTCCACCATCTACCACATATGTGACAGTAATTCCATCCTCTCTTTTTTCTTCTGCAAGAATAATATTTGGAATATAAATCCGTTTCTGAGATACAGTGCTGTAAATCAAATTATTGATCATCTCATTTGACCAGCAAAATGCTCTCTGAACCGCCTGATCAACAGTGATGGTTTCTTCATCAACACTATCAACATAAGCTCCTACACCCATCTGTTCGATTCTGTATTCGTCTAACATTAATAATCCCTCCTAAGTATTCTTGTATTTGTATTGTTTCGGATAGCTTTTAAGCTGTCGTTATAGAGTGACTTAGAAATATGTAAATTTTGAAGAATTTCTTCTTCATTAAATCCATCTGCAAGCATATGTAAAATTACACTCTGTACTCTTGATAGCTTATTAGTATATTCTCTCATCGTAGATGACATTTCTTGATCATTTTGAAAGACGACATCTTCCACGGTTTTTCCAGATACAAATGTTTCCCAGAGCTGCATTCCATCTTCATCGATTTGAGAATATATGGAGATATCAAATACAGGCTTCTCTTTAGGATTTCCTTCTTTGTCAACTTTTTGCTTGCCAGTTTCTTCATCAATATCTGGAACATAAACGCAGCGTTTTTTACGCTCAATATCTCTTGTATACGTCCAATATTTTCTCCAAATATTACCATATAAAAATGTTTTAAACGTACATTTAACACTCGAATCGTATTTAAGCAAACTCGACAGAAAAACTTCTACTGCTAAACTTTCAAGTTCTGCATCATGAAGTGTCGGTAAATCCTTCGATGATTTTTTCTTTTTATAGATTAAGGTTTTGCAAATTTTTTTAAGTTCGTACATATCGTTGTCTAAATATATTTGCTGAATTTTTTCTGCTTCTTCTGGTGTAAGAGATTCTAATTTCTCTATTTGAGTCTCTGTTAAATACTTGTATCTCATAGTTATCACCCTACCCTTCTAATATTTTCATCGTTTCTTCGAATTTCGCAGTTCTTGGTTTATATTCGCTATATTCTCCATTCTCATTTTTGCTTAATTCATGCTGTAATTTTCCAATGGAGTATGAGTATGTAAGAGCATTCTTCATAATGGTTACTTTTCTCATACACGCCTTGACGTGCGCTCGATCAATTAAAATATGTAAAAACATATAGCCAACTTTTGCAATTTTGTGAGCCTGTGGCATTTTCCCATTATGATTATGGGCGTAAATAACCAAAGCATGTTTAATATCACTCTCTTCAGAGTCAAGTTTTGACAAGTATGTGTTAAGCGATTCTGACATATTGCTTAGTTCAGATTCATCCCAACCGGCTAGGCTTAAGTATTTTTCTGTTTCATCCTCAATCTGATCGAGTAATGTAAGATCAACGAATACATCATTCTCTGCTAGAAAAGCACCACCGTTACCTTTTGCTTTCGGAGAAACAGATGGTGCTTTACCATCTTCTCCAACCATCGAGTATCCATGACGAATCCAACTCATCTTTTTATTCCGCGAATTTAATAAGCTCTTGGCCTGTTTGAATGTGAAGTGTTTTGCTCTAGATGACATAGTTGATGCCATATACTCGCCTGGACGCATTGGGTTTTCAATGACCCAACATTTTCCATTTGTGATAGTGTACTGCATTTCCCAATCACTCCTTTTTTTATTTAGTTTTTAAAAATAGGTAACTTTAATACAGGTTCTTATTTTCATTTAAAATAATAAGCACCTTTTCGTATTTGTTATTCTCCTATTCTCTTTTAATGAAATTGTGAAATAATAGCGAACTGCTCAAGATAGACTTGCAGAATTGCAAATTAATATGTATAATGATACTTAAGCAGGACATTGCCATTATTCGTTTAAGCTGCTCCAACACCTTAAACACATATGAATATTGCTTGTTTTGCTTGTTATGTACAGGAAGGGATTCATACCGTATGCGCTCCAACGCAGGTATGATTCCCTTCTTTTATTTTGTTCGACAAAATTATAATACATCGAACTAATGTTCTTGTCAATATGTTTTCGAACATTTGTTTGTACTACTATAATTTTGTTTTTCCTTATATTTCCATTTTATACCTCTTGACATGTATATTCCAGCGGTAAATATTTCCATTTCATTCCTTTAAATGTGGTAAAATAATGTCATGCATAATACCTTCTCGATTGATGTGTTCGATATCTTGTATCGTAGAATATAATTGCATATGTTCGATTATTTCATCTCTGTTAAGGAAAATAGTTTTTGCTTTTTTAATTAACTTACACCCTTCTGCAGGTGTAGTTATTTTTTTACTTTCTTCATTTTGATCATAATCAATTGTATAAATAAGAATTTTGTACTTCTTGTTCTTTTTTTCAAGTTCTTTCATTTTCTGCATCGCTTGGTTGTAATCAGAGTATTCATATGCTTCTATCATCTTATCATCCCTCCATTAATAATGTCTGTAAACTAATCTGCATTGCTCTGTTCACTTCTTTTTGCTTTTTGGGACTAATCTCTCCGATCTTATCCAACAATCTAGCTTTATCTATTGTTTTAATTTGTTCACATGTTACTAACGAATCGGAACTTAATCCATTCAACGCATCTTTTTCCAAAATGACATGAGTAGGAAGATTGGGCTTCCTTTTTGATGTGATTGCCACGACTATGGTTGTTGGAGAATGTTTATTCCCAATGTTATTTTGGACAACAAGTGCTGGGCGTTTTCCGCCTTGTTCAGATCCTTTCGTTTTCCCGAAATCTACCCAATAGATTTCACCACGTTTAATTTCGCCACAATGTACATCCATACCCGGTTCCTCCTTTCTCTCTTGTTTTTCTTACGTTGAACTCATTATATCAACATATCTTTAATATGTCAATACTTAATATAAATATATCTTTATTATTTTCGCTATTATATTACAATTTATCTTTATTTACATAAACATATCTTTATGGATTTTCTTATTTAATTATGTTATAATCATTGACACGGAGGTGCAATATGATTAAATTAGATATCCAACATTTAATATTGACTAAGTATAAAAGTCAAGCTGCATTTGCAGAAGCTACTGATCTCTCTTTACCATCAGTGTCAAAAATTTGTTCTGGTAATATGGCAAGTATTCGCTTTGAAACTCTTGAAAAAATTTGTGAAGCATTAGAATGCACCCCGAATGATCTACTTACTTCCGATAAAAACGAATGGGATACAAAAATTCCATCACATGTTACAGAATATATTGATCGAATGGAACATATCTCGCAAGAAATCCAGGATGCGAGTTTCCGTTATAGAGCTGCAGCATATCATAAAAAAAGCGATGACTAAACCAGCCATCGCTTTCTTACTGCTCATATTCAGATCCGCTCAAATCCATTCGAAAATTGATTTCTTGTATACACCACCGATACAGTCTTTCTGCATTCTCATTATCTTTCCGATCTCGATCCGTAAAAATCATTAATTCTATTACATTCTCTTCTGGCATATTCCTCAAATCTGCAGGTGTTACTGTATAGTCCAAATATTTTGGAATCATTTTTCTTTCACACCGTTTCGTTTTAATATTTCTGTTACTTGAGACACGGGAATGCAAAATCTTCTGGAAACTGCTTTCTTATCATGATATTTATCGAAATCTTCTAATATATCTTTATCTGTCCACTCTAACTGAATGGGAGCATTCATATAGTTTTCCATTGTTCTCTCCTTTTGAAATGTCTGTTTCATCTTACATTAATTTTAATTCTTTATGACTAAATTTCATTATATCCCCATTTTCAGTTTTACCTTTTACATAAATAATAGTATTTTTGCCTAATGGAGATATAAATTCGTTTAATGACCAAACAGTAATTGGAAATCCACCAGGAGTCATAACTTTTTCACCTATTCTTAAATTTCTAGCATCGTTAATTCTCATTTAAAATCTCTCTTTAAAATAACCTTTCATTAACAGGCCATGTTATTTTCCTTTCTAAGTATTTGTTTTAACTGCTACACATTCCATCCCATTTTTCTTTTCTTATTTAAATCTTTATTATATGGGCATTCCTTTATTCTGCATTTTCCACACCATCCGATATCACTTGCTGCTTCTCTTGTGTACGCTTCATCATAATCACACAATTCTCGATTTATAGACTTTGTTTTCATATTATCGCCTTTTTTGTTTCTCCCTTTTGCTGTCTATATTAATTATTATACTGTTTCTATATTTATTACTTCTAATAAATTATCTTCCAGCCATTCGAAAATATCTTGTACTACTGCATAAGTATCTTCGTATCCATAGGAGGTATTGCTCCAGGTATAACAATCATTATATTCGTCAAACCAGATTTCTACAGATTCTCCATTTGACAAATCAAGCCTAATGGTAATTTTATCTTCTTGCTCTTCTGCATATCCCATTTCTTCGACAACATATTTGTTAATATCTGCTTCAGTCATAACATTTCACCTGCCTTCCGAAAACAATCTTTCATTATCTCTCTATAATTGCAAAGATTAGCCAAACATTTGTAATTCTGGCATATGCTTTTGAATAGCGTTACTTCCAATATTTTCCCAATCAATTCTATTTTCTGGATTAAATAAAATTTCTCTTAATACAAAAGCTCCTCCTTGGTCATTCATTTTATCTAAAATCTCCACAGCTATAATATTTTTCACTTCTGATTCTTTCATAATCTACACCTCCTTAGTGAAGTCTTTCATCTACTCTCTAATTGTTTTATAATAACTTCCGAACCAGACATATACAGGAGGGTTTTTCGCCCATGGCATTAAAGAACCACTTACCATTTCCCTAACCTGACCAGAATCATTCCATCCATTTGATTCCATTTCTTTTTTATGCTCCATTCTTTCTTCTTCTGAATCGTAATAATACTGTTCTATAAGCTCTGTGTACTTATCTACGCAGTTATCTCCATCCCACACAAATTTTGTTGTATTATCTTTCATTTTAATTCTTTTCACGTAATCAGCTCCATTCTATATTAAAAACAACTTAATCTCATAACATTACCCATAGATTTCTCCCATAATATTCTCTTCTTATATGAGGAATATCATTGTCAATTTTTGATAACTCAATCTTTTCAAAAGTTACATTTTTGCAGCCATCCATAGTTCTGTTTCCAAATCTATTTTTAGTACATTCAATTCCATTTGATGATTCCTCAACCATAACAGAAGTCACTTCTCGTAAATGTTTGATTTTTTGTGTTTCTTCATATGTCATATTATTCGCATCCTTTACAATGAAAGCAATTTTTCATTTACCTCATTCTATTCTTTAAAATCTACAGGATTTTCAAGTTTCAAAATCTCATCCCTGTGTTCTACCAACGCTACACTTGCAATAGCATTAATCTTGTTCTGACAGAATGATTCGATTTCTCCTTTTGCTTCCATTACAGTTTTATCCATCTGTTCATTAAACGAATCAGCTATAAAATCCATATTACATCCAAGATCCATGCTTAATTTTCTAAGCTTAGATATTATAGATTCTTTATCTGCCTTTGTTAGTGCTTTTTTCTGAGAAAATAAATCGGTTACATCTTGGATTAACTGCTGTGATTCATTCATTGTATCTTCTGTTTTACTTTTGAATTCATCAGCGAACTGTTTCCTTTTGCTGATAAAATCACATTCAGGAATTTTGCCATCTTTTTCTGTATATCTAATAGTACAAGGTATTCCATTCCCTTGACCAAAAGATGTAATTGCCTCTGCAAACTGTGAATAACTCATCTCTATTTCTACAATAGGACTTTTACCATAAACCCAATCTCTATTTAATCCACGTTCTATATCAGCATGTTTTACTTCCATTGTAATCACGTTACTATGTTCAATACTACTTCCAAACAAACTTCTTTTACAACCGTTAGCTCTATTAAACATGATCGTTCCATATGCCGGATGGCTTGTTTTTGTTCCAAATTTTGTTTCTTCTACTTTATATTCTTTTTCCATATATGTTACCTCACTTCCTATTAGATTATTCTCCGTTTAAAGTAGGAATAAATCGTCATTTTATCTTGTCTGCTATTTCTCTAATTTTATCTGCGTTTAAAGGTGCTACTGCATCTGCGAGCTTTCCTTTTGTTTCCTTATAATCTTTGCTATAAGGATCAAATCCAGAAAGACAACACCAATTATCTATTTCTTTTTTTAACTTTGCAACTTTAAAACATGCTTCATTTTGTTATTTAATTTTATTCTGTATATACTTGGGTATTTCCATACGATTTATTCTCCTTTTCAACATCTGAAAGAAAGTTAATTTTGTCACCATTTAATTACATATTTTAGCTTTCCATCTTTAAACTGATATGTTTTATTTCCAACTGTCACAAAATCACATTTATATTTTCTATTATTCATAAGTACCTCTTTATTTTAATGTATCAAGATTTCTCTTATAATTACGTTCTACTCTACCCCATAACTCTTTCAACTCTCTATCTGTTTTATCTTTAAAGAAATTTTTCAAAAATAATCATCTCCTATCATAAAAATTAAATCTTAGATTTGATGTGATTTTACATAATCCCAAGTTACAATTTCTGGTAGTTTATTGTATTTAAAAATTGTAACATTTTTACACCATTGCCGAATTAACTCATTTGCCTTGATTTTACACTTCTTTAAATCGTTTCCAAAGTCGCTTATAATCCACGGTTCTATTTTAGAAAATCCATTATTATACTTATCATTATAAGCAACTGAATATATTTCATTTTTCATAAAAGTATCCTCCTCTTCATGAAAACTTGGTTTCATTTTATTCTATTTTAACCACTACACAATCATCGGATATATTTTCATATTTATATGAATTATTAAGACGCTCTGCCTCTCTTTGTGCAGCATCTTCTGTTTTGAATTTTCTCGCTTCTTCAATACTTCCTATAACTTTGTATTTTTCTCCTTGTACAACGTATGACCCTTTACATATATAATCTCTTCCGCATCTTATAACATAAATCATTCTATCACCTCAACACTATATTCTCCATTATATCAGAAATGGGACTGTCTTTGTAACAATCCCATTTCTCTTTTAAAACTATCGTTTGCATTCCATACAAACGTCTTTTCCATCATAATCATCAGGTCGCTCATAATGTCCAGGAAAACAATGCATACAACTATAACATGATTGATCCCATCCCATTGGACATTTCTTTGTCTCTTTTGCTTCATGCGTATAAATATATTTTTCTTCATAATAACTCATAGGTTTTGGCATATTATACTTCCTCTCTTTCCGCTAAATCGTAATCTGAGCCATTCACAAATTCTCCATCTGTATTTGTGTCGCAATATTCAAGTGCATATTCTTCTACATCAACGCAATCAGGATGCTCGTCATATGTGCATTTATATTTTGCCAATTCTGCTTTTGCTTCATTGAGCTGATCGTATGTCCATCGTTTTAATTCTTCCGGATCAGTATTTGGTCCATAAATACAATCTCCTTCAGAGTAATTTTTGAACTGTTTTTTCGTATAAGATCCTTCAGCATGTCGTAAAATAATTGTATTATAATATTCTCCCATTCTATTTTCCTCCAACTTTTATATAATTATTTATATTATATCATATTCCTCAGCAATAACATAGTTTTTCTATGCAGTTTCACCCAACAAAATTTTTCTGAACATGCTTTCAAAAATTGGAACACAAATACTATTGCCAGCTTGTTTATACAATGCCATTCTATATCGTCCACGTTTCTGTTGTACAGACGCTGCAGCTTCATAATCCTGATCCGTATAACCCATAAGTCTCCAACATTCCCGTTCCGTAAGATATCTATACTTTCCATTATGTAAGTCAATTACCTGTGCAGGTGTCCGATCCTGGCGAGTCGTGATTGTATAAGCATATTTGTCAATTACAGTTGCTCTTCTAATTCCTGATGCACCAATACATTCTAGAATGCTCGGTTGTGTTACCTCATATACTGGATCAACTTTCTGTTCCAAAAACTCATGAATGTTTTTCATTGGCGTTCTAATCAGATCAGAAAAATCAAATTCCTTTCCTTTTAAACAGCTTACAGTGAAATAGCGTTCTCTTGCTTGTGGAATACCAAACTCTCTTGCGTCTAATAGTTCATATGTACTTGTATATCCAAGTTTACTTAATTCTTCCATATATCTGTCGTGATTATGTACCATATATTTACTTCTGACATTTTTAACATTTTCCCAAATCACATATTTTGGTTTCCATTCTCCCATCTGTTTAATAATATTAATTGTTTCCCACATAAGACTCGATCTTGTCCCAGACCCCTCTTCTGCGCCAGCTCCATGATTTATTCTTCCATCTTTGGTAGCTGTGCCTTGATGTCCAGCAACAGACATATCATTGCAAGGAGAACCATGTATCAGAATATCTGGACGAAGATTGTATCCGACCACTGTTTGCGTTTTATACGGAAGATCTTTTGCGAACATTGCATTATATGATCTGACTGCTGCTTCGTCAATCTCGACATAATCAATTGATTTAACAGGAATACCGATATTCCGTAATGCGCACCGTGGGCTTCCAATTCCACCGAATAGTTCTAAAATTTGTACCATAATAATTTCCTTTCTTATATGAGGCGGTAAACAGGAAGTCTACCGCCTCGTTGATGTTTAGATAATATTTTTCATGATTTCTACAGATTCTTTTTGTGCTTTTTCTTCCATTCCTCTTACATATAACAGCGTTGTATTAATTGATGCATGATGTAAATTTTTCTGTACAAGCACAATATCACCAGTTGCATTGTACAATGTAGTACCATATGTTGCCCTTAGTTTATGTGGACTAATTGTTTTTCCTTTTATATTACAAGCATATTTTTTTGTAATATCTGAAATTGCACTTGTTGACAATCTCTTCCCGGTTTTCCCAAGAAATAGAGCCGGTGTATCGCATACTGTTACAAGTTGATCTCTGTATGCTAACCATTTCTGCAATTCATCCAAAACTTTCGGAATTAAAATGAATGTATGAACTTTTTTCCCCTTGTCTGTTACAATCAAAGTTCCTTTATCCATATTTAAGTTTTCTATATCCATATTGGATAACGCTGCACAACGTACACCTGTAGAAAGGAAAAGTTTTATAACTGCAATATCCCTTTGTGACCAAATGGCTGATGGCTTTCTTGTTTTTCCTGTTAGCTTATGATCAACATTATAAAGATACGTTTGTGTTTCTTCTGGTGTCAAATAACTTTTTTCTCTTCTTTCTATTGTTCTCTGTTGCTCTCTCTTTTTTGGCTTCGCAATTTCTTCCATATAATTTTTCGAAAAAATTTTATATGCAAACATACATTTTGAAAAAAGTTTTAGTGCAGAATAAACTGCAATTTGATAAGAAGAAACTGTTTCTAATCCATTGTCTTTATCTTGTATTTTTGCCATATAGGATACAAAATCTCTCAGTTCAAGATCTTCTTCTTTTTCTTTCCCTGTGAACTTTAGAAATTTTAATACATCACACATGTAAACATATTTTGTCTTTTCTGATAAATCATGCATATATAAAAGGAAGTCTTGTAGGTTCTTAGACTTCCCTTTCATAATGTTTTCAATTTTTCGTTTATATTTAAGTTTTTCTTCCTCTAAGCCTGTCTGGACTCTTTCATTCATTTTATTCCTCCAATCATAAATCGGCAATTGCAGCAATAATTATAATAATAATGACCCCAATTGCGACAAAGGTTCCATAGTATCCAACGGCATATTCGAGTGACATAATATCTTCCTCCTAAAATTCAACTATTCAAAAATGTATGACGGAAACATCAGTTCTAACTCCTCTTCTGAAATTTCCATATTTTTGTTTTGGCTTTTAAATTCTTCATCGAACTGATGATTTAATTTCAAGACATTGTAAGCACTTTCAATCACCCACTCCCTGATAAACTCCATATCTGATTCCGACAAATCATATCCATATAGTTCTACATATCTTATCAACTTCTTTCTTATACTTGTTTGTGTTGGGTTCCATTTCTTTTCTAAATTCTCGAACTTACGCACATCTGTTTGACAATATTCCTTGAACGTTTTTCTTTTCATACATTCTCCTTTCTTTACAACAAAATAACCGGCACATTTCTGTACCGGTTAATAACGTTCCTCCTTTCTGATTTTATTTAATTTTTCTTTCTTTTGATTGATGTGTCGTACTTTTGCTCGTGGCCTATATTTATCACAATGTTGACAATAGTGATTGTGATCTGCTTCTCTCCCCTTACTACATTGTCCTGCACAAATATAGTATAAGCATGGTGCTTCTCTTGTTTTACTCATTTTCTATCCACTCCTATCGGCATAATAATATAACCAGAAATACGGAATCCTCTGGACGCAAGTTCTTTTAAATCTGTTGCAATTCTACCTTCTTTCAATAATTTATGCATATTACAATGGATAGTGCCTTTGCTTTTAATTCCAACACCTTTTCCAATCTCGTCATAAGACGGAGCATAACCATGCTCAAAAATGTAGTCTTTGCAAAATTCATAGATTTTATCTGTTGTGTTCTGTATGTTATCATATTTGTTTACCATAATTATTCTCCCTTCTTTTTAAAAACATCACTGACCTGCCACGAAATCATCTCATTTCCAAGCTCAATAATTCTATCCTTGAAATTTTGAACAAAATCCGCTGTAATAACTTTTGCAATATTTACATTGGTTGGTTCTATACCATCTTCGACCAATGCATTTATAATATCATCTTTTGTCCATTTAGTGTTCATATCTTTACATTTTTCTAGTTCATATCTCAAAATCGTTTCTTCAATAGTGTCAAAATCAACACATCCATAACCAATTCTCTCTCCGTTTTCAGCTAAATATAACATATAAAACATTCCTTCATTTTCGCCATTACCCCGCAACTCATCAATGTTATTGCCATACACAATATCAATTAAATTCCCTTCCCATGGATGCTCTGTATAAAAATCACAATCATATCCATCTTCTGTATCGTATCTGTCATCTTCTTCTGTTACAATCATCATATACTTTTTATCTGTTTTCATATTCTTTACCTCCATTTGATGAATATTTTTCGGCACATCGTTGGACAAACCTTTTACACCATCCTCCATTTTGAATGCCTTCTTGGATTACATAATCAGATTCTAAATTTTCTTTTGATGATTTGCTGGCTTCATACCCCATATTATATAAAGTTTCTTCTAAACTATTGGCTACAATTTCACTATCTGTGAATGCATATGCTCGTCCATAAGAATCAATACCAGATCCACAGAAGTTATCACCCAAATGTGTTAAAATGTATTTTAGCATTCTTTGCTTTTCATTCATTTATAATCCTCCAATCAAATTCGACTTTCATCTCTCTATTATAATTTTGTTTGCATGATCATAACTGTATTCTTTCTTGTTTACAAACTTATCAAGCGCTTTGAACATATCCATTTCAAGCTGTTCTACCCAATTATTCGCATTCCAGTCCACACAAACAGTGTAATTAAGATATTCGCCAAGATCCCAATCGTAATCACCATCACCTGTCTTGATGCAAGTGAAATAATCAATTGCAGGTCGCTTATCTTCTTGATCTGCCTTCTCAGAACATTGACAATACGCATAAATATTTACTTCGACATCCATATAACCGATTTCCAAAACGGCTTCACTTAAATATGGCTCGTTTTCTTGGTATAAACCTTTCATGCAGTTGTTCCGAATGTTATCAATAAGATTCTCGATTCCATTGAGTCGGAATCTATAATCACTTCTCTGTTTTGCTTCTTCAAATGTCATTTATTCCTCCACCTTTCTCATAGTAATTTCAATCCGTGAACCATCTGGGAAATTCCATAACTTTTCAAAAATCGAAAAACCGAAATCTGCGAATGTCAGATATTTTGTATTTTTATCTTCAGCTATCCTTATACAAATTGTCTTTCTTTTTAAAATTGCTCCTCTTGTACTCTCTTTCATTAGATTAAGTTCTTCATACTGATTTCCGTTATAAGTATTGATTCCAACAGGTGTTATATACTGATTCCACATTCTTTTCATATTATTCACCACCTAACAAATACCATTTTCTCGAAATTCTACGAGCAGCCCATACATCCGTCCTTTCTTTTTAAAGAAATCGTTCCAATTAGATAATTCTTCGATCGAATAATTCTGATTGTACATATCTGCTTGCCATTCAATTGCTTTATCTCTCCACTTTGCTTTTTGTTTTACATAACTTTCATGTCGTGATAACGCTCTATGTTTTGTATAATCTGACTGTCTCATAATCTATTCTCCTTTTCTGCAATTAAAAAACAGACAACATATAGTCATCTGCTACATATCAAAATTATATTCTGGATAAAGATATTCCAAATTTAAATCTTCCTCGAACCAACAATGATCTGAAATATCCGGAATATCTACAATCACATGATCTGTGTGTGTTTCTTTTATTTCTCCATTATGCCATTTCCCCGTATCTGGATCATGGTATCGAATTTTTTGTTCTATTTTGAATAAATGTGTTAAGTCTGCCATAATTTACCTCCTAACGAAACGTGCTTTCATCGTGTTATTTCTTTTTTGCATTTTTCAAGAAAATCTTTAAATTCCATATCTGTAAACTCAAAGAACATCTGCTCAACTGCTTTCTTGTCCGAACTGTTTCTCCAAATATTAAAAATATCCTGCGCAATCCCTGTGATCTCGAAGTCATTTTCTTGAACCATATCTACAAGAATTGTATCCGCATCTTTTACAATACCATCCGGTACATTAGCATTAAGTTCTTCTACCTCTTTTAATAATTTTTCCATGCAATCACCATCCTTTTGAATTTTTTGTTTTATCTTCCAATAGTTTCTATTTGTAATTATAAATCATATCAATTACATGTTTTTTAATTTCCATAATATCATTTTCTGTAAGTTCATAGTCTGGAGGAAAAGTTCCTTTTCGTCTTGCTTCCATAATCCAATCTTCAAACACATCTACAATTTCTCCAACTCTTGCCTGAAATTCTGTCAATTCTTTTGTAATAATATTCTTCACAAAAGATACAACATCTTCTGGAATTTTTTTGTCACACTCCCATAATTTATCATGAGATTTTTCTCCAAAATATACAGATAATCTATATGTATCACCGTTATAAACAAGAGCGTAATTTCTATAATTTCGTGTTCTTGAAACTTCTTTTAACGTAACCATAACTATCATTATTCTTCCTCCATATCTTCAATTCGGTCACAAAGTTTATTCAATACATCTTTCAACGTTTCTGCATCAGTACCCTCAATTGCCGCAACAATACCTGGTAATGTTCCTAATTTATATTCTTCATCATCATATCTATCAGAGATACATGACCAGATTCTTCCTGCTAACTGTAAATTCTCCATACTCCATTCATATACTGGAAGATCATCACAAACTTCTGCATCTCTATCCATACGAATTAAATCAATATCGTTATCCCATGCGTACTGGAGTACAATCCGTAAATCGTCTGGCATGATTATGGTGCCAATTTCATTTTTGCTTGGAACCGTAATAAAGACTCCTTCGTCATAATTATAAGCATACGGCAAATGCATACTATTCAATTTTCCAAAGGTTCCCTGTGTCAGATGTGCTGTACTAATATCCAGGTACTTTCTCTCGTTTGTTTTCATAATTTTATTCTCCCTTCTTAAAACCGCTGTTTCATCTTTAGCAGCATTCCATATCTGTATAAAAGAACCACCAAATTTTATTATAGCTTGCGTAAACAACATTTCCTACAGTTTTAAAATATTTTGGATATTCATTACATTTCATATTTGTCATCCTCCATTTTGATTTTATAAATTAATTGGTTCATCATTCTCATCATATTCAATCTGATAAATCTTCGCTGCATAACCAATATCTTTTAATTTATCATAAATTTCCATTGTAATTGTTTCGCCACCTACTGCCCATTCAAACGAAAATCTACTATCATTGTTTTCAATAATTTCAATCAAATGATCTAATAATTCTTCTGTATTACTTGCTCTTTCCATCTGTTCTTTAATATTATTCATAATCATAAATAGTACCTCCTTGAAATGCGGTTTTCATTTACTCAATACTTTCCATTTATCAATATTTTCAGTATCAAAAAACGAATGTAATTCCTCTTCTGATAATGGTGTAATTCCATAAACACCATCATATCCAAATTTTTTCAAATCATCTTTTATAAACTCTTCTGCTTCTTCAAAAGTTGGATAATGATCTGCTTTGATTGCTATACTATACTCCGTATCAATAAGACCTCTATTGATTTCACATCCATTTTCTGCTCCATTTTTAATTTCTTCTTCTGTTGCCTTTACTCCGCAATTTAATTCGTAATATTTAATCTTCATAATATTCCTCCCAATCTTCTTCACTTAACGATTTCCATAATTCAAGACTCATTTCCTCGCACGCTTCCATATCCTCATAAACATCTTTCATATCATATGGTGCGCCATTTGTTCCATGCCCTGTATTGTCTAGCCACAAATAAGCCTCATAGCTGCAATCATAATTATCATAATAATCTTTAATGTTATTTAATAGTGCGTATACATTATTATCTTCCATCTCTGCCTCAAAATTGAAATCTTGACCTGCCGGACTATATTTAGAAAATTCATAAGAAAAATTATCTCCGTCATTTGATTCAACATCAACTTTCCATCCGTTTTCTTCTGCAATTTCTACAATTCTATCTCTCATGGCTTGTAATTTATTCATACCATCTACCTCCGATCAAATATATTGTTATTCACATTCTATACAATTATTTTCAATTTCTTCTTCTGTTTTCCATTCTTCAAGTCCAACGCATCTGCATTCACAACTATCTTTTTCATCACAGTAAAAGCAACATTTAGAGCATTTACTATCTTCTGGAACAGAAACATCAATTAAACATTTCAACATATTATCACCTCACCAAAATAATTAATCTTCATAAACTCTATACATTTCCTCATATTCTTCCGACAAACTTCTCAATACATCTTTATAGATGTAAAGTTGATTATTTTCTAAATAGTTACGCAATCCTGTTTCCGTATCAAAGAATTCCTCAACTGCTGTCGAATTCGCCCATCTGTCAAAAGATACCAACGCAGCTACTCTTAACATCCATTTTCCATTTGTTCCGCTATGTGGTTCTACAACCAGGAATAAAATTGTATCTGTTTTCGCTTGTAGTATGGCTTCGTATTCATCGACTTCATAACCGTTATCTTTGAACCAATTCTTTATAATATCCATGATTTTTTCCTCATTGAAATGTGCTTTTCATTGTGTTATTCTCGCATATTTTAATGGATATTTCGAAAAATCCAAATATTCAGAATTATATACACTAGGAATAAATTTTCTAAAATCATCATAGTACCATGCTTTCCATAATTCTGTTCCGGTCTTTGCAAATTCCCTAGTGGCTTCTTGAAATGCGTCATATAACGTCATGTTATATACTTCCATATTTTCTTTTGTTCTTTCTTTTACCTTTTTAGGAACTCTACCAATTATCAAATCATCGTCATAAAACATATTCATACTCCTTTTTTTATGAGAAGTTTTCATTGCTATTTTACTTTGTCCAATCCAAATAAAGCATCAGGAAAACTTCTCTTTATTTCTTCAAAATTTTCAAAGCAATCTGCATATCTATCTGTGCCATCTTCTATGTTCAATACGAGAAAACTTCTATCTCCATCATTCCATAATGTTCTTGCATCATGTTCTGAAATAATATCAAACCATTTTGAAAAATATTCTTCTGTAAACATTTCAATTCCTCCAATCTTTTAATTTATTAGTTTATCAAACCCTATCTTATTATTCTCTGTCTTGTTGTACTAAAAAAGCAGATAACTTTTTCGTCACCTGCTTTCCTTAAATATTACGAAACTGCATCTCCGTATCATTTCATAATCTCTACATCCTTTATAATTATCACACATCCAATTATAAATCTCTGTATCAGACATATTATGAAATTTTAGAATATGTTTTCTGCATTCATCTAAGATATATCCTTCCATATTTTACTCCTCAATTTCTTCAACATCACTTTCATCATAATGAGTATCTGCTATTGGAATACATCTATCAGATTCCAATTTTTCTTCCGCTATTCTAAGTGCTTCAGTTTCATTTTCTGCCTCTACTTCATATTCTTCATATGTTGTAAATGTCACACTATACTTCTTCATAATCATTCCTCCATCATTTCTTTAAATTCTATCCAACTTTCAAAAGACTCTTCCAATCCTCTCGATCGAATGGTTTCCATTTCGTCTTCTGTCATTTCATAATTTTTATCTTCACAATATTGTTGGACTGTATCATGCTCTGCTTCTAACCACTTATCATCGTCTTCAATTTTATCGACTTCTACTAATAATTTATCAAGTTCATTCATAGTAGTCAACCTCCAATTCATGTCAACAATCAATAAAGAAAATCGTTCCGTTAAATATTTATTCTCTCTTTTTTTAATGAAATTTCCGTTTCAATTATATTCCAAACGCCATAAATACAATCGCACACAGCAACATACCAAATGCTGTAATCGCTCAAGCTCCTTTAATTGTCAAGTTAACTCTTGACATATGACTTCCCATGTACCAACATGTCAAACTAATTAATGCACATGTAATTCCTCTCATTTTTTATCTCCTTTGTTCTCAAAACATTTCTCTTTATAAGCATATTCTCTGTCATAAACTTCTTTATAGAATTGAATATCCTGTGCTGTTGCTCTTTTTACTTTCTCTATACAATTTTGTAAAAAAGCCAAACTTTCTTCCTTATTCAAATGTTTTCCTCCTGATACTTTCCGTTTCATTACAACTCATAATCTCTGCATAAATCCAACACTGTATCAATAATATTCTGTACGGAATCAATTCCATACCCGCTTAACATATCGAACGAAACATTGTCAGATTCGTATACTAAATCACAATAATGACACCATCCATCTTCTTCGTTATTAACAAATGTAAGCTCAAGATTCACTTCGTTTGTTAATGGATATTGCCAAGCTCTGTCATCAAATGATATTGGTCTATTTCCATTTCCGCTCCACATGTCAGGGTTCATCTGATTAAAAAAATTTTTTACAATTTTTTCTGCCGTTTCTCTTTTCATTATCATCACTCCTAATTTTGAATTTTCTATTTCATTCTAATAAAAACATAAGACACCATCATATAAGTCCGGTGTAAATTCCTCAATTCCCCATCGTGTAATATCTAATGGCAATCCTAAAGTTTCTAATAATTCTTTTCTTTGACATTTCATTTTTTCAAATGCATCGTTTTCATTATTTGCATAGACAACACATCCGAAATTCTCTTGTGCTAAATAAAATACTTTCATATTGCTTTCCTCCACATAAATTTGTTTTCATAGATTTATTTTATCCTTGCATAAGTTATAAATAATTCCTCGTAGATCTTCAATTTCTGTTTCCGAAAGATATTCGCTTCTGTTAGTCTCCGGAATGTCATAAATATTACAACTATCATTTTCAAACCATATTTCAAAAATATAATACCATATTCCATTATCACAATTGTATTCACAGTGGATAAAATATGAATTTCCATCTTTATCAATCAACTCTCCATCACCAATGTCCAATGCAAAAGAAGTATCATCATTCCAATATGAATTGCATTTGAATTTTCTTCCATTTCCCCAATCTATTTCATAAAGGAGATTTTCGGTTTCTATATATTTCATTTCTATCACTCCTAATTTTGAAATCTACGTTTCATTTAGCTGCTTCTATTACAATGGTAGAATCTTGTGTTGTGATAGACTTTATTTTCATATCAAGAATACGATCCAATGGTTTATTAAAACCGTCTCTTTGTGTGCAAAAAACCAATTCTGCTCCATCACCATATTGCTTTCCGTCTGAGCAATCATAAATATCATAATTACAATTACAATCAAAATCATCATTATAAACTAAATCGCCAACAACCATTCTTGTATCCTCCGATCATCAATTTCTTGTTTCTCTTTTTCGTGGATCTGTTCAAGCTCTTCATAAGTTACAGTTCGAGAATTATAACCTATACTTCTATAATATTTGGTATAATGATTTGCATTCTCTCTATCACAGCTTGTACATGTTTTTATAAATCCAGTATGCTTTTCTGTTGCAATCACGCAGACAACATTATCTTCCATAATTGTTTCCTCTCTTTTCTCTTTCCGTTTTCGTTTCTGAAATCATCGTTTCTTATGGCTAAATAAATTCTTCAACATATCCCATCGCTAACACATCTTGCATATAATTATAAAAATTTCTAGTTACAATTATTTTTTCAGGCGAATAAATAATATGTCTTTCATCGTATAATCTGTTTAGAATTTCAATTTCTTCTTCATCCATTTTTGAATAGCTCCATCCTTGACATGCATTTTTTATTGAATAGTCTATATACGGATATAATCTAAGTTCCTTTTGTGAAATTGTTCTATTCAAGAATGCCACCGCTTTTTCTTGAATGCTATCTGTTAGTATTCCTCTCATATAAAAACCTCTCTTTCCTAGTAAATCCTCATTTCATTGTCTCAATTTTTATTAATGGTTTTATTCTTCTCCTACCAACATTTTTCCCTTGTCGTTTAAGTAACGATAAAGTTTTATTATATGTTTCAACATCTATAATTGGCTCAAAATTTCCTTTATAAGTTTCTCCACAAAAAATATTGTACCCACAATATTGTGTTCGTGTAAGAATTTTTTGAACACTATAAGCTGTTGGAACTTTGCCTCTCTTACCTTTAAATCCTCTTTCTCTTGCTTCTTTCGCAACTTCTGATAAATTTTTTCTTAACGAATACTCAGAAAAACAAAAACGCACATATTCTGCTTCTTTTTTATTGATTTTAAATGAATCCTTTCCATCTAAATCATATCCTAATATTTCAGAACAAGTACGTTTTCCTTGTGCGGCTCTCTCTGCCATAGCTGCACTAACTCTTTCACTTGTTAATTCTCTTTCTAGCTGTGCGAATACACCAACAATGCCAATCATTGCTCTACCCATTGGAGTAGATGTATCAAAAGCTTCAGTATATGAAACCATAGATATATTCCATTGTTGGAATTTTTCCATTGTCGAATATAAATCCGATACACTTCTTGTAAATCTACTAAGTGCCCAAAATAAAACTAAATCAAATTTCCCATTTTTTGCATCATATAATAATCTATTTATATCTGGTCTATGTTCAATATCCTTCCCTGAAATTCCTTTGTCTGCATACAAATCATAAACATTATATTTCCGTTCCTCACACCATTTCCTAAGCGTTTTTTCTTGTGCATCTAAAGAATATCCTTCACGGGCTTGATCGAGTGTGCTTACACGTATATATATTGCTACTTGTTTTTTATTCTCCACATACAACACCTCTATTCCTTTTTTATTCCAAATTCAAAACAAGCAGCACATCCCATTTTATCAGGGTACATGCCATCATTGTCAGCCACAATTTCCCATCCATATTCAAAAGATACTATGTTATCATATACTGCTTGTGGATTATCTTCATTACCATCCCAATCCGTAACTGGATTATCTCCATTTTTTAATGCTTCTAAATCACATATTAACCTTCCATGTTTCCCATATTCATATCCGCTATGTAAATAATCGACTTTACCATTTTTATTAAAAACAACTAAAGTTAACCCACCGCCATTATCCTCAATAACTTCATATTTCCTCATAATACTTTTCCCCTCCAATCTTCAAATGAAACTCTTGTTTCATCTAATAAAAACATCTTTTCAGATATAATCGCTTAATACTTTTTTATAATTTCCATTTTCGATATCTACATAGAATATTTCTATAAATATATATTCCATTTTAATAGCAAAATCTTTTTTTATCTTATCTTTATATTTTTGATATTCAAAAAAATCTTTTGTTTGATGAAAATATGGAATATAATGAAGATGTTGGTCGCCTTGAACTTCTATAATCACTTTCTTATCAACCAGTTCAAAGTCATATGGTAAAATATTGTTTGTTTTAGGATTAATGCATTGTAGCGTATTAAACTGTGTTTTGAAATTTACATTATTCTCTTCTAAATATTTTTTTACTAAATATTCTCCTTTTGATATGACCGCATCACATTGATGCAAACTTGATGCCCGCATTTGTTTGTATGCAGTACTAAGTATTTTACCGCATCTATTGCATTTGCATTTTATGATTGGAGTTTCATCATTTCCAGATATGTCTATCAGTGTTTTATCCTCATTATCAAGAAAATAATTCATAATATAATTAGGTATGTTGTTCATATTTAAATTTGTATTTACATTCTTTTTCTTTTTATATTTTTCCCTTAATTCGCTTTTCTCTTCTCCTGAGAGCCTAAAATACTGAAAAATAGATGAAGGATTGACATATAAATATTCAAATATATTTGTTTCATTTGGATGCATTTGCGCGATTTTTGCTACAGTAGATTTACTTATCGGATATTTGATTTTATATTTGTCCTGATAAAAATCATTTATTTTTTTCACCTCTCTAATGCATTTAATACAATACCATCCACTTTTGTGCAATGGTTGCTCACATATTACGCACTTTTTCATATTATTTTTTTCATCTTTTTTAACCTTTTTCATTTTATCCTACACTCCAAATAATTTTTTGTTTACTCTTGGGACATATTTTCTATAGTCCATTCCGGTAATTCTTTTTTCCAAATCATTAAAATTACTTTCAGTAATTTCCGTTCCTAAAATAAGTTCTATTTGTTGAAGTTCGTCTTTATATGTTCTGCGTTTTTTTCTTACCTCATGAAGCATTCTATATAACTTATACCCTTGAGATGCATTTAGATCATAAAATTCCGCAGCATGTTCTATGTCGATTATCTCTAATTCAGTGATGCAGATTATCTTTTCCAAGTATACTTTTCTTTCTTCAATCTCCTTTATAAATATAGAGATTTCTTTTACTTTATCTATAATTTTATAATTTAAAGTATAAGGATTCTTAATTGGATCAATAATAGTATCATTCTCTGTTACGGATTCTACTTTAAAATGACATTGATTGTACTTTTTGGGTATATGATGTAGTGCATTATATGCTTTATCAATAGACTTCCATTTGTATGCGTCTTTAGCGCAATGTACTATGCTATATTTCATATTTAAATCACAAGCTAAATAATCATCATTATTGCAAATAATATATTCCATTTACATCTCTCTCGCTTTCTGCTATAATAACTACTCAAGGAGTTGGGGACTTACATGGAATTTCCATTGCCCCATTTGTTATTCATTGATATATTCCCAGGCTTCTCGTTCTGTTGGAAAAGCAATGCTGCATCCTGGGATATACCAGTTTCCGTATTTCATGTACGGCATAGCTACACACCTCCTTGTATGTATTTATAGAAAAAGCAGAGATGGCGTTCTCTGCTTTTATCTATCTCGTTATGTTATTCTCTCTTTTGGAATTGCTATTTCATCGCCATGACAAAACCGGTTCATAAACCGTATCAATCCATTTACATAAATCATCGAATTCCCTTTCCGTGATAGACCCATCATCATAGCAATCACGAACATAATCCTCAATATCTCCCTTATGTTTTCCGCGCATATTGTTTATGATATAGTTCATAATTTCTCTCATAAAATCGCCTCCTGTTTTACCATCTTCCCAATGACAAATTGGCGTACTTGAAGAAATTTCGAGACTATCGTCGTTATTCAAATACACCTTTTCTCTCCGTAACGTAACTGCTTCAAATTTATTTTCGCTTAAAGCTTTTCTGATTGCGTTTAATGCACCAGACTTCGATTTATAACTTCTATTAAATGTTGCATTTTTATTTTTATCATCAAACCCAACCACCAAATAAGAGATTTTGTAGGTTGCCTTCCAAAAATTCTTTGCGAGTGGTTCAAGAACATAATGCTCTTTCATCCATTTGAAGCTTTTTTCTGTTTTACAAATATACGGGTTGCTTCCATCAATAAAAGTAATATGCTGATATACATTCATATTTCTCTCCTTTCACACATCAACCGAAATGCAATGGTAAGCCCACCATCTTCCGTTTCTTTCAACAAGCTTGTACCAACTCGTAAATCTCTGTCCTGTGCAATCAAATGCAGAAGGAACATATTCCATATATTTATTATATTGAAACCATTCATCCGCTGTTTCCCTTGTAGTGATTTCTTCTGGAAGTTGAAGTAATTCAATATACCCGTCAATTCCATTATCATGCACAATATGTCTTTCTGGTTTTTCGTTTTCTTGTTTATAGATATCACGGATTTTTCTTTTCTTTTTGATAATTTCATCTTTAGCTATTTCATTCACGTCATATCCATAAAGCTCACACATTTCTTTACAAATTTGAAGCCAATCGTAAAGCTCATGTAATCGTTGTCTTATTATATGATCCATACTCTACACCTCCATTTTATCTATTGTCTTAATCTACCAGATCCGCATAGCCGCCATCATAATTCTGTTTCCACGACCTATAAACTCCGTTTGTATCACGAAACTCTAAATAATATGCCTCTCTCCATTCCCACGGCTCCTGCCATACAATCTCTTTAATTGTACATACAATTCCTTGGCAATGAACTACATCACCTGGTCTTAAATCTCTCATTTTCTTTACTCCTTTTAAAATCTTAGTTTCTTCAATTTTCTACTTCCACGAGAACAGTGTATTCAATTCCATTATGTTCAAAGTTCCATTCACCGTCATATGTACAATCTGGTTCTGTGCATGTCAGTTCAAATCCATTATGGAATAATACACCTTCTGTATATGGAGCTTCTTCACAAAATACTAACTTAATATCTGCTTCAATTCCGTTTGGAAATTTTGCGGTGTGCGTAATTGTTTCATCTCTCTTATATCCATATTTCTGATAAATTTCATCTCCTGTAAGATTGAGTAAATCATTAATTAAATTCATTTCCTCGCTTGATATTTTTATTGTTTGTACCATAAAATTTCCTCCAATCTACTTTTGAAATGCGAATTTCTTACTTATGTCACTCTTTTTCAAATTTAGTTCCCTTCCAATCTAACCCATCAATCAGATAATTGGATAACTCGTCAAGTACATCGTCGGGTGTTTCATTGATGAATCTATTCATATTTACTGTAGTTCTGTCGTGTGTATATTCATCAATAAAGTCCATGATTTCCTTTACTGTAATATCCGTTCTCTGAATTTTATAAAAATCAGGATACCATCTATCAGAAAATCCGCCGTTAAAGTAGTCTGTTGCATACTGACCTGTTTTCATAGGAACTTTAATCCCGTGACTGTAAAAAATTTCTTCTACTGCCTTTTCTTTCTCATTTTCCTTAAATGTATCTGTATTGATTACTTTATCTTCGTATGAAGAAAAATCTGCCGAATACATTTCATAACAATCTTTTGATGGATCGTCCCAATCAGGCGAAATATCTGCACCAATCAGAGTTGCATTTCCACATGCTGCACAAATAAGAAGGAAGTTTTTATCAGCATCTAATGCCTTTTCAATCCTCTCATTTGGGATAGCATGAATCCGTCCACATTTACAAATTCTAATATCATACTTTCTACTCATATCTTACCTTTCCTTTCCAATGAAACACGCATTTTTTATATTATATGTCCATTGTATTATTTGAAATAATTATGTCGCCTTATCTAGCAAAATGTTACCGACTTCTTCCTCTGTAAGTTCTCTGATTATCTTCATTTTCTGTGTAAGAATCCAACTTCCGCCCTGGCTTTCTGGTCTGTTATAGCTTGTCCAATCTTCTACTTCACATTCGACCCATACACGCTGCTCTCCGTTTGCAAGCTTCTTGCGCCCCAAAGATTTTTGTCTAAATCTAATTTTTCTCCATACCGTAACATCACAAGTCCTCCTTTTTATAAAAACAAAGGAACAAGATTTCTCTTGTCCCTTTATCATTCTCCTTTTAAATTCGGACATAAGTTAAGTCCACCATCAATTTCAGGAACTCTTCTATATGCATCTCTGTGAATACATTTTTCTCTTTCACATTCTGTGCAATCACATTTCTGATACTCTTCATAAGTCATTTTCCAATTTGTTTCTGCAAATCTTTCTCTTGTCATCATATTGTTCGCTCTCCTTTAAACAAAATCTTTTGCAATATCTTCTCGACTCCCACAACTTGAACAACCTTCTGTGCCATGCTTTTCAAGTATCTTCCATATTGCATTTTCCTCTTCTTCTAAAAGATTAAAACCTTCCCAATATTCTACAGTTCCGTTCTTATGTGTTTGAAGAATTCCGCTAATCCATGTATCATTTGTCATTTTTCTTACATAATCTTCAGGATTTTTGAGTGCAATATAATCTGGTTTAATCATCACAACTGCACCATATCCATTTACACACAAGCCAAAAGCAATATCTTCTGCATAAGATTTACTATCAAACACCTTTGCTTCCTTGTTTGATTCCCACTTTGCAACATTTGTATTTGTATCAATGCTTGTTACATATTTAATCGTATTTACGTTATCATTACCGCCAATAACTCCTATTACATATTTAATTTTCTTTGCCATATTTATCATCCTTTCTCTTTAAGAAATCGTTCTTTCAACTGGTTTTATATAACTTCTTTCCAATCAAGTATCTGTTTATATCCGTCTGCCTGTAAGATGTGAATTTCTTCATCCTTATCGAGTTCGTATTTCTTCCGAAAATACTCTTTTAATCCACCATTTTCTCTTCCTGCTTTCCACAATTCGTCATGAGTGATTACATCTACAAATTCTTCCTCATCAGTTGTTACGGTAATATCAGAAATCTTTCCAAAATACATTGCTTCAAGTAAATCTGTATCCACATCTCCCTTGACAATATAGTTCTGCCAATCACCTTGACAATAACCTCTAATTGTTCCGTCTTTAAAAGCATCTTCTGGATAAAGCAACCGTAATACATCAACTATAATATCTTCTGTACATCTACATTTATCATAAATCTCCTTTAATTTTGCATTTACTTCTTCGGATGTATATTCAGGATATAATTCATAACAATCAATATCCTCTATTACTTCTTTTGCCTTTTGATACCATTCAGCATCTTTATATTCCTTACAAGATCTATTACCAGCAAGAATCACCTGTTCATCAAAATTATTGCATCCGCAATAATCCTTCCACTCATCATTGTCATTGTATAACCACCATGTTCCATCGCAGGTGTTATCAATTCTAATTTCTACCATATTATTTTACCTCCACTGTATTATATTTTTCTACGAGATATCTTAATTCATTTCTTTCTTTTCTCAATCTCTCAACATGTCTTGATAATTTCTTATTTCCTTCTAATAACGCTCGATTGTTATTGCGAAGCGATTTGTTTGAAATTTTGATTCTAGTATTTTCATTTTCTAATTGAGAAATATAAAGTTTCGCCTCTTCTAATTCCATTTTATATTCATCAATACTCATTTTTCTTCACCTTTCTTATGCTATCTTTTCCCATTCAATGTGTGTATTTTTTCTATGTGCTTCTCTTGATACAATGAGAATTTCTCCTTTATAATATCTAAACATAATATCTTCTAAATGCGGTCTTGCTAAAATGTTCTGTTTAATTTTTGCAATTTCTCTTCCACCGTGTTCAGCTTCATATTTTTCCAGTACCCATTCTAAATCCTCATAGAAATCTAACAATGCACATTTAACTGATCGTTTATAATTCTCTTCCATGATCTCATGCATTCTTTTTTCAGCAGCTTCATATGTCTCAAAAACTTCATCTGGATATCTGTCGTTATGACTTCCATAGCACTGCGTCCATGCAGGATATTTCTTTCTCAATCTATGTGTACCGTGATCAAATTCTGGTTCAATAATTGGTTCTACGTTTTCCATTTTGACAAGATAACCATTATCAAACAACCACTGAAGATCTGATGGGCATGTAACATATCTGCCTTTCATTGCAGCATTTATTTTTGCCTTTTTCTCAATATTTTCTGTGACAGTATATAAATCTGTGCTATATGTCCATCCTTTAGGAAGTTTTTTAAATTCCGTTTCTGACTGAAATTCTTCAAAAGGAATTCCATTTATCAATCTAATTTCCGGCGGTCTTAACCGTGACACCCTATGTCCACCATACATTTTTTCATATTCGTACATTCCATACGAAACATATAATTTCCCGTTAAACCCTCTTTCAACATAATAACAAACCTGATTGTGTTTCATTGCTTTTATCTCCTTTACATATTTTTTAATTGTTCATCTGAATACTTAAGCCACTTGCCAGTTCGGATATTATTCATCCGTTCTGTAAAAGTTCTCTTTCGCATCTCATACATTTCCGTTGCAATTCTATACATGTCGTAAACTACATTTTTTTCAATGTCAATGACCATGAACTTATGAGGATCATCTGTGCTATCTAATACATATTGCATAAAGTCTCTAAACATAATCAACCTATTTGTAATACACCAGGCGACTATTTTATCTTTTTCTTTTGTTACAAATTTTACCTTTTGCATTTTTCTCCTTTCTAATAAATAAGGCAGATACATTTCTGCATCTGCCTTATTATTCTCTGCCCATGAAACTAATATTTCATTTACTACCACTCAGGTTCTTTATCTGTCAACCCCAAGTAAAACGCATCCTTTTCTCTGTTCCAAAAATGTTCTCGCAAATCAGCAAACGATTTAGCTCCATTTTTCAACGCTTCATAATCTGCAAGTACCATATCATCTGTGTAATTTGCATATTCATTTCTGGCAATAGCAAGTCTGAACTTTTCACCTTTTATTATCCAACCAAATCTACTTGTATTTTTCGCTATCGGATAAGCACTAATTGTATATCCATGCAAATCTGGATATTCTTCTGAATTTTCACTATGCCAATCTTCAAGCTGTATTTTTGTTCCATCTGCCATTACTGCTCTATCAATAGTCTGCATATCAATCATCGATCCTTTCTCTCCATTTCTTAATTCGCACAGGATAAATTACGTTTTCTCTGTATGTTTTCAACTGTGCTTTTGCATCTGCGTAGTCTTCGCAATTACACTCAATGTCCCATCCATAACCACAATTTCCTTCGATTGCATAACAATCTTTCGTCTTTCTTTTATATGCCATAATCAATATACCTCTTCATAAAATTTAATTGTTCTTTCCTTTTCAGCTTTATATTTCGCTTTATCAGTAAATAATGTGAGATAAATATCTCCCTCACAATATGTAAATACCGCCATCTGTTCATCTGAATAAGCATAAGAGCTATAACCATTTACCTGCACTAAATCGAATTTGCATTTCTTTGCGAACTGATAGCTCAAATCAGACATCCAATGTCCACTCAACATATAGTTTCCATTTCTATCTTCTGTCTCTTCCATGAAGTTTACGTTCGCAATCCGTTTTGTATCTTCGTTCAATGGATACACTGACAAATCTAAATCGGCAATGTCATATTCTTCTTTATCTGGGATTCTTCCAGTTTCTCTAATCATCTGATAGTATTTGTTTCTTGGTATATATTTCATTATTTCATCCTCACTTTCATCATTTCTTTTCTGTATTCTTTTATCTGTTCCAAAGTCAACCATTCCGGTTTCTCTTCCAGTGATTTCCAAATCCGTTCCATTTCGTCACAGATTGCTTCTACACTGCCACCCCACAGATGACCTTCATAACCGTTTCCATTTCCGAGGAAATAGTTACAATCACTTCTCATTCTGTCTAATAACATGTAATCCTTTTCTCTTGGATGCCGAATAAAAGGATCATCGCACTCAACTGGTTCTGTTACTCTATTACATGGCTCACCACAGATTTCATCCCATTCGGTTCTATAAGCACCTGTGTAGAGATTAAGTCCGTTTTCTCCATTGTTCTCGTCAAAATACAACTTCCCATTTTCATCTTCGTAGCATGGAACTTCCATGTATCCACCAAACCCAACATATTTTACTTTCATACTTTTCAACCTGCCTTTCTATCCGATCCACTGTTTTGTTACTGTGTCATAAATCGCCCCGTTTGCATCCTGATATTCTTTGTATCTGGAATATGTAAACCGTAAACATTTATGACCGTTCGCATAAACAATGGTCTTATTTCCATTATCAATGGCAAATCTTTCACGCCACCCAGCAGCTTCCCATGCTTCTTTCATTTCACCTCTGAATCTTCTTGCCTTCTCCATTTTTACTCCTCCTGTTTTCTCTTCATAATTCCATTTGCTGCCTGTACACATCCGTATAACCAACCATTCAGGTAATCAATGTTGTAGCAATACTGCGTCCAATCTCCGTTTTTTTGCCCTTTCTTCACTGGTAAAAACATAAAATCCATTACCATAATCAGCATCTTCAATTTTAATAAAGTCGAAGTTTGCCTTATAAGACCGCAAGTTATCTTTAATAATTTCTTCCTGACGTTTTGTCATCTTCTTTTTCTCCAATTAAATAAGGCAGCTAGGTATTTATTCTCCTAACTGCCTTTGATTTGCGTTATCTTGTTTAGTTGCTAAACCTTACAGATATTCTGCAAAAACCTGAAGGTCAAATTTATTGCTTAACTTTTCAATGGTCATATCTTTGAGTTCCTTTGCAAGTGATAATTCATTTGCATTGTAAGCCCATTCTATTTTATACCCATTTGGTGTTGCAGGGAATTTTACTTCTACACAAATTTCATTTCCATAGTCCGTAACTTCTGTTACTGTACCAAAGAAACTTTTATGAAATCGTACACCATATTCTTCTTCGTACTTTGTATCTGGATTAGATACATATACTAAATCGCCAACTTTAAACATTTGCCTTCACTCCTTTTCTTGAAATCTTAATTTCATTAGAAATCCCAGTCTGAACAATTTTCACATGTTCTTCCTTTGTTACTTAAGCATACAAGCTCTGTATACATTCCGCAGCAATCACAATATCCAAGAAGACTGTTTCTTGTCCACTTACCATTAATTTTGACGTATCTATATTTATAGTTCTGCATTATTTCTGGAATTTTATCGGAATATATAACAACTCTTGCACCTGCATGAATACTTGTATTTCTAACTACTTGCTAATATAAATTCTTACTGAGTTTTCGTCATCAAATGCCTTTATGACATCATCTTCCGTTTCTAAGAATGTATAATTGATTCTGTATCTAATTCTTGCATTACTATAAAGTTTCTTGTAGAAATAATCGTCAAACTCCTTCATTGTCATTTCCGTTGGCTTGTCATTTTCAAATACTGTCACACCATCAATTCTATTGAATGACACATATTTTCCAGAATGAATTAACTCATCGTAAGTAACTGACTTTTTCAGCATTCTCAACAAGTGCATTCCATAATCATAATAAGTACAATATCTACTTCCGATTTTCAAGTCAAAGCCCTCTGATTCTTTGGATGGTTTACTATCATTTTTGAATCCTTCTGCAAACTTGATAAAATCTTCTTTTGTATAAATTTTCCCTTGCCAATCATCGTTTTTTCTGCCTTCATTGTCATTGTTACAACCTTGTAAACTCAGATGTAAAATTCTCCCATCTGATAAGTTCACAATTTTTGTTTTAAAGATAATACCATATCCCATATAATCACCATTTGTCTTTATGATCTTCCTATGAAATGTTGCTTTCTTACACTAAGCTACAATTTTAGTAACTTTTAATTGAACCATCTGCGTTTACATACCATTTTTCAGATGGTCTAAAGTTCTTTCCGTTGTTGATATGCAAAATCCATATGTCACCCTTCGGACAAAACCAATTAGCATGTTCCATCCGATGCTCCATACATTCTTCAAAAGAAGAAAATATATCTACAACTTCACCGCTTCTTTCGCTTGTTTCAACATATATTGCATAAAAATCAAACTTAACCATTATTCTCCCTTCTGAAATTTCTCTTTTATCCGATGAATCCATAGAGGCAACCAAAAACTTTTTCTGTTTTATGAATAGTTACTGTGCGAATATCAACCATGTTTTATTACCTCCATTTCAATTTCGTTCCCATCATCATCTTCCAGCCAATACTCAAGCCCAAGATAATCTGTATCACGCAAATTTTCTACCAGCATTTTCGCTTTCGGAAGAGAAACAGTTGATTTTAATTTTCTGGCTTGTGTTTCTACACCATTACTTGCTACAATGTACACATTCCCTTGCCTCCTTCTCTTACAGATTTTCTTGTTGCAAATAATCGACCGTCAAGACTCATATATACATCAACCATTGTATTTTTTGTTCTTACATACAAGACGGTCATATGCCGCAAAGCGTCTTTCTGTACATATAGTACGGGTTCGTACCGATCAAAGATTTTTATCCAAATCACCATAAAATCGCTTTCCTTTCTGTGATTAATAACAGCCCAAATAAAATGAACGTTACCCCTAACGGCCAGGTATCGCTTGCATATCTAATAAGTAGATACCCAACGCCCATAAGTATCACGCAAAAGATTTTTTGTGCTATAAGTTTTTTACGCTGCCGTTCTCTTTTGCGTTTGGCTTTCGCTTTCTGGATTTCCATTTTCCGTTGTTCTTCAATATGCTGACGGTATTTTTCGTAGTTGGTAATATCAATTATATTGTAATGATCTGGATCAAATACAGCACATTGTTGCGTTCTCAATTCTTTTCGCTCCTTTCACTTTTTTATTCGACATAAGGTTATTCTCTTTAATCAGTCTTGCTTTTACTTCTCTGTTCAGCCGTGTGTTTACTTCAATTCTCTTGTGAGTTACACGGTTTAAATAATGCAAATGCGATCCAGTACCATCTCTTCCGTTTACTCTTGTTTCTCTGAATCCATTAGGAAATAAATATTCCCTTTCAAAGTCCAGAACTTCCTTTGGCTTTCGTCGTCTCGACATTATTCATCGTCTCCTTTTAATAATCCGAAAAATTCTAATTCTGCATCATCCATAGCACATTCATTCATGAAATATTCATACTGTTCTTCGTCTGCCATATTACATTCTTCCAGAAGAGTATCTTTCCATTGCGTTGCAAGTTCTTCCAGGCGTGAACGTGGAATGTATGTATTTTCCGTTCTAGCACGAAATGAATCAATCGCATTCTGCATAACCAGATATTCTTCTCTACCATATTTTCCATACATCCATGAGCAGACAGTGTAAGCCCAACTTCCATCAGCACAGATGTCAGATACGATCTTGTACTCTTCTGTACTTTCCATTTTGATGAGTGCGTACTCTTTCTTTTGGGCAATGATTTCATAATCAAAGCCAGCTGGATTATGTCGTGTCTCCATTTTTATTCTCCCTTCTCTCTTATACAAATTCGATTAGATTAATTCCTAAGTTCTCCTCTAATGATTCGAGAAAAACTTCTCCATCTTCTTTGTTTTTGCAGTAATTCACCAAAGAAGTCACACGTAATTCATTTTCGTTTTCCTGCAATTTCCCTTCAAACATCGCACGAACTTCATTCCAAAGATCGTCGTTTGTTTCCAGCTCTACAGATAAATCTGTAAACCGTTTCTGTTTTAATAAGTTATACCGTAATGTTTCTTTCATTTTCTCTTCCTCTCTTTCTTGTGATTGAATCAAATAATCACATCAGCACAGACAAGGTAACTTACCTTCTCTGCACTGTCTGACTACTTAATTTTCACTTTCGCTTTCGGATAAATACTCTTCAAGTCCTGCATATTCGTCATCCGAAAGCAGATTCCGTAAATCATCCATTGACATAATCGTTATTCTCCTTTCTCGTTTGCGTTTTTGAGTGAAAGAAAACACCATCAGTTAGCTAGGCTGACGGTGTTTCTTCCTATATATATGTGGAGGGATAAGGTGGTGCTTTCTTATTCCGAACTCCCTATGTAAAATATGTATATGTATTGCTTGCTATGTATGTAAGATATGTATTATTTATTGATTTCGCTTTCCAGAATGTCAAACAACTGTGCATTACTCTTAACAGGAAATACCTTACTTTCGTAGAAAGCTGCTCCGCTACAATGTTTCTTCAAAAGATTTAATGTTTCCGTTCCGTGAATGCTTTCCATCTTCAGAAGAACATTGATATTTCGCTGTGTGAATGCATTCTTTTCTGTAGATCCGCACCAATTCAATTCTTTAATCATAACGATTGCATGTTTAAGCGATTCAGGTCTGCGCTTTGCCATTCTTAACAGATTCATGGTTGGTGTAACTTTCCCAATAGGATTTTCTTTCCGATTCAGGTCAGCTGAGATCTGGATGTTGTATGCATCGAAAATCATTTTGAAATTAATATAATCTTCTTCGTTCGCTTCAATACCAGCTCTATACATATCACTAACCGACATAGGTTTCCTTCCTGCCTGCTGTCCTAAGAAAACTAATACGGCCTCACACATTGTTTTACAATCAATAATCTCAACCAGAATTTTTAATTTTTCTGCTTTTCCTAACAGATTGTTTTTCATAATGAATGCAGCTAATCTATGTGCGCCATCGGCTACATATAATTTTCCATCAATAAGGAACACTTTGATCGGATCGAATTTCGATTCATTGAAATTTTCTTCAATCTCTTTTGCCTTTACCATGTCCGTACTTCTCTGCCAGTCTGGAATATGTACAAACAGTGGGTTGATTGTTATATATTTTTTATTTCCTACTGTCAAAGGATACCGTAATGCATTGCTTACTTCCGATGTTTCCATTTCTGCATCAAAATCCCTCTGTTCATTAATCCAATTTTCGAAATCGACTGATGTCATATAATGCCGAAATCCTTTTGCTCTTCTATATTTTTCATATGTCTTTCCCATCGAATCTGAAAAGCTGTATCCTACATCATGAATTTCGATGTCGTCTTTATTGATCTTCAGGATAAAGCAGATTTTGTCTACTTTCTCTTCCGACGGATTACTTCGACCTGTTTCATAATTTGAAATTGTGCTTTCAGCAACTCCAAGTTTCTTTGCAAGTGCATTCTGTGACATACCAGCTTTCTCTCTCATCTCTGTTAATTTTACTCCATTGATTTTACACATAATTTTTATCTCCTTTTTCTATGTTTTATTATTTTGAATTTCTCTTTGATTTTGAGCATAAAAATAACAGGTATATTTCAACCTGCTTTTCTATGCTCTGTGTTCAGTTTTCGAAACCACATAATGTATATGGTTCTAGCGTACATACCATATAACAATATATAGCATTATCATATAGTATGTCATCTTCGGCAATTCGCTTCCAATTTTCAAGCGTTGCCTTCTTATTTTCTCTTAGTCCTCCACCGTATTCTTTCCAGATCGTATCACGGCTTGCAATGTTTAGTTCTGCTAATCTACGATCCATTTGCCGTAAAGATTCTATACGACGGTTTAGTGACCATGATTCTATTTTGCGTTGTGTGATTGTGCATCAGCTCCTTTCTATGGTTTTGCCTTACTGGATTTTATAAAAGCTTTCATTCCAACCAGGAAGAAGAAATTCTGTCAACCGATCATTGTTCATCATCGCATCGAATCCGATTTCCGTTACAATGTCAATAATTTCTTTCTTAGTAAGGATAAATTCTAGTGTTGTCTTTCTAATAGTTTTTACACAGATTTCCGCCAGTTCCCTTTCTGCTTCTTTCTGTTTGTAAAATGCCTGACGGCTGATGTCACGGAACAGATCGTCTAACGCTTCCTTTACCTGCTGCAAAGTAAGATATTCTTCATGCAGTTTTTTGTATTTTTCTACAGACTCGTTGAATTTCCGTTCTTCCGCCAGCTTGTTGCAATACTGGACTGCTACCCCGAACTCTGCGTCTGTCATATTACAGGTAAAGATGATGGCTTCCGGTTTCTCTTTTGTTTCAAAGTCGATTCCGGACAATGCAAGATAAGAATAAAAGCTTGCACTATTTGCCACTTTGATTTCAAATACTTTTCTCATGATTTTTAATTTCCTTTCTTAATTAATTTGATTATGTATATATTATGCATAATTATAAGTGCATAACTTATAATTCATAGTTCTTAGTGCGGCGAAATGATCCAGTTTCCGTTGTTCGCTTCACCAAAAGCTACGACATAAGTAAGACACAGAAGAGATGGAATAATATTCCACATACTAGCTTCCAAACTGAGCATGAACCAGATTGCGCCGATCCATGCCAGGCTATAACTTACTTTTAAAATTTTATCTCTCATTTCTTTTTCTCCTTTGCCTTTTTGTTTTTTCTCTATTTGCCTTTTGAATTTTGAGTACAAAAATAACAGCCACCGTTTTATTGATGGCTGCTATTAAAGTGTATACAGTATTTAGTTTATAAGGACTATTTCCGCAACGGGACAATATCAAGTGTATATCCCATTGGTACAAGCAATTTAATAAGTGTATCAATCTGCGGTACTGCTTTCATACTTTCCATTCTGGCGATCGCTGACTGTTTAACTCCGCTTGCCTTTGCAAGTTGGGTCTGAGAGAATCCGCTGGACTCTCTCATCTCCTTTACTTTCTCAATCAATGCGACTTCAAAATTGATTTCTGCCTTGTCTTCTTCGGAAAAATATTCCGGATCATTGAACATATCTTCGAAATTTTTATGCGCTTTCATAGCTATTTTCCCTCTCTTTCTAACCAGTCTCTCATGTTTGCCTTTGCCTTTTCGATTTCTCTTTTCGGTGCTTTCTGCGACTTTTTCATGTAATGACTTAGTAACACAAACTTATTCTCTTTCCAGTAGAAGAAGAAAATTCGATTCTTTAATGGTCGCAGTTCCCAAACATCTCCTTCGATCGGTCGGACTACAGGATATCCGATTCTTGTGCCGTTTCGCTTAAGCAACAAAATATATTCTGCAATCTTGTTCATGTTGATTCTTGCGTTTTTATCTGTCTTTGCCTTTTCCGCAAGCTCTGCGAAATATTCTCCAATTTCGCAATGATCGTTGACGTCCTTATAAAATTCTACTGTATACATTTATTATATTCCTCCTTCGTCAAATTTATTATAACATATTTGTTATAACTGTACAAGATAGAATTTTATGTTTGCCTTTCAGTTTTCTCTTGCCAGTCCGAAAACCTCATACACGTTTCCGTCTTTTGTAAAGATCTGGATTTTGTTTTCTGTATTTTCTACGTCTACAATGTCATCAAGTGCGACGTATGCCTTGTTGAAATCGTATTCGTCGGCTGATTTATAAGAGTAGAACTCATAACCGTCGGAAGTCATAAGAGACAGTTCTTCTCCGTTTGTATTCCAGTCTACAATGTCACAGACGAACGCATCGGCGTAGCTATAGTCCTGTTCCTGGCTGTAATCGAGCTTTCGGGTTTCGCTTGCGGAGTTCTGCCGTGATTCTGCCTTTACGGGTTCCGCTGCGGATCTGGTGGAATTGTAAGCAGAGATTCCGGAAAAGATAGTTGTTGCTGTTAAGAGTGTGATGACTAATTTTTTGAACATAGTTCTGTTCCTCCTTTTTGGTTTGCGTTTGGATTTGCGTTTTTAGTTTGAAAATCAAAATTAAAAAAGGGCATAAAAAAAGCACCCTAACCAAAAATGGTTAGAGTGCCTGATATACCTATTACAATTTTTCTAATTTCTCTTGCAAAGCTGCAATCTGAGATTGCAATTCTGCTTTTTCTTTTGCGTTGTCAGCGTCATCAAAAATGACGTCAACAATATCATTGGGTGTACAACGAAAATATTCACATAATTTCCCTATTGTTTCCATTGTGACACTTTCATTTTTCCGCAGATGATCAAGTGTACTTCCCCCAACGCCAACTTCTTTTTTTAAATCTAAATGTTTTATATTTTCGCTTTTCATTCTGTCGAAAAGTTTTGAATAATCTAATTTCATTTTCTTTTTCCTCCTCACCTCCATTCTATCATATAATTTTTAATTATACAATACAGTATAAGACTGTGGAAAATCATGCAAGGTTCTTTTTGCGCATTCATAATCCGTGACGGTTCCGCAGAACTTGCCCAGGAACTCGCCACCAGTTCCCTTCTTCTTTGCACGTTCATGGCGCATCATGGCAGAATAGTTCCCGTTGTACTTTTTGCCTTCTGCCTTGCGCCGCTGCCGTGATTCTCGGATCTGGAAATCCCACAACATTTCCGTGTATTTATTTTGTGCGGTCGTGACAATCCAACGGGAACCGTCCCACACTTCTATTCTGATTCTGCCTTTATTGTGCCGTTTGAAAGCATCCGGCAAAGCTACGATCATAGTTCCGTTTGAAGCGGAAAGAATAATCGTGTTCATTGGAAAATCTACCTTGTGAATTTCCTCAGATCTAAATATCTTATACACTTTCATTTCTATTTTACCTCCTGTTTTTTTCTTATAAAATTCCAGTTCCCTTGCAAGGCATCATTACATTGTATCCCTTGTTTGCGTTGTTGGACAAAAATTCCAGTGCCATTTTTCGAGATGAGAAATATCTGTCTTGTGCATGATCACCCACACACATAGCATTTTGATGGGAATGCTTTTTCATTGTATTTCCAGATTCTGTTTTTAATTTCACTTGTAATTTTTTTGAACATAGTTCTGTTCCTCCTAAATTTTTGTAAACCATTGGGCGGAATTGCACCGCCCTTTTCTATAATGGTCATTATTTGAAATAATGTTTGATCACAATATTTGCAATCGTTACCGCAAGTCCAGAATAGTCATATTCTACCTTGCCTGTTTTCTTGTTGCGTTTTGCCTTAACAAGTGTGTTCACCTGTCTTTTGCTGAAATCCACGTTGCCTGTTTTCTCGTCAACGGAAAACTTGTTAGTGAATCCCTTCACGTAACAATCATTCAGCAGTTTCTTATCTTCCGCTGTCAGTTTTACACGGGTTTTGGTCGTGTATGGTGTTTCAAAAGGCAGACTGAAAGTTTTCTTGATAATAGTCTCGAGTTCCGCAGAAGCCTTTTTATAAGCTTCCTTTACTTCATTGGACATAACAAGCGCGCCGTCATCACTTGCTTTAGAACTTACGTGGATTGCCTCCAGTGCATTGTAGAGTTCTGGAGACTGGAAAGCCGGAATGATGGCGTACTTTACCAGTTTCGAATTGTCCCATGTTGCAAGAATCCGTAATACTGTGCGCACTACGTCCTTGTCATTGCCGAAATGATTTTCGTTTTTAACGCTCATTTCGGAAACTACCTGAGTATAGACTGGTAGTGTTTCTGCTGCATCTGTTTTCAGTTTCTCTAACTGTTCTTTCAGATCATCAAGTTTTGAGTTAAGAGCTTCACGCTCTTTTTCTTTCTGATCAGCGGTTTTATTTTCCGCTTTTTCTAGGTTAGAAATCTGTTTCTCCGTCCGTGAGATGTCATCTTTGCAAAGCTGAATGCTCATCTCTGTACCTTCATGGTTGATAGCTACGTGCAGATTTTTCACCTGTTCTACAGTTGCGGACTCGTTCAGAAAATTAATGTTTAAATTCATCATAATTACTCCATTTCTCCTGTTTTACGCACAGGTGCATTATTTTTATTTTTTAGTTTTTGTTTTAGGTGTGTTATTGCACACTATAAAAGGGCAGACTGGTAGCGCTGCCATTTTATACTATGTAATATTTATTTTCCGTAATGAAAGAGGCGCGGAAGTCATAAGTTAGGTGTTACCCTATACTGAGAACTAAGTATTACCTTATTTCCTGCTCCCCCGCGCTTTTCATACGCTCTTATGTATTTTCCGGTGTTATAAGTATGGTTATGAATTACACCGGACAGCTTTTTTAAATTAGCCGAGCTGTTTTATTAAGGACTTTTTAAATCCGGTTGGTATCTTTCAAACGTTGTTGCTCTCCCACTGCCTAGAATATAGGACGCTTGAAAGACCCATTGCCAAGGGTGCTACCCTGTCCCGTATATACCTATAAAGATATATACGTCTCGTTCCCGCCTTCAAAAAGGGGAGAGCTTGCAATGTTTCACACGGCATTGCCGACCGTGCCGCCGTAAAGCGGTTATTTTCTCCCACTATGGGAGTTTGTATAGAGTAAACCCAAAACGGGAACCCCTAGCAACCTACACACTTTTTGATCTTTAGTCAATTTTCTAGGAAAATCGGCTGTACTCAGTCCGTGTGCAGACTGTTTTTAAAAAGTGGTGGACTTTTTGCACGATCTGTGCTAGAATTTAAGAACTAGGAAAGTCCTAAACCTAGCACAGTGTGCAGGTTAGTTACTGGGTGACATATTCAAAATATGCCGTCTCAGACTCGAATAAGCGCCACTTATTTTCATCCGGGACAAAACCCATGTAACCGTATGAAGTGTAGTAGCCCTTCATACCGTCCACACCTCCTTATTATGTATTGACGGAAAAACCTTAACCACGTACAAGTTTTTTAACGTGTCAACCGTCAATACAAACCGGAGGTAATATGTAATTTTAAAGGTGCTATGGAGTGGTTTGTATCACTCCTTATCTTTAATGCTATTATAACCCTTTTATATGGGTTTGTCAACCCCTTTTTAGGATTTTTTTGAAACTTTTTTGCAGGTCGGTGGCTGCATACAGAAGAGACAGAAGCGCGGTAAAACGACCGTTCGCGTACAAGTTTTTGTATTTCCTTAACTTGTAAACATATTATAATCTATTTTTTAGATTATATCAATTGGTAAAACGCACAAATATAATCTATTTTTTAGTGCATATTGTAGTCTATCATTTAGATTATGTGCAATTTGCACAAGAAAGTGATAAAAAATATGATAATTTATAGCAAAAATATTATAGAAGAACTGGGCAAAAAAGGTTATACAACTTATAAAATTAAGCAAGAAAAGATCTTTAATCAGACACAATTGCAGCAACTCAGAGATAATAAGCTATTGACGCAAGACAATTTAAACAAATTATGTGAATTGTTAGAATGTCAACCAGGTGATATATTAGAATACAGAAAAGATAATGAATAATCATAAATAGTCTGACAATAGATGTAATAGTTTATTGTGTAAAGTGCTGAAAATAAAATAATTGAAAGAAGGTATCATATTGTCAGAAACTAACGAGTCACAATTAAAAGCTGTCAGAAAATATAACTCACAATGTAAAAGTGTCGCAATACGCTACACTCCAAAAGAATTATCAGAATTTGAAAGGTTAGAAAGATATATTTCAGAAAATAATGTAAATAAAGCCGAATATATTAAAAATTTAATAAAAGCAGATCTGAATAAAAAGGGATATTGACTGCAAAGTGTGCCGGAATAGAAGGTTGACTATTGGTCAGTTTAGAATGACTATTGGTCAGTTTGTAAATTAGGAATGATTACTATTATTGATTTTATGAAAATGTGAGGTTTAGTACTGGTAAACTTTTTGTTTAGTATTTGTATATGTGGAAATTGTGGATAATGTGGAAAACTTATGTGGATAACTTGATAATAGTAATCATTCCTATTTTCGATATATAAAATTTTTACATATGACCTTACGTCACACTTTACCACCTTTTTTCGCCTTGCCACCGAAGCAGAGCGCGCCATGGTCAAAAATTTTTATTTTACCAAACAATAGAAAAAATTTAATCCATTATCAGAACATTTTGAATTGTATTAGAATTGTGTTATGCCCTATAAAATACCTGTTTTTCGGGGTAAAATAGTGATGTGATCTGTTTATTGTCTGAATGTTCAGACTGGGGGTAGTTAAAACTGGTAAATTGTCTGAATTTTCTGAAACCTCACATAGCTGGTTCATCCACACACTAACTCCAAAACTCATCATCACCATCCCATTCCGCCCATCCAAAAACAATCCCAAATTTACCCAATAATCAAGCCCAAAATCCAATCATTTCACCATAAAACACCTTATCGTACCCTTTATCGTTAACCCCAGTAATCAAGCCCTAAAATCACTCCACCATTCATATTTCATTTCCAACTTTCACACATCCGTTCCAAAATAATCCATATAAATTCCAAACTCTAACGATAAGTATTTCACCACGCAAAAATTGCTCTCTTATACTCTCACATCCACGCATACCATCACAAATCATCCTTACTATTGATCTAAGGACAAAACAGTATTATAATCGACCTAGAATCCATTCAAACACCTATACCATATAAACTGTCCACCTATACAAGAAAAGAGGAAAACCATGTCATTTCGTGATGAATTGTCCAGTCTTATGCCAACGCAAGAACAGATCCAGACGAAAGCAACATCTGAAGCACAAACAAATGCCAGACTTGATTATTCTGGTGTAAAAGATCTTTTACGCTCCAAAGCACAGCATAATGAGTACACAACTATAGGCAATCATAAATATATCTCTTGCTATTATCCGGATTCCTATTCGGGCGAACCAGAAGCTGCAGAATATGTCAGACGAGTCTGTGAAACAAGAACAACCATGCATAGAAGAGGATTATTTTCTGGACAAGTACAAGAAACATCATGCGTAATCTCTTATGTTATTACAAACCAATCTGCATATGATGAATATTTAAAAGAATTACAAAGACTTGCTGCAGAAGATGATATTCGTATATCTGTAGTAGGATATAATAAATTAGAAAAACGCACCGAAATATCAATTCCCTGTTGTCTCGGATCAACTTTACTGGCAAACAATTATATGTACAGAATCAAACTTAGTGTCAGCATCACATTTTAAATAGGAAATAACTCAAATAAAATAAGGGTAGATGACCATAAAAATCACCTACCCTATACAAAAAGATACTTCTACAGATTTTAAATCAATTTTATATCCATACCATAACAACTATCCACTAAGCACATTAAAATTTGTTCTAAACAAATAATCTCACATACTCTCCTACGATCATACCCAAGAAATGATCTGTATCCTCTCATACCAGACACACCATGGGGGCTACTTTTAAACTCCAGCATAAAACGATCTTCTATTTCATATATACCTATATAATATACAGAATTTACCATTTGAATGTTTGTTCGAATTATGCTAAAATTATTAATATCAAAAATATAAAGGACTGTTGGGCATGAATGATTTATATAGCTTTTTCTATTGGGGAGATTACAATGCTCAGATGGCGGAATTAGCAAAAAGAGCACAGTCAGAGCCGTGGTCTTTTGGAAATATAAACGATTATTCAATTTTAAAAAATTATATGAAACACACTTTTCAAAAACTGCAGAGTGAAGGGAAAATCGTTACAGCAAAATATTATTGTATTTTTAATACAGGCCTATATGATAATTATAACGAACCAATTTATGTATATGCAGAACCTAATAATAGATTAGGCTATTCAAGTTGGATATTTAAAGGATTCAAAGATCGTTATGAGCTAGGCGATTTAAAAATCATTGATTTACCAGAAAGAGCTGATTACTTTTCTGATCCAGGCAAACTCATATTCAACTGGCATTATCCCGTTAATGTTCATTATGAACACATCTTAGATGACCTTAATACAGCGCAGCGTTTACCAGAACGTATTCGGACAAGTGATCTTGCATTGGAAACACTAAAAGGAGTAATCGATTCTTCAATTCAAAAGGTTACTGCGAATTATAAGCTTGCTATTCCTCATTACTACAATAACAGGATTCAGCTAATGATTCCATTATATTTCAACAAAAATAATATTCCTGACGTTGCATTGGTGCTTAATGAAATAGATGGAAAGTGTTACCAAGCAAGAACATGTCTTTCCATGAAGATGGCATACATTGATGCAAGGATTATTTCTAAGCCTGATGTGTTCTGGTTATCCTTTGATACAATTAATGCAAGAGAAGAAGAATAAAATAATATATGAAAATACATTCCTATAGCAGATGAGAGAAATCTTGTCTGCTATTTTTTATGCTCAAAATTAAGGATTAACAAAATCATAAAATTAAAAATAGTTCAAATCGTATGGAGAATAAATAAATATCAGAAGAAAACATAAATACAAAGGAGATATTTACTATGAATAATAATTTAAAACTAATTACAACAGAGAAATTTGGAGAACTGGACTGCAGCTTTTACAGAAATATGAATGATGACATTTTATTGACAAGAGAAACAAATTGGGCAAGCGTTGGAATATAAAGATCCAATAAAATCAATCCAAAATATTCATATGAAACACAAAGATCGTCTTGATCATTTATCATTAAAAATCAAAACAGAAACTTTCGACCACCATCAAAGTGATGTATGTCGAAACAATAATCTTATGACAGAACGTGTCTACTATACCGAAAGAGGAATTATGGAAATTTGCAGATGGTCAAGACAACCAAAAGCAAACATGTTTATGGATTGGGTATGGGATATTGTAGAAAAATATAAAAATAATACTTTTACATCTATAAACTTACAGCCAATTATTAAAACTCTCCAAACGCTTATTCAAACTCAAAATGACATAAATCAGGCAGTTAGCTCTTTATATGACAGATATAATGCTGATATTACTCAACTAAATGAACGATTGACCTCATTAGAAAATAATATGAATACATTTGGAACAATATCAAATAAGAAAAGGCCATATTGGGTAAGTGTTATGATGCCTAAATCCAAGCGGATTATGATGAAATATGGAATTGATGATTACAAAACATTATATAGAAAATTATTTGAAAAGTTTGAAGAACAATATACAGATAAGGATTTAAATCAGATGATAGATGACTATTGTCATAATAATAATCTAAATAATTGTATGACCATGGATGCACTAGCTTATGACAAAGAATACAGAACTTTATTCGAAAAAATGGTTGATGCAATTTTAGATGAGCGAGAAATCTTATAAAACTATTCAATAACAAATGGAGAAAATATAGTAGGAACCACGCTCTTATTATTGGAATTGATCATTAAAAGTGGCTACGGTAGTTTCTTGGCTACACGGTTGGATTGACAATAGTGTGCCACGCTACTAGCGCGGAGATGCAGTAGCTCTCCTTGCTCTGGCGTCTGCTAAAGCAGCCACCAGGTACTGAACCATTTATAAAGTATTTATTAAAAGTATGAACAAAGTATAAAATAGAGCAATTTTACCCTTATAAATTATGGGTGAAATTACTGTACCAAAAGTTCCCTATATATAATATATATTAGGAAGAAATGGTACAGTAAAATTTTTTCAGAATATATAAGGTAAAAATGACTCTAAAATTACCATTTTGAAAAGGAGACGTTTTTATGGATAAGAATAATTTTGAAGTAGGACTTATTTCTGAACAAGATCTAGTAACTCGTTATGGCAGTCAATCCCAAAAGGATTCATATGAAAAATTGGGTTATATGCAAACAAAAAATAAACAGACTCTTTTAAAAAAAGTAAGTAGATATTGTAAAATCGAACCTCATGGAAAAAAGGAATATATGATCAAAGAAGTATATCCTTATATTTTACCAGCTAATTTTAGCAAAATGAACACATCTTTATATCAGTATATTGTTCCACTGCTACTAGAAAAAATCATTAATGGACATGATAAAAATCGAAAGATTGATATCACACTTGGTAAATGGGCCAGAGAAATCAATATGGTCAACCAAAATTATAATCTCTGTAAATATAATAAAGAGGAAACTAGCAGAGCTATTAAATACGAATTGGATACTATTAATGAATTTTATAATAAATCAGATGATATGATTGAGTATTATATTATGAATGCTCTGGATTATCTTAAATCCGCAGGTCTTATCATTTGGCGTGATGTGTACAAAATCACTTCTGAAGTATCCGACGAGATGGTTGAAATCGATTCAGATGGAGTTGTTCATGCAAATATTAAATTGGAAACTAGAGAAGCGTCTAAAGAGGATATGGATTTTTATGCTGCTTGTATTAAGGTTGCTGATGAAAAAGCAAATATCACAAATGCATCAGAAAGATATTACAGCAAAAAATCACAACGATTTAATGAAGCCCTCAAAGATGAATTATATAAACGCAAAATCAAACTTGTCTATAAGTCATATGAAGCTTATTACATCGATCTTGACAAATGTAGTTTTGTTCTAAATCAATTCCCATATCAATCCAATATTATCAAAAAATTTAATGATACTTTCACAGAGATGATTATTGGCAATGCCCAAAAACGTTTTGATAAATCACCTCGAAAATATACGATCTATGAAAGCAAAGATGATTATTCCCTGTGTTTTAAGGGATTGTGCGAAATGACAATAAACAATGAAACCGAATATCTTGGGAAGAGAATTAATAAACGTAAAGTTGAAGATGAATACACGCTTCAAATTAATTAGCAAAGGAGATATAAAAATGGAATTTAATACAAACCAAAAAGAAGCCATTCACACCATAGACGGAAATATGGTTGTCATTGCTGCAGCTGGATCTGGAAAGACATCTGTACTTACATATAGAATTTTAAACATGGTCAAGAATCATGGAATTGATCCCACTACTATTTTGGCTGTCACGTTCAGTAAAAAGGCAAAAGAAAGCATTGAGCATAGATTAGGAAAACTTGGAGTAGCTAGTGTAAATGTAGAAACTTTTCACTCTCTCGCTCTTAAAATTATTACTTCTACATATGGATATGGAAAATACAAGGTATGGACTGCATCTTGGGAAAAAGAAAAAGCATTAAAAGAAATCTGCTGTGATTTACTTGGATTATGTAGGAATAAAGATGATGTTCCTTATAATGGAATACTGAGATTTTTAGGAATTCAAAAGACAAATATGTTAGGGTCAACAGATAGTTTGATTTATTCAGATGATGATCCGTATCCTGATGATCGGATGAAAAAAATTTATAAAATGTACGAAGATTATAAAAAGGATAAGTCATATATTGAATTTGATGATTTCCTGAATATGGCAAATCAGTGTTTTGACAAATTCCCAGATATTTTAAAATTTTATCAGAATAAATATCTTTACGTGTTATCAGATGAGTTTCAGGATGTGTCTATGGCACAGTCTCTTCTTCTTAAAAGAATTAATAATAAAAACACTATGATTGTGGGTGATCCTTTACAGGCAATCTATTCTTTTCGTGGTGGGCGAAGTGAATACATTATGCAGTTTGATCAGGATTATTCTGATGTGAAAATCGTCCATTTAAACACGAATTACAGATGTAGTACAGATATTGTACGCATGGCGAATATGTTAGCACAACATATTCCTGACAGTAAGGATAAGAATTATGTAGAAAGTATTGCTTCTAAAGGAACAAATCAGTTCCCTGAATACAGAAAATTTGTAAGTGAATATGATGAAGCCTCTTGGATTTGTAAAAAGATCACAGAGAAAAAAGAGAACAATGAGTATAGAGATATGGCTGTTCTAGCAAGGACAAATGCCCAGTTGACAATATTGCAAACTGTCATGTCTAAAAATATGATTCCATATGACGTTGTTAATGGGGTTATGTTTACGGAGCTACCAGAGATTAAGTTACTGATCTCTTATCTTAAATTGGCATTGCACGAAGGAGATAATTCAGCATTTTCGTATGTGTATAATAAACCAAATCGTTGGTTAGATCAGAAATTTTTCGCTGAAGTCAAGGAAAATGCTACGAGGAAAAACACTTCGTTGTACAATGCAATGTTTACGATTGATCGCAGAAATTGGCGTTTCAAAAATGGAATTGATCAATTATATGAAGTTATTAATACACTACAGAACAGAAAATTCGAGTCGGTTGGTAAGATGATTGAATATTTGAGATTCTATCTTAAAATCGATGATTTTGTTAGTAAGGGTAAACAGGCTGATGATGGTGGATTTTCGGAACAGATTGAAAATATGGATGCTTTTCAGAATATTGCAGAAAAGTATTTTGATTTAAACGAGTTTATGTTGTACTTAGATGACATCAATAGACAAGTTGCAATGGAGAATAATGATAAAGTACATCTCTCAACAATTCATAGAGCAAAAGGGTTGGAATATCCAATCGTGTTCATTGTTGGATTGAATGATGGACTGCTCCCACATGCAAAAAGTGATAATCTCGATGATGAACGCAGATTATTATATGTTGGAATTACAAGAGCAGAGAATGAATTATATCTCTCTTCTACTGCATCATACAATGATAATCTTATGACTCCTAGTCCGTTTATTGATGAACTTGGAGATAGCGTTAAAAAGATGAAATGTTGATGAATGTTTAGAGAATATAAAATTAGGAACTATTAATCATCCCTATAACTAAGGAGTGATAGAAATGTATTTAAAAATTATGAAAATCAAAGGAGATATTAATTATGAAAGAGAACACAAGATTTTGCACAAGAAGTATGAGAGATAACACAAAATTTGGAGGACTGATTCATTTTACAGAACTTTCTCCATATCCGAATTCTACTACCCTATCACATGGATCGCACTTCGCAGAAAAGATTATTGCAGACAGAAAGTTTGATGAACAGTGTCATCGAAATATTATTCAAACACAAAAATTAAAAGCAAAACAGTCCACAGTAAAGGAAGTGGATGAGTTTGTTTACTAAAACTGATCGTAGATATTTATCTAAAGCGAGACAGGCTGCAGATATTTCTGATTATAAAAACGTACATATTGGTTGTGTAGCAGTATATAAGGGAAATATTATTGGCATTGGTTGTAATACCAACAAAACACATCCAGTACAGAAATATTATAACAAATATAGAAATACTGACGTTGATCAAGAAACACTTCTTCCTAAAATACATGCAGAAATTAGCTGTATCAATTCCATCCGACATCTGGATATAGATTTTTCCAAAGTAAAATTATATATATATCGAAAACGAAATGATAAACCTTATGGTATGTCTAGGCCATGTCCGTCATGTATGGCTGCCATCAAGGATTTAGGCATAAAACACATTTACTATACTACAAATGAAGGCTTTGCTTATGAATGTGTAACACAGGAGGATTTAGTATGAATATTAATACAAATATTATAGATTTTGTATGGAATTTTAAAAATTTTAAACTTAAGGATTTTGGATTAGATCATGAGTATAACATGTTGTGTGCGCCAGTATGTGGATGCGGATGTGGTGAAAAGATGAATGTTTTATTGGCAGATGATGATGACATCTATGATTTTTGTTATGAGCTTGTAGATACTCAAGATTGCAATTATTGTGTTGTTTTTGCAATCAATGAAAAGAATGAAATGCTTGGTGCCATTAAATATGATGGTGAAATTCATTGTATTAAATTGAAAAACATTTCTGAAGACTATCTTCAAGTTGGTGGTATGTTTAATGATTTAGAGCTACATCAGTATGGAATTATTGTCTGTGTTGGCGATGGAGAATATAAGATTTTGGAGGAATAAAAGATATATGGCAGGTATTAATGTACCTCAGTATGAGATTTTTAAAATTGGAACAGATAAATTAAAATATTCTAAATGGAATTTGAATATTGATAAAAAAGAAGCATTTAAATACCAAGAATCTGTTTCATTATTTGAGGGTCAACAATTTCGAATTATGGCAAAGAAAATTATGAAGAAAGCAAAATGGAAATGCGATTTTTCGAAACTTTTTATGCAAGTCGTTATTGACAAAAAAACAGATTTTGCAAGAGCAACAAACAAAAAAGGGGTTACTGTAAATGGTATAAATTATAAACGTTTTGTTGGAACAACAGGTGGTTTGAAGAATAACACTCTTCTATTTTGTAATTCGGAATACATAGATAAACTAAATGAATTATGTGAATGTAGGCGAAACAAAGAAGTGCCATTAGTTCCAGCAAAATACGAAGCATATAAAGCGTTAACTTGCTCTGCATCGCAGCCAATTTGCGAACCACATGGAATTTTAGTTGTGAAAGATTGCATTACTCAATACGAAGATGATGTAATTTCTCTCGATAGTGGAGTTGGAGACGGTGAGCCAATTCGCGAAAAAAAACATAAAGTAATGGAAAATACAGTGTCTGATGGGTTTAATTTATGTACTATTGGATATATGCAAAGAGTTGCTGAATCTCTTGGATTAGATTATACTCCTGCAGGTGTATGTTTGCGAAATGCCTGGTTAAAAGGTATGCTCTACCCTTTCCCAATTATAGAGTTTATCGAAAAATATAATAATGGGAATTATTTTATCGAGGATATTTGGGGTAATGTGCAGGACATTCGAGAGTGTGAAATGATTCTCACGGAATCTTCATTGAAATTATGGTCGGCATATGAAAGTATTGACGAATATATTGCCGCATATAGAGAGTGTGGATATGAATTTGCAGTTACGAAAATTTCTCCTCATATCTTAGATGAAGAACGTGAATTAAATTATCAATATTTACAGTCTTATGAATTCACTGATGATGATATTAAAGAATTGTGCAATCCTACCATTCAGCATTTAAAAGATGCTATGTGTGGAGACTACGAATCCACCATTAAATTTCTTGGAATTAATGAAAATACAGACGTGAATTCATGGCAACGTGCATTATATACAAGCCAATATATGCTTGGTGATCCATATATTATTGATTCAACGCATAGATATATTAAAAAGAAAATAAACGATGCGAAAATTGGTAAATTAATTGTAAATGGTAATTATCAAATTGCTAGTGGTGATCCGTTTGCGTTAATGCAATCAATTTGTGGCCTAGAAATAACTGGCTTATTAAAAGCTGATCAATGCTACTCAAAATTCTGGATTGACAAATCTGTAGATTCTGTAGTTATCTTTCGAAGTCCAATGACTTCTCACAATAATATTCGAAAATGCAATGTAATTTCAAACGAAGAATGTTTGTATTGGTATCAGTATATGGATACTATTATGATTATCAATGCATGGGATTCTTTTTGTGTGGCGGAAAACGGTTGCGACTGGGATGGCGATCTTTTATATTCAACCAATAATAAAGTCTTACTTCGTTGTTTTAGAAAATTATTAGCAATTGAATGTGTTCAAAGAAAAGCCAATAAGATTATTATTAATGAAAAAGAAGTAAAAAAAACAAATAAAAACGGCATGGGAAATCAGGTTGGTCAGATTACAAATCGTGTAACTTCTATGATTGAAGTGTTATCTCGATTTAAAGAGGGGTCTAATGAATATAATGATTTATTATATCGTATTGAATGTGGACAGCTTCACCAACAGGATGAATTGGATAAAATCAAAGGAATTATTGCAAAGCCAATGGCAAAATATTGGTATAATCTTGGTGCTTGCAAAGATAATCATTATTTACAATCAATTTGTGCTTATCGAAAACCGTATTTTATGATCTATATTTATGATGAGATTAAACGTAAGTATAAGAATTATATCAAGGAAAGCGAGATAAAATGTGCTGCATTATATGATTGCAGTATTCAAGATTTATATAGTAAAAAGGATAATTTAACTGACGAACAAAAGGATTTTTTATTTTGGTATGAGTATAAAATGCCGGTTGGCATTGGAGCTTGTGCAATGAATAAAATCTGCTGGTATGTTGAAAGTCAATTAGACGGATATAAATCACAATTACATCATGATTCTACTTTTGATTACAATCGTTTAAAAGTTAAACGTCGATGCACAGAAGAACATCGAAAAGCTTTACATGATCTTGAACAAGAGTATCGTGAATGTATTAAGGAGTATAAAGCAAACAGATCTTCCGACAAAGAACAATCAAATAATAACAGAAAATATTTATGCGAAAAATTTAGGCAAGAGGCTATTGAACTTTGCCCAAACGATGAAGAGCGTATGAATATTATCCTTGATATTACCTATGGTTATAAGGGGAATCGACAGTTTTGTTGGGACTGTATTGGTGACTTGCTTATTAAACGTTTGGAAGAAATGGAGAATGAAAATGTATATACTGAATGAGAAGGATTATATTAGATCTGTTCTGGCTTCAAAGAAGAAACCAGAAGATCTATCTATTGGCTATTTGATTGTTTTAACAGCAAAATATTATTATATTAACAATGAAAATATAGAAAAAAAACAGTTAGTTGAAATCGTTACAAATAAGATTTCCGATATGATGATTTATGGCTATCAGGAGTATAAATGGATTCACAAAATTGAGAATGTATGTGATATTTTTTATGATAGCGAGAAAGATAAAAAGTCAAAGCAAAAGGAAGAAATTAACGGAAAAGACAAACAATTCAGAGAATTAAAATATGTTCCAATTTATCAAGAAGAAATTGATCTTATTAATTCACTTCCTAATGACAGACAAAAGAAATTTATGTTTACTTTATATGCCGTAGCTCGTTATATGGATTCTGATGGATGGATTAATAAAAAGGATCTTAGAGGATTGTCTGAAATTTTTAAATTGGCAAATATTACTCTTACGTCGGATAAAAAAAGCGAAATGCTTCATGAGTTATATAAAAATGGTTATATTTATTTTGGTAAACAAATAGATAACCTGAATATTAGAGTTAATTTAGCTGAATCTGATAATGTGGCATATAAGATAAAAGAATTTTCTAATTTGGGAAATCAATATATCGGTAACTTTAAAAAAGGATATAGACAATGTGCAAATCCATCATGCGGAAAAAGAGTTAAAATGACTGCACCAAATAGGATTTATTGTAGTAAGTGTGCAGAAGAAATTGATCGAGAAAAAGCAAAAGATCGCATGAAGAAGCTGAGAAACCATAAAATGTTCGAAGCTGACAGTATGAAAAATGCTTAATTTTGTTGAGATTTTTGTCTCTTTTTCAAAAAAAATTGTTTTTCTTTGAAGGGAATAAATAATCATTTTTTATTCTGACTACACCGGAAGAAACAAAACCTGTAGTCTATTCAACGGGCGGTTACTCTCTGCCGCCCTTTTCAAAAGGTTAATTCTTTATGTTAATTTCATAATTATCTCCTCTTTCTTTTATGTTTTATTTTTCACTGGCAGATACAATAGTCTGCCAGTATTATCGCGGGATATGCTGGATCGATTCCACGAGAGATTCATATTCTCTAAAGCTACGTTCGACTCGTAGTCACGCAATTCGTGGCATAGCACAGATAGATGCGTGTGAGCGTATTAAAGGCGAATTTACAACTCGTCGCCATGAAAATTGGTCAATCTATGCAAAACTAACACCCCAGGCATTCAAAAAGTGCCGTTTCATACCGGTAAAACGAGTAAATCCTGTGTGGAAATAGTATCAGGAAATAGGGAGCAACAAGGTGATTCAGGGGCAACCGCTGAGAATCATTTTTCTGCGCAACAGAATAGCTCACGCGAACCTATGAAGATATGATGGGGAATTAGGAGGATATATAGTGCGAGTCCTTATTAGACAAGTGCGATGTCCATTTGGGTAAGTGAATTGGTAGAGATGCCAAATTAGCTTATGCAGGATGTGAGTAGGGATTATAACCGAAAGCTATGAAGGTGTGATGTATTTTGTTATCCAAAAGATAGCGAAGCGTCTGGCATAGCACATCTTCTGTATTTATTTCGTTCTTAATTTATAAATGGTATGTAAAAGCTAAATTAATATTATTGAAGAATATCAAATTATAAAGCGAAAGTCTATGCCTCTGTGCAATGTAAGCAGCCAAAATGTGTAATCTCTTTGAGGTAATACACACACTGAAAGATGCGCAACATCTGGATGTGTTATGTGGATTCTGCATGGTTTTCTTAGCGGAAATTTGTAGCATGGCAATGTTGACAGAATGATGAAGCATGAGTAATTGCATGGTAAGAAGATAAGCCTCTTCTCAAAAGGCGGTTGTTGGAAATACAATATGCGTGCGTAAGCAGCATATTGTGGATAACTGGAGAAATCATAATGCCAGGAAAGATTTCTGAAAATATGTATAATCTCAGCGTATTTATTTTGCTACTTCTGTAGCATTATTGCGGTGTAGCTCAGTTGGTAGAGCATTCGGCTTATATCCGAACGGTCGTGGGTTCGAGTCCCACCACCCCAACTATTTATCTTTGCTGGTAAATGCAAAGAAATTTAAAATGAAAGGTGTGTATTAATATAGTACTCATTACTAAACAAGAGAAAGAATATTTAGTAAAACATGGAGTTCCTTATGCAGAAGGTGGCGTATCCCATTCGGAATCATGTCATAAACGCAAAAAGTTCTATCTGTGTGAAAGTCCTCATAATATGAGACTTCTCGAAAATTATAGAAAAAAATTATATCATCGCTAATGCGAAATTTAATGAGAAAGGTGGTTTAAGCCATCGCTAAGAAAAAGAAAGAGATTGCTCTTGAGGTTATTGGAGGAAATGCCGAAGGAGTAACTGGAAGTTGTACAAAAATAGATTGTTATGATCATACAATTCTGTTTGAATTGGGAATGATCCAGGATAATAATACAGTCTTAGAAAATTACAAAGCAAATTGTGCATTGTTTAATAAAATTAAAAGCAAAACTGTAGATATGGTTATCGTTGGACATAACCATTGCGATCATATTGGACTAATTCCAATGCTATTTGCAAGAGGAAACACAAAAGCAAGAATTATTGTTCCAAAATATAGTACATCTATTCTTCGTGAAATGTGGCTTGATTGTGCATGGATTAATCAAAGAGATGTAGATTCTTTGAATTATAAAGGTGATCATAATTATACACCACTATATACAGAACATGAAGTAGAAATTGCTTTAAAACATATCGAAGAATATGATTGTGGACAAATTTTTAATCTGGATGAGAATATAGCTATTCGTTATACTCCAGCAGGTCATATTCTTTGTTCATGTCAAACAGAATTATTTATCAATGGTGGATCTCATACTAGAAAAATTTTGTTTACATCTGATCTTGGTAATACAATGATCGAAGACAGAAAAGTTTTTGTAGAACCATTTCAAATGGTAAATTCTGCACAAATTGTTATTGGGGAGTGTACTTACGGAAGACGAAAAGGTTCTATGAAAAAGAAGGATATTGAATTAGACCGTCAAAAAATGAAAACGGTTATTGATCAATATTGTGTAGATAATCATCATCGTGTTCTTATTCCTACATTTTCTTTGGATAGATTCCCATTTATTATTTGGGAATTATATCAGCTCTTTGGACATGATCCATCTTTTAACATTCCAATTATATTAGACAGCCCATTATCAAATCGTCTTCTTGATTGCTACTCTTCTATACTCGAAGGTGACAGAAAAGAAAAATTTGATGAAATGATGCAATGGAAAAATTTGAGAAGAATAATTACTCCAGAAGACAGTAAGGCAGCCATTACTGATAAATCTGCAAAAGTTATTTTAGCTAGTTCTGGTATGTTGTGTGCAGGTCGTTCAGTTAAATGGGTTCAAGATATTTTGCCAAAAGAAAATGATTGTATTTTGTTTGTCGGATTCGCTGGAGGCGATACTTTAGCCGGAAAGATAAAGAATGGACGAGAGCAAAAAACAATAAATATTAACGGAAAACCGTATAAGAATAAGTGTCAGCTTGTAGATTTGCATTCGTATTCAAGTCATATGCAACGAAATGATCTTTTAAATTATTATAAGGGAATTAACGCAGAAAAGATTTATTTGGTACATGGTGATCAGCAAGCTCGATTTGAATTTAAAGAAGATTTGGAAATCGCAATTTCTGATGCACTTAAAACAACAAGAGTTATTATCACAAATAAAGGAACGAAAATTAAATTATAAAATCCTTTTATAGGAAATATTATGAAAGCACGAGGCATATTGCCAATGGAGAAAAAGGAACTCAAGCAAAAATTAGAAACAACATATTTAGACATTGCAATTCCAAGTAATGTAGAAAATTTACAGTTGCCAGATCCTACGCTATTACAATTTTATAAAAATTACGATGATAGAATTATTTGGATTGATGATGAAATTACAACCATGACTTTGGAATATGCAAAGATGATTATGCAGTGGAATTCAGAAGATAAGAAAAATAATATTCCAGCAGAAGAACGTAAGCCAATTAAAGTAATCTTCTTTAGTCCTGGTGGCGATTTAGAGGTAAATAACTGTTTGGTTGATACAATTCAACTAAGTCAAACAAAAGTTATTGGAATCAATGTTGGTATGGCTGCATCAAGTGGATGCTTTATTTATTTAGCATGTCATGAGCGTTTTACATTTCCAACGGCAGAATTCCTCATCCATAAGGGAGCTGGTCAATTTGCTGGGACATACAATGATGTAGTTGCAGCAATTTTAAATTATCAACGACAAATCGAAGAACTTGGTGACTTTGTTTTATCTAGAACAAAGATTCCAGAAGATGTATTTAATGAAAACTTTGAAAATGACTGGTATTTATCTGCGAAAGAAGCTATTAAATATGGTGTTGCAGATAAAATTATTACAAGTTTAGACGAAATCATTTAAGGAAGAGTTCAATACTCTTCTATTTTTATACAAATTTTTAGGATTAAAAGGAGAATTATACGATATGGCAAGTTTTACTTATAAACTTACAACAAAGAAAAATATGAAAGCTACAGGTATTTTAGATCTTTCTCATATGACAATCGAGATTGATGGTGAATCAAAATCCATACGTACTCTTCTATCTGGTTACGATCAAGCTGCAATTACTTTAAGCGTAGAGACAAAGGACGAAGAAGAGCTGGATGAGCCAGTTGATGTTGAGTAAGAAGGGAGTGACTTACTATTACTTCCTATAAAAGATTACCTGGCGAAACAGATGATCAACTCATCTATAGAGTGACAAATGATAAGGACTTGATTGGTTCCTGGAACGATGTAGCTGATGTACTTAATGAGTTACTTGGTACAAATTACGGAGAATCCAAATTCCGGAAGGATAAAGCGACATTTGATAGAATGCTGAATGCAAATCGTGACAAATTTGTTGCTTCTGATCAACAGCTGCAAGATATTCGGTTTGCACAAAGAGAATTAGAGCGATTAAAAATTCAATTTAGAGACGAAAGAAACGCTTGGCAAAAGCAAAATTATATTGATGCTAGAATTGAGCAAAAATTAGATCTATTAGAAAAACAATTGAGCGATCTTGGAAAAGTAAATTTTTCTAAACATAATGACGTTTCTATATCATCTGATAATGATATGCTTGTAATTTTAAGTGATTTACATATCGGTCAGACATTTCATTCATTCTTTGGAGAATATAATACTGATATTGCTAAAGACAGAATGCAACAATTATTAGATAACATCATTTCTATCCAAAAACTACATAATTCTGAAAGGTGTTATGTATCTCTACAAGGAGATCTCATATCAGGAAATATTCATAAAACAATCCAAGTAACTAATCGTGAAAATGTAATTAAACAGATTAAAATTGCAACGGAACTCATCTCTTCATTTTGTTATGAGTTGACCAAATATTTTAAAGTCGTATTCATGACAAACGTGTCTGGAAACCATACAAGAATTGATAGAAAAGAAGATGCAATTCATGACGAACGGTTAGATGATTTGATTAATTGGGCAGTTGATTTATCTTTACAGCATATCAATAATTTTCATATTTTGACAAGAAATCTCGATTCTGGAATTGTTGATATATCTATCCGTGGGAAAACATATGTTGGTGTGCATGGTGATTTTGATCCATTTGGGAAATCTGGTGTACAAAATTTGTGTCTGGCGATTGGATACATTCCATACGCTGTGTTATATGGACATTTACATACGTGTGCTCTTGATGAAGTGAATGGAGTAAAAATGATTCGGGGTGGATCTTTAGCTGGATGTGGAGATCAGCACACTGTGGAAAAAAGATTAACAGGAAAACCATCTCAGATGGTATGTATTTGTACAGATAAAGGGGTACAGGCTTTTTATCCTGTTGAATTAAACTAAAAATAAGTACAGATACGTCTGTACTTACATATAAAGAAGGTCATCGGCTACCTAGAATTCCTGCCTTTCCGTTGTTATACAACAAATGTACAAAACTCGGGAAAAGCCGATGACCAAGAATACGGAAGATGCTCCGTACTTATAGAGAATAACACATTATAAAAAATTAGACAAGCACTTCATAAGTGCAAAATATATTTGAACAAAAGGAGAATATTAAAATGAACAAACAAGATATTATTAAAACCGTAGCAGCAAACCTAGAAGTAACCCAGAAAGATGCAGCAAAATATGTAGATGCCGTTTGTGCTACCATCAAAGACGCAATGGCTGATGGAGAATCTGTAAATATCGCAGGATTTGGAAAATTCGAGGTTGTAGAAAAGGCAGAATCTAAGAGACGTAATCCTCAGACTGGTGAAACAATTATGGTTGCTGCTCATAAAGCACCGAAATTCAAGGCAGCTACTGCTCTTAAAGAGGCTGTTCTCTAATAGATCGGTGGTGATTATATGCATACACTGAAATGCAAAAGTATCGAAGAATTAGTCGAAGTAGTTGTCGAGACTTATGAGCTACTACATGATTGTGATCGAAACGTAAGTTTTGTTGCTAAGTATGATCATGCAAAAGAAATTTTGAGAGAATTGGTATTTTACGATTATGATCTAAAATTTGTTGAGTTAGCAGATCCTGAGTGGGATAACTATGAAGACGAATATGTTATCAGTATTGTGTGTGATGAAATATTTTGCGAGAAGCTAAAATTGGACGGACGATATTGTATATTATCTCCAAAATTTGTATTTTTTGATGAAAATGCAAATTCTAAATGCGTTAAATATTTTGAATCGGATATGAAATATGAATTTGAAATCACGGAAGAAGAATCTACTGGTGACTCTGATCAGGAGTTGAATTGTCATGACGATTCTACGAATGTAGATTTCTCTGATGATGGACAGGGATTTACATGTAGCAAGCATGATAAGAATGGATATAGTTCTATTTCATATTGGTCATCTGAACAGGTTGATAAAGTTCGTCTATCTGAGATTTTGAAAAGTTTTTATTTATAATTTTGTTGAGTGTGTAAGACTGCAGCTTACGCATTCAAATACAGGTCGTTAGTGTAATTGGCAACACGACAGTCTCCAAAACTGTTAATCAGGGTTCGAATCCCTGGCTTCCTGTTTACAATTTTCCGTAAATGAATGCAGAGAATAAATGATTAGAGACGGGTGGATAACCTGATAATGAGCTATATAGAATAGTTTTTACTCTTCTATTTCATCTCTGTTGGTGGAACTAATGTATAGGGTACGCTCCTATCACACCACGTTGCGGAGAGATTTGGTGGATAATTACCACCCACTCTCCTTTTACTAAAAATAACTATTTTAGAAAAGGAGAAATAAAATGAACGAAATTATTTTAAAAAATGAAAATGGACAAGTTGTTACTAGTAGCCGCGATGTAGCTTAAAAGTTTAATAAGAATCACAGAGATGTTCTTGATTCCATTAGAAATATCACGGCGGAAAATTCCGCAGTGAAAAATATGTTTTATCTTTCAGAGTATACCAATTCAAGAGGAAGAAAATATAATGAATATCTTATGAATAGAGATGGTTTTTCTTTGTTATGTATGGGATTTACTGGGAAAGAAGCTCTTGAATGGAAACTTAAATACATAGATGCATTTAATAAAATGGAAGAAAAACTAAAAACTGGAAATTATCTTTCTGAAGAAGAAAAATATAAACTTCAGCTATTTAGTAAAGATCCATCGGAAGTAGCTTATGCGCATCAGAAACTTGTTGAACTTGCCACAGCTCAACTTATTGCAGAAAATGAAGAAATGAAGCCGAAAGCAGAATATCATGACACCGTATTGAAGAAAGATGGTCTTATTACTACAACTATTGTAGCAAAAGATTTAGGGTTTTCAAGTGCCGTTAAATTAAATCAAGTTATGTATGCGAACCATATTATTTTTAAAAATAAATCTGGTACATGGTGTCCGTATGCCGAATATGAATGGTTGATTTCAGAGGATTATGCAGACTATCAAAGTTATACAGATACTAAAGCAAAACCTTGTCTGAAATGGACAGAAAAAGGAAGAAAATGGATTATTGAGAATTATAACAATTGGGTTATGAATCTAGCGATCTAAGTTTTAAATGAAGAATATTTTAAAAGAGCAGATAGTAATTTACTACTATTCTGCTCTTTGCTTTGAAAGGAAGTGAGATTATTGGCTGTAAGAGGTCGTATTTATCATAATTTTTATACGCCTGAATTATGGGCGCAAGTAAATAAAGAGAATAAAAGAATAATGGATGATTTTCTTCAAGAATATAAACAAAGAAAAATGAGCAAAGGAACGATCTCGGGATATCATAATGATCTTCGTATTATTATGATTTACATTCTTAAAGAGTTAGATAATCGTTGCGTCCTGGAATTAAAGAAAAAAGATTTTCGTAATTTAAGTTTATATTTTACAGAAGAATGTGAAATGTCTGCTGCAAGAACAAATCGTCTTAAAAGTGCAATCAATAGTCTCTTAACATTTTGTGAAGATGATGATGACTATGATTATGAAATTAATTATGCCAAAAAAGTACATGGCATTCCAAAATCGCGTGTAAAAGACGATGATGATGATTTCTTTTTTACTTTTGATGAATTTATTAAAGTTCGTGACATTTTAGTGTCTCAAGAAAAATGGCAATTAGCTGTTTTATGGAGTATAGGATTTGATTCTGCTGGACGAAAGAATGAATTATTTCAGATACAGAAACATGGATTATTAGACGGGAATAAAACAAATATTGTTGTCGGTAAAAGAGGTAAAAAATTTCCACTTGTATATTTAGACGACACAAAAGAATTAATAAGAAAGTATCTCGAATGGCGAGGAGATGATACTATTGATTCTCTTTGGATTAAGGGTTGCGGAGATAATAAACAGCCATTATCTGATTCGAATGTTTTATATGATAGAATTGTAAGTATTTCAAAAATATTATCAGAAGTACGTGGAGAACCATGTAATATTTTTACACATACAATGCGACATAGCAGACTTGAATGTTTATCTCAGGGAACCGATTTACGTCTTCTTGATAAAAATGGAAATCCTAAAAAGTTTCCTTTGGAACAAGTACAAGTATTTGCACATCACTCTGATCCAAGTACGACACAGGGATATTTAAAGGATCATTCAGAAGATACAATTAATTTTATGTTTGGAATTTAACATTCCATCCGGAGAATAATACAATATAGATCATATATTGACTTATGCGGAAGCTGTTTTATTCTACTACAAATTTGTCATTTGTCAAGACTTGACTTGACATTCCTCAAAAATTAGGGTATATTACATTTGTAAGTAAGACAAAGTAAGTAGAAGTAGAACAATGTAGAGTGATCTAGTAGTCTACATAATTATTTAAATAAATAAAATAACCACTTGCTAATCAAGTGGCTTTCAATAAATTGAATATAGAATGGGATATTCACCCAAGTGGATTTCTCAGAGCCGAAGGGGTATCGGCTGATTTCAACTTACGAAAAGGATCGCTTATTTAGCGGTCTTTTTTCGTTGGGACAATATTCTGTAAAAACATTAGAACTGTCCCGGCAACAATCGTAGATAGTAAATTACTATCATTCACAATTGTGTATGTATCTTTAAAAAATCTTAGAAACGTATCTATATCGCATCACCCTCCTTTCGTAGCAAGGGTATCTATATAACGAAGCATCACTGCTTCGACGCGACTCTGAAAAATCCTTGGCATTGCATCCAGCCGTAAATGAACGCCTGGGTGAACTCCTACGTATAGATTATATGTCAACAGGAAAAATCTGTCAATACAAAGATATGGACAATCTATAGATAGATCGTGTAGCAACACGTAAACTGCAATCTCCGACAGACGTCTAGGAATCGGTATTGGTACAAACCTTAGAAAATGTGCGACGTCAAAAAATACAAAAAATCGCAAAAATATTTATAAAAAGAACGTGCTGTACCTTTACAAAATTTTCCTGTTGTGATAATGTGAAATTATCAAATACAGGAGGTAATTTTGTATGGACTATGTAGTAAAAAGACAGAGCGCAAAGAATTTTACTAAAGATATTGCAAAAGAAAAATACAGTATGAAACACAAGTTTCAACGCCAGGAAAATCAGTGGGGCAATCGTCAGAAAAGTTTACTGATTGACTCTATGCTTCGTCCGTATCCAATCGATCCAATTAGATGCGAAGTCGGATCTGACGATGTAAGAAGAATTTTTGATGGCGTTCAGCGCGCTACCACAGTAAGAGACTTTTTTAAGAAAGATGGTTTTAGATTGGCTAAAAATTTAAAACCAGTTACAGTTGATGGCGAGGTATATGAAATTGCTGGTAAAAAATATGCACAGCTCGATGAAGCCGTACAAGATAAGCTGAATGATTATGAGATGACAATCTATGTGTTTACTGATTGTACTGGAGAAGATATTCGAGAAATGTTTACTCGTCAGAACAATGGTAAACCATTGAACAATACTCAAAAACGTACAGCAATCGAGAGTGAAAAAGTAAGTGATGTTATCTTTAATTTTGCAGATCATGAGTTCTTTGAGAAAGTCCTTACTGATGCACAATATAAGAAAGATGTTCAGCGTGATCTGATCCGCGAAACCCTTATGCTGATTAATACAAATGAAGAAAATGATTTTACATCATTTAGAGCGAAAGATATCGACAGTTTTGTTGTTTGGTATGATGAAAATATCAATGCTACTGATATCAGTATATTAACAGATGTATTAGATACTTTCAATACAGGAGATGAAGTAATCAAGGTAAAATCTACTTCTATTCCAATGATCCTGTATGGCGGTTATAAATGTATTAAAGACGGAAAAGATTTTAGAAAATTCGAAGCTGCAGTAAATGAGTTTGTTGAGAATTATGATTCTAACGAAGCATATAAACAACTTGTACAATCTGGTACTACTGCTTCTGCTGGTGTTAAAGCTCGTCTACAGTATTGGAATAACGTCGTAGATAATTTATAATTTTTTGTGAAATAATTTGATATGATTTTTATTATGGAGAGTGGAGCAATCTACTCTCCATTTTTGTATGGGCAGATGTGCTTAGTGGCGATAGTAGTGGGCCGTAACCCCACCACATTAGAAACACCGTAGGTTCGACTCCTACTCTGCTCATTTTTGTTTTGGAGCTTTACTCAAGTTGGATGAAGAGATCAGTCCTGAAAACTGACAGGTCGTTAACAACGGCGCGTGGGTTCGAATCCTACAGGCTCCGTATATAATTAGCGAATGGAGGCAGTGCCTCCGTATGCCGGTATGGTGGAATTGGTAGACGCATCTGGTTTAAGCCCAGATTGTTATGAACAGTGCGAGTTCGAGTCTCGTTGCCGGTATTATTTTAAAAAGGAGACATACATATGAAAGGTATGACTGGAATTTGCAGGATTAATCCTGCGTTGTTTGGTGGAATCATGGCATTATTCGTAGAATTAACAGTAACAATGATTTTACCTCTGTAGAATATAATCCTAATATATATGATAACGCTGCGATGCTATAGAAATTAGAAAGGTATTTCGCCAATAGTGTCTATTACTATTTTCAAGATTTTTATTTACCGCTTTCAATTCTGCATTTACAGTTCTTAGTTCATTCAATTCTTTCAAATTAGAATCTAACGTTTTATTCTGTATCTCAGTTTGTGCATTCAATTTCATGTTTTCGTACTGGATTTTTCTCATAGCTTCTGTCTGACTTTCAAGCTCAGATTGCATAGAATCCATTTTGTCAGTAAGAAATTTCAATCGTTCTTCTGGAGATTGGAATTTTGGCATGTAATCAAATATATTCATGCTGGCATTATTGTTCAGCATTTGCTGATAGCTTGCATCTGATATTAGTTTTTCAGAAAATTCCTGTAGTTTTTGGAGATTTTTAGATAGAGCTACTGGTTCCAATATTTTTCCATCTGGTGTGGTTATAGTTTTACACATTTAAATCACCTTTCTTTATTTTGTTTCATGTTTTATATTTTTATTCTCTTTAAATTCATTGGAGAATAAGTAATCATAAGCAGTTTGGTGCTTATTGCTCTGTCAGTGGAGCGTGATTAATTTTTTGGAGTAGGAAACCAGAGAAGTCATGAGCTTTGGCATAGTAGACACTCGCACTACTCTCCTACTCTTTTTTAATTGTTATGCGAGTGGAAAGCGAGAAATAAAAATGGGATATACTCATGGAACAAGTATTGAATCAAAAACAAGAATTTGTACAAAATGTGGAAAAGAATTCCCGAATACAAATAAATTCTTTTCTTATGCAAATAAAAAACTTGGACGATTAAATGCTTTATGTAAAGAATGTCAAAAAATAATTAGTAAAGAAAAGCGCCTGAAGATTATTGAGAAAAATAAAAATAAAGATTTATTTTATTCAGGGACACGACATTGTAAAAAATGCAATAGAGATTTACCAAATAATAAATTATATTTTCCTATCGATCTATCTTGTATTGATGGTTTAAGAAATGTATGTAGAGAATGCAGCAAAAAGGAATCTGGTTTTCTTGATCCCAATTATACAGTTTCCGAAAAATGGACGGATGAAGAAAATAATGTATTGTTAGAAAAATATAAAGATTTTACTGGCGAAGAATTGCATAATTTATTTTTGCCAAATAGAACCGTTAGATCTATAGAATGTCATGCAGCGCTTCTTGGTCTGCAAGGCAAGAATTACGATGCACAAGTTAGAGCTAATTTGTCTAGAAGTATAAAAAATAGTGAAAAGTTGAAAGGGCAAGCATTATCTGAAGAATCCAGAAAGAAAATTTCTGAAACAAAAAGAGAATATTTTAAGACTCATAATGGATGGTGGAAAGGTAAAAGACGTAGCCCAGAACAATGCAAAATGATAAGCGAAAGGCAAAAGGGAAAATGGGCTGGAGATAAAAATCCAAGACATTTAAATCCATTAGTTGGCGAAGAAAATGGTCGTTGGAAAGGTGGAATTAATTCTACTTATGTCGAGTTAAGATCTGATACAAAAAGTTGGTTCAATGATTCAATGGGATTTTGTAATTATAAATGTGTTATAACTGGCGGTGAATTTGATAATGTACATCATACAACAGCATTTAGAGATATCGTTGATGAAGTTTTTAAAATAACAGGAATAGAAGTAAAACAGCAAGTATGTGATTATAACAAAGAAGATTTCGATGAATTAAGATTAACATTAAAAGATTTGCATATGTTATATGGGTATGGAGCATGTATAAACAAAGAGGTACATAAATTATTCCATGACAATTATGGATATACAAAATTCTCTCCATTTGACTTTTTGGATTTTTTATACAGAATCGATACTGGAGAATTTGATACTTGGTTCACGGAAAATAATTTGAAAATAAATATAAATTATGAATATGTAGAATATTTAGAAAGCACTTTGTCAGTTCTTGCGGAAAGTGCTTAATTTATTGAAATAAAAGGAGGTGGCTGTTAATTGGCTACAAAAGCAACTGCACCGAAATTAACGGCTGCTCAAGCAAGAGAAAAAGTTGTTGAATTACAAAATAAATTAGATAACTATAACAAAACAGCACAATGTCCGATGTGTAGGAAGCATAAGGATGTAAAAATCGGATTTTATATGGACACAGACCCAATTCTTGGCGGGGATAGTTTTAGTAGAATATGCCGTGACTGTGCAAGGAAAATTGCATTGCGTGTGGATAAAAATGGAATTGAGCATGACCCAACTAAAGAATCCGCACAAAAAGCACTATATTATTTAAATAAACCTTTTATTGAGTCATTGTGGAATTCAAGTATACAAGAGTCTGAAAATTTAGTAACAGGAAAAGGGAAAAGCAACGCCTGGAATGCTTATATTAAAAATATAAGTATGGTTAACTATAACGGGCAAGGTTATATGGATTCTGATATGTTTAAAGAAAAAATTGTTTATGCTGACGAAGAGAAAAAGCAAAATACAAAAGAGGAATTGTCTGAAGATGTTGTTGAAATGTACAAAATAAACAAACGTACAGTTCTTCGTTTTTTAGGTTATGATCCATTTGAAAACGAACCAGAGGAAGAAAAACCTCTTTTATATTCCAAACTTGTAGGATATTTTGATGAATCAGTAAAAGATGATGGGTTAAAACTTGAAGCAGTTATAGAGATAGTGCAAAGTTTTAAAGATGTTAAAACAATTAACGATGCAATTTCACAATATAAAAAGCAGCTAGGTAGCAATCCAGGCGTTATTTCCACAATTAAATCTCTTGCTGACACAAAACAAAAAATGATTAATTCTGCACTTGCTCTAGCAAAAGATAATGGGATCTCAGAGAATAATAATAACAGAAAAAGCAAAGGTGCTGGAACGTTGACAGGTATTATAAAGGAACTTCAGGAAATGAATCTAAATGGTTCAGAAGTTAATACTTTTGATTATGAAACAAATTTGGCAATCGAAGATATCATGACTAGAAATCATCAGAACCAATTAAGACAATTGAATCCAGACGAGAATGATTGGGAAAAAGAAGTAGTTCATCAAAAAGAACTACTTTTTAATTTGCAAAAAGAACGGGATAACGCTGTTGAATTTAGTAGGTTATTAAAAAAAGAAAATAAAGATTTAAAAGATTTTCTTTTAGAAAAAGGATTAATTGATGAAAAGGGACAAGTAGTCGAAAATGAATGAAAATAAAAATATTGTCCTAATGGGGGATAAAATTAACGAATTTACCCCAAAGAATTTTACTTTTTTTACAAAACCTACGTATTATGATATGTCTGAACTAAAATTGGAAGGATTAAAGAAATTTGCTGAAATAATTCAATGGGGGAGGCGCAATCCCGTCAAATTCTGCGAAAGATTCTTTGGGATAGAATTTCTTGATTATCAAAAATACGTATTTATGATGTCATGGATAACCCCAAACGTTGTATGGTGTATGAGTCGTAATGCTGGAAAAACAACATTAGGTAGTCCATTTCTTATGGCGAAGACAATGTTATTGCCTAAATTTGAAGCATATATTTTAAGTTCAACTGGTTCACAAAGTATTGGTATGATGAAAAAGATTGAATCAATTGCCAAAAAAGAAATTGCTTCATTTACGGGTTTAACAGATGTTTTTCTCAATGAACTTGTTAAAAGTGCAAATTCTGAAGGGTTTCGGCATGATCCAGCATCTTATTCGTTCAAGCTTTATTCAGGATCAAGTTTGGCTACAGTAAATTCAAATTTTGATGGATCTCGTGGACGTCGAAGTAGACTAAATTTTTATGATGAAGCATCCTATGTGTCAGAAGATATGTTTGCTGCTACTCTTCCATTTGTCACACAAAATAGTGATTTTGCCCTTGGAGGAGATGTTGACGTAACTTTACTTCCTCCAAATTTCCCGAATCAAGTTATTTGTGCTAGTTCAGCAGGTTCGATGGATGACGTTTTTTATAAAAGATATAAAGAAGCAGCTATGCATTCCATGGCGGGAGACAAAAATTATTTTTGTGCAGATATTGATTGCGAAGTCATTCTTCATGCTACATATAATGGAAAAATTTACCCTGTACCACTTCTTACTCAAGCAAAAATTGATTCTGAGATGAAAATGAATCCAACAAAAGCAACAAGAGAATACATGAATAAGTTCGATTCCGATCTTGGCGATGATATTGCAGTCAAGAAATCACAGGTATTAAGGAACAGTGTAGTAAGACCACCTATGTTGGTTAATGAAGATAATTCATATATGGTAATTTGCTTCGATCCAGCAAAAAAACGCGATAATAGTTTTGTATTAATTGGTAAATTACATAGGGATGATCGGCGCGGATGGTTATTGGATGTTGTAAACGGAATAAACCTCATTGATAAAGAAACGAAAAAACCATTGACAACTCCAGAACAGATAAAAATGTTACAAGATATTATTGTTCGATACAACGGATATGGCGTTCCCGATTATAGAAATATACACGGTATATATATAGATGCTGGTTCTGGTGGGGGAGCTACCCAAATGTGCGATCTTCTTTTTGATAATTTTTATGAATCAGGGCATAAAGGAGAAAAGGATTATGAACATCATGGTTTAATAGATGCAAATTATGATTATGCAGCTCCATATGTGAAAAGATATCCTGATGCTATAGATATTATTCGAATGAGAGAACCGTCAAAATATAAAACAATTATGTATTCACAATTATGTGAGATGATTGATCAAGATTTAATAAGTTTTACCGCAGAATATGATTATCATGGTAATCTCACAATACTATCAGAAGAAAATGGCGAAGTCAAAGAGCAAGTTTATAACCTTACATTGGAAGAGGAAGTCGGATTAAAACAATTGGATGCAATGAAAGAAGAAGTTACCCATATGTATAAATACAAAGCTTCGAATGGTAATGTAAGATATGACTTAGCTCCTGGATTTGAAAGTATTTTGCATGATGATAGAAGTTACTGTCTCGCTCTTATGGCTCATAGTCTATTCGAGTTAAGAAGTAAAGACAAGGTAAGGCAAAAACGCCCACAAGAGTCAACCCAATATCTCCTCTCTAAACTTTCAATCAATCAACCAAAACGTATATCTTCGTTTTCCAAAACAATCTAAATAAAAATCCAAAACACAACTAAATAGAAAAGGAGGTGTTCGCATCAAATATGACACAATCAAAAAAAGAGATGGTGGAAACATCTCCAACACGCAAAAAACAGCCAACAGCTGCAGAACGAAAATTGTATATGCAAAGTCTTGAACGTCAGCAAAAGAGATTTGCAGAAACGCAGAATGCATTTAAACAAGTTCGTGATGTTACAAAAACGACAAGACAAATTCCTATAAGTTCATATAACAAGGGAAATGTAATTAAATATCTTCAAAATATAGACAGTTATGAAGATGAACTGCGTGGTTTATCTCGTTACTTATTTTATCGTTGTCAGATATATTTTAGATTAATTATGTATAATGCAACTATGTTTGATCTAAATGCAAGGTACGTAGTTCCTACATATGATCCAACCGGTGACAACGACAAGGAAAGTATGTTGAAAGATTATTATGACACTTTGGTATGGTTAGATAGAATGTCTTTACAAGGGAACTTCTTGCAGGTATTAATTAATAACTTTATAGAAGATGTATTCTATGGATGCTGTTGGCTGGACGAAACCGGAATGTTTATTTTAAAAATTCCACCAGAATATTGTAGAATTTCTGGAAAATATTTCACAGGAGATTATTCGTTTTCTGTAGATATGAGTAAATATAAGAAATTCGAAGACGTTTTAGAATATCTTGGTGATCCGTTGCTTTCTATGTATAAGGAATATGGTGGTAACAGTCAGAAAAAATGGCAACCAATGCCAGATGAATATGCTTTGTGTACAAAATCAAGAGTTGAGACATGGGAAACTATTGTTCCAATTTATAGTGGGTTATTTATTGATTTAATTGGCCTTTTAAATCTTGGTGACGTACAAGCCGTTGCGGATGAACAACAAATTTATAAACTAATTACAGCTACTATACCAACATTATCTGGTGCTGATGAACCAGATCAATGGGCTGTAAACATTGATTTTGCCGTAGATTATTATAATAAATTGGTTGATAGCCTTCCACCTTATATTGGTTCTGTGATAAGTCCATTGCCACTTAATACAATATCTTTTTCTGATGACCAAACAACAGATACGACGAAGGTACAAAAAGCCACAAAAGAAGTATTGAATACTTCTGGTGGAGCGCAAATACTTAATTCTTCTAGCATTTCTGGTGCTGAAGCATTTCGAGCTGCTACAAAGGCAGATACTGAATTAGCAATTTCTGCACTTTTAGGTCAGATTCAAGGCTGGGTAAATAGAATGCTATCATACCAAGTCAAAAATGCGGCGAAGGTTAAATTTTTTGAGGTGTCTTCTTATACAAAAGATACTCTTAGAGAAGCCATGCAAAAAGATCTGCAATATGATAGTTCTAAAATGATATTAATAAATGCATTAAATGGGATTAGTGAACTTGATACCCTTTCGATGACTTTCTTAGCCAATGATGTATTAGATTTAAAGAATAAATTTGTTCCACTCGTATCTGCAAATACAGTATCCAACGCAAGTGACGAAGGTGGCAGACCAGAGGTTTCTGATTCAGAAATAAGTGACGATGGAGCTAAAACGAGAGACAGAAAATAATGAGGTGGTCATATGAAAGAAAAGTTTTTAAAAACAACAGACACTACTACCTCTGAAAACTTAAAGAAACTTGGATTTCAAGTAGTAAGTGAATTGAATGGAATGTATATATTTTTGAATACTGACAAACTTCAGTTTTCAAATATAGATAAATCAAAAATACAGTATAGCAATATACTTACTTTTTAGCCACTCTTCTATTTCTTGAGTGGTATTTTTTATACCAATTTTTAGATTTTATAAATGAGGTCGAATGGATAATTCGATAAAGAGATTAACGGGACGGTTTACACTCTCCCATCTCTGCCTCCGTTTTTATGGAGGTGATTTATGAGTTTCAATAGAGAAACTGGTATGTACGAAGGATACATATATGTTATAACAAATGATATTTATCCTAATAAATTATATATTGGTCAAACATCACAAGAATTAATAACTAGATGGTATAGTCATGTTGGACAAGTAAAAAAACATTCGTCCACAGACAGATTGCATAATACAATGAATAAATATGGTATTGAACATTTTGCCATGGATGGATTAGAAAAATGCACTGCTACAACAAAAAAAGAATTGATTTCAAAATTAGATGATAGAGAAAAATATTATATTAAATTATTTGATTCTTTTCATAATGGTTTTAATCTTACTAAAGGCGGAAGAGACGGAAGCGAAAATAAAATGAGAGCTGTTAAACAATATGATATTAATGGTAATTATATAAACACATACGAATCTGTTGACAAATTAAAAGAAATATTTGGAAAGACATCTGTTATCTATTCTTGTTGCAATGGTGAATCAAAATATGCGTATGGTCATATTTGGCGTTATGTTGAAAATGAATTAGAAGATTTTCCTTTACCAACGGACAACGAAAAAGAAGAAGCGTTGATAAGGTATTATAGTTTATTACAAATTGATAAATATGATTATCGGGGAAATTTATTACACGTATATAAAAACACAACGGAAGCAGCAAAAGCAGAAAATACAAAAAGGAGTTTTATTGTTGATTGCTGTATCGGTAAACGTGTTTATATAGGAATTAATATTTTTAGATTCCATCATGAACTCTTTTCATCTCATAAAACATATAGAGAAAAGCCTAAACTTGTAGAACAATATGATTTGAATGGAAATTTTATAAACGTTTATGAAAGTGTTCGAGAAGCCGGAAGACAATTAAATATAAACTATCAAGTTATTACACAAGTTTGTAGAAATGAAATAAAAACTGCTTATGGATATATTTGGAAATATGTTGAAAACGCTTTAGTCATTCCAGATTTACAACATAAAGGGAATTGTAAAAAAGTGTTTAAATATGACAGGGATGGAAATTTAATTAAGGTTTATTTAAGTGTTATTGATGCTAGTATCGAAGAGGATGTTTCATACACAACAATAATTAATTCGTGTAATCAACAAACTAATAGTATATTTTCCAATTATACATATTCACATGAAGAATTAACACCTCAAGAAGTTGAAAATAAATTTAGAAATAAAAAATCAAAAAGAATTAATATGTATACAAAAGATGGTTTTTATATTAGAACATTCGATAGTTGCATTAATGCTGGAAAATACATAGGACATAGAAATTCTTCAATACTAATTGGGGCATGTTGTAGAAAAAAGAAAGTATCTGGATATGGCTATAAATGGTATTTTTCAGATGATTTAGATCAGCCAGATAAAACAAAAATAATTACTTAGTAGCCTCGTTCTTTTTTGAATGAGGTATTATTATACCCATTTTTAGGAAAGGAGGAAATAATTAAAGCAGATGTCAAAAATTATAAAAAAGAAAATTTTAACTGAAGATGATTTGCTAAAATTTTGTCAAGACAAAAAATTTGCGAGATTTAATTCCAAAGACATTGGCTATCAGTTAGCCTTAAAAGTGCCAACTACTTTTGAAGTGGATAATATTGTAGATGATAATCATCGTGGAATGATGCGTCTTAAATTTCGAATTTTCCATACAGGACTTAATAGGAATAAAAGTTATGTATCAAAAGAGTCTGCTGAAAAAGCAATGAATACAATTGCTGATAGACCTGTATTGGCTGCAATACATCAGCTAGATGATGGAACTTGGGACTTTGAAGGTCATGAGATGGAAATTATCAAAAATGATAACGGAAATGAAGAACTTAGATACATTGAATCTCAAGTTGGTTCTTTCTCATCTGAGCCAGCATTTTGGGAACATGATGATGGATTAAATAAAGATTATGTATGTGCTTATGCTTATATAAGCGAAGAATATACTAAGGCATGTGAAATTATTCGTTCTAAGCAAGGCACAAAAAATAGCTGCGAGCTTTTTATTGACGATTTATCTTACAACGCAAAAGAAAAATATCTTGAATTAAATGATTTCTATGTGAATGCTTCAACATTATTAGGGAGTCGTGATGATGGCACAGAAATTCAGGAAGGCATGGAAGGTTCTCGTGCTGATATTGTAGATTTCAGTGTAGAGAATAACTCGGTTAAATTTAGCAAAGAAGAAAAATTGATTGAACTTTTAGAAAATCTAAATAAGACACTTTCTAATTTCAATAAAAAAGAACAGATTGCTGTTCAATCACAATCAAAGAAAGGAGGAACCGAATTGAATAAGGAACACTTTGAAGAGGAAGTTACTGAAACTGAGGAAGTAACTGAAACAGAAGAGTCTGAAGAGGAAGTGACTACCACAGAAGAAGAATCTGAGGAAACAGTTGAGGAAACCTCCGAAGAGGAAACTCAGGAGGTTGCCGAAGAGGAAACCGAAGATACAGCTACAACAGAATCTGAAACAGAAAGTTTTTCAAAAGATGAGCTATTCAATAAGTTATTCGACATTTCTTTTGAAGATATCAAATACGCATTAAATGCATTATGTTCTATTTATAGAAATGATTCTGAATGGTGTTATGTGTCTCAGGTGTATGATGAGTATTTTATTATGCAGGATTGGGACAGCGACAAATATTATAAACAATCTTATACAAGAGATGAAGATAATATTGCACTTGCTGGAGAGAGAACAGAAATGTTTGCAATGCTTCTTACTGAGTCAGAGAAGATTTCTATCGAAGAAATGCGTTCAAACTATGCAGAATTAAAAGCATTTAAAGAAGAAATTGAGTTAAACGAACTTCGTGAGCAGAAAAAAGCAATTCTTGATTCTGAAAAATATGAAATTCTTGCACAGAAAGATGAAGAAGGAAAGTTTGTAAATAAGGATTATGAAAAACTTGTTTCTGAAATGGATAACTACTCTCTCACTGATCTTGAGACAGAAATTAAAGTTCTTCATTCAGATTATGTTTCTGAACATGGTAACTTCGCACTTTCTAATAACGAAGAAAAGACAGCTACATCAAAGAAACAATTTGTAAATGTAAATAAAAAAGCTTCGAAACCTAGCAGATATGGAAAACTGTTTGCTGAAGAAGAAAAATAAATAAACAAAATAACTTTTAACTTTAAGGATCGTCATAATGGCGGTCTTTTTATTATGCAAAAAACAGGAGGATAAATACTATGGCAATTCGTATGTCTATTGAGCAGCATCACGTTGCGTTCCCAACTAAAGTCCTTTCAGACAAAGTTGGAAGAGTACTAAATATGGTTATCAAAAAAGATACTGATAACGGAACAGTTTGCGGAAAAGGAGCTTACGTAAGCTTTGATCAGTATGAAGTTGCTGATGCCCCAGCAGGATTTGAGGGAGAAATTCTTGAACAGGCTGCAAACGGAAACTGGTATGTAGAGGTTAAAAAAGTTGATGTGAATGCACCAGCAATTCTTATCTACGAAGTTCCAGAAATCGCTGAAACATACAACAGTGAGTTTACAAAGACATCTAACTTCTTCAACAAAGCAACAGCCGAGAGAACAAAAACAGTTAGAGGACTTGTACTTACAGTAACAGACGTTTATGAGCTTAGTGAAGATGCATTTGACGGAACACCTGTAGCTGGTAAGAAAGTAACTGTTGAAGCTGGAAGTCAGAAACACAAAGTTTCAGAACTATAAAGAAGGGAGGAATAAGCAATGAATAAGATGAATTTTAGCGCACATGTACTTAATGTATTCGATGAAATGAAAACTTCTTATGAAGAAGTAAAGAACTTAATGTTCGATTTATATAAAAATGAACTCGACGATGGAATTTCTAAGAGAGAGGCGGAAGACAAACTTCGTGAAGTATCTCTCAAAATTTTCGGTCTTACCAAAGATTCTTCTCGCAGAGAAAGAGAACGTGCTTACAGAGATTATGGTCGTCAGTATTTCGATGTAATTGAAGAAGTAACCGATTGGACAGTTTCTACAGGACTTAAAGAAAATGAGTGGTTCAATGCACTTGTTAATTACAGAAATCTTAAAGAGGGAGATACTAATCTCTTCGTTAACGAGCATGAGGAAGTAATTCTTTCTATAGCAAGAATGGGCAAGAGACATCACGACACAATGCTTCAGAGATTACCAGAGAACACAACCTATTCTGTAGAGACTGATGTTTACGGTGCTGCTGTGGGTGCTGATATTGATAGATATCTTATTGGACAAGAGGATTGGACAAAACTTGTAGACGCTATCACTAAAGCATTTGTTGTAAAGATTCAAGAGCTTATCTTTGCTGAGATCCTTGAAGCACCAAAGAAACTTCCTGCACAATCTGAGTTCGTACAGACAGGTGCTCTCAACACAACAAACAGAAAGAAATTCAATAAGATTCTTCAAAATGTATCTGTTGCAAATGATAATGCAGATGTAGTGATTATGGGAACAATGGTTGCACTTCAGGAGCTTGAAAACCTTATCGATGTTAAATGGGTTGCTGATTCTCAGAAAGAAGATATTGCAAAGATGGGTCGCCTTGGAAATTACGGACGTTACACGCTTGTTGAAATTCCACAGAGATTTGCAAGAAACGATGTAACTAAGTCTATGTACAAGGATGACACTCTTTTCGTATTTGCAACTGGTGACAACAAACTTGTTGATATGGTTGATGTTGGTGAGACTCTTATCGAGGAAATCACAGATCGTGGAACAGCTAATAGTAACATCGCTGATATCATGAAATATGAAGTTCAGAGAGAGCTTGGAGTATCTACAAGAATTGGTCGTTACTTTGGTTCATGGACCATTACTGACTAATCTAAGTAATAATAAATATATTAGAGGAGTAGTTTAACCGCTACTCTTCTATTTTTTAATGGAGGGAAAGCCATGCCGACAGCACGAGCAAAAAAGGAAACCGCTACTGCAACTAGAAAAGTAGCTACTAAAGTTGAGACAAAAACAACCGTAGAAGAACCGGTTATTGCTGAAAAACCAATTGAAGAAAAAATCGAAAAAGAGAAAAAGGTATTTACCGATTCAGATTATATTCTGTGTCGATCAGTATGTTATGGTGGATTAAACATCACGTCTCAATCTGGAAATGTTTATGAATTCAAAGATTATGGATATGATTGCGAAATCAATTATCGTGACCTTGTTTCTTTGATTAGAAAAGGTTCAGACCATGTATTCTTACCAAGATTTGTTATCCTGGATGACGATTTACTGGAAGATTTTCCTACTGTAAAAAGAGCATATGAAAAAATGTATACAAGAAATGATTTACTTAAAATTCTTGATATGCCTACAAGACAGATGGAAATGGAAATCAAAGAGCTGCCAGAAGCTACAAGAACCATTCTGGAGCAGATGATTGCTACAGAGATTGCTAATGGTCATCTTGACAGTATTGCAAAAGTAAGAAAACTCAGTGAAATCTTTGATTCGGATTTTAATCTTCTAAGTGAATTATTTGTTAAATAAAGGAGGTCAAGATGATACTTCCTTATGAAACTATCTTTTCAAGGGCATTGGGAAAAATTGATGATCCGAAAGAATTAGCATTAAACTCTAATGATTTTTATGAGATTTACACCGAAAGACTACACAATGTACTTGGAGATGCAAGAATCAGAAGACTATTCTCTTCTATTGTATTGGACGATGAATTTCAAGAAGTTTCTTTTAATCTTGTAAATACAATAGATGAAAGTTCTGATATTGAATATGTGTGTAAACTATTTGTTCTAGGGATTACAATTGAATGGCTCAGTCCAAGAGTCGATTCTTTGAATTATACCATTATGATGGTTGGTGGAAAAGAAGAAAAAATGCTAAACAATCCATACAGATTGCTTCAGACAAGATTAGAAAATGTACAGAAGGAATTAAGTAAGACTATTAGAGATCATGGTTATCTTTATAACTCTTATATTAATAATGGTACATAATATGGATTATTTATATGGAACTTTTTCTGACGAACAAATAAAAAACGCAGCATGTTTAATGCACAAAAACATTCATAGATTACTTTTATATAAAGATAAGCTAGTGACAGACAGAATTTTTAATTCAGATGATGATTTCAAAAAATACTTTGAAGATATTCTATTTAAATTCGGTGGACTTAATACATTATTAGGTTATCCAAATGATATGCTGCTTTTAATTTCGACATTACAGGCGGCATACGATCTAATAGATAGTCCAAAATATAGTTATAGAATATTTAGAAAAGCTATTCTAGATTCTCATGGATATATTAAAGCTATGTTAGAGGAGGTAAATAGTCATGCCAAACCTATCAACAGCTAGACGTATATCAAGCATACGATTAAATGATGCAAAAACAATTGGTGAAATAACAAAAGAAAACTCAGATTTTCTTATGGAACAAACATTTGATCATGATATCCAAGCAAAAAAGTGTTATATATATGATTTTTACCATGATGATCAGCCAGATAAAAATCAGAATATGACTTATGACAATACAACCAAAACTCCAATTGATGCAAAGTTTATTATTAATTCTTATCAGTCTATAGATAAGGATCAGGTTCCTTATTATCTACAATTTCGTCCGTCTCAAAAATATTCTTTTTCCGAGAATGATGATTTGTATTATTATGAAACAGATTATCACGAACGGTATCTAGCCGATTTTCCGATTGGGTTATTCGTCGATATCCCAGATGATAATAAAATTTATCATAAATGGTTAATTGTTGGAAGAGAAATTGCAAACCAATTTCGAAAGTATTTAATTCTTCCATGTGATTATAATTTGACATGGATTGAAAAAACTGGTCAAAACAGAATTAAGCGGAAAATGTGGGGTGTGCTTCGAAACCAGAATTCGTAAAGTGTATGCGCTTCATACTGGAAACAGTATGTCGAAAGTCTTTTAATTGCGTGGAACTCTTTAGAGTCAATTATACTACAGCACAGATATGAAATAAAATCAAATGCGAATGTTAAGAAATAATTGAATTAGACAATACGCAGCCAAGACCCGAAAAGGATAAGGTTCGACGGTCATGTACCCAAGTGGGTTAATGGAGACATCCTAAACTTATTATGTTAATAATAAGCATGGATTTGATATGACCTGAACATTATACGAAAGTATAAGAAAATAAATTATAATTTATAATTTATCTTTATTGGATTAACGACCCAATAAAGTAACATATTTGACACAACTGGTAAGTATAGAGATTACAAAAGTAGTCCGTTATTATTAGAAATGATAATAATGTATTTCCTTGAATTGCTGGAAAACCCTAAAGCTATTTATACTACAGCATAGTGATGAAACATACGCAAGTGTGAACGTAAAAAAATAAATAGATAATAATTATTAGATGCTAGTCTACGGACTGTAGCATCTTTTTTAATGGGCGATCAGCAGCCAAGCCTCGAACAGAGGAAGGTTCAACGATCATTCTTGAAATAGAATAGGAGCAAGCGTTCCGAAGTTGGGAACACCTAAACCGTGATTGGCATGGTGAATGATATGATCTGCACATTATGTGAAAGCATAAGAAAATTTATTTACATATGTAGATAGATCTTTGCTAAAAGTAGCGAATTAGCAAAGTAACAAATGGCACTATTTTGCACACCCAGACAATCAGGATAAAATTTGGCTCCCATTAAATCCAATTACTGAAAAATTTTGGTATAACGATGATGTTAGTAAAACAATGCGTCTTATTATTAGCGCACCAACAGAGCATCCTTTGGTATGGTCTGTAACAAAAATAGAAAATACAAAACCTGTCGGAATCCAAAAGCTTACAATTTATCAAGATTTTTGGGATGAACACAGAGATTATATTGAACGTGACGAAAACGGCAAGATTATTGGTATGTATGCTGATTACTATGATTCGTCTGTTATCCCAGTCGAACCATCAACGCCTGGAGAAATTGCCGGTATAAATAAAGAAATTATAGCGTCTTCTACCAATGTAAAAGTTGGTGGCAGTTATAAACTGTTTACTATAAAAATACTAGACGAGGATCACAATGACATATCTGATCAATATAAAGGCGGAGAATTTACTTGGAAATGCTCCGTAGAAAATAATGAATTATCTGATCATGTATCGTGGTCAAAATCTGGTTGTAAATATAATCAAATTAAAATGAAATTTATCAACGATCGAAATTATTTAGGGAAATTATTATTAATATCATGTGATGTTTCTTTAAATAATAACATTATTCGAGTTGCTGAAAATTTTGAAATTACTGTATAGGGGGTGTTCAAATGAATAAAATAAACGAATACTCCTTTCGTACAAAAGATGATATGCTTAATAAATTACGCGCATATACACATAATCCAGATGATGATAATATTCGTATCAAAAACCAAGTATATCAAACATTATTACACTGTCCAGAATTACTGTATGCAATTCATGATGCAGAATTGGAATCTGAATTATTTGATGATGATGGAAATTTAAACGTTGATGAAAATGGCGAACCATTGGGTGAGTGGGATCGTTATTTTGGTGCAAATGCCCATATCCGTCCATACATATTTTTCCCAGAAACAGAAACAGATTCTAGGAATTATGTATGTTATCAAACAAGTTTTAACGATTTAGCAAGATATAATAATTCCGAAAAAACACTTCTTCTTACTTTCACAATATTTATCCATGAAAAAGATGTTATAGATGATCTTACTGGCTTACCAAGACATGATCTAATTGCTGCAATATTGCGAGATAGATTTGCATGGATTGGAACCGAGGTTGAAAATCCGATTCCATCTTTAGATAAAGAATCAACGATGGATAATAACTATCTTGTTCGTACTTTGCAATATCAAATTATTACCCCAAACAATATTACAAAAACAGAGAATGGTAAATCCTTCTATAGTAATAAAAGGTGGTAAATTATGGGGTTTGCGAATAATGATCTTGTACAAAGTGCAATTGAAGCACAGATAGCAAATGAAGAAAATAAAGAAGAAGAACGCTTAGATTTTAATCCTCTTCAACTATATTTTGGAGATGATTATGTAGTAAATGATAAAATCACAATTCATCAGCCATCAATTCAGGACTATATAACATACGGAGAAGAAAACATACAATCCGTTATTTATCCATTTATTTCAAATACAACAAAATGTCGTTTACAACTTTGGAACAATGGAATTGACTGGAATGATATCACAAACCAGCAATTGTTTTCCATTTTAATCAAAAGTATTGATTTGGAATATTCAAAACTGATGTTTGGTGATATTGATTTTCATGGTTTTTCTTTCTTTACTGAAGAAAAAGATGGAAAAGAAAGTGTTATTTTATATAATCCTGTTCAAGATATAAAGATTGATGAACCAACGCGAATTAAAATGTGTAAATATATTCAATATATGTTTCATGCATTTCCGCCAGAAGAAGAATTCACTTCTAGCAAGACTCTTAAAAGAGATCTTATTAATAGAGACAAACAGAATTTGCTGGCGATGAAAAGAGACAATTCTTTAAAACCACCAAGTCTATTATCTATGATTTCTTTCTATCTGAATCACCCTGGATCGAAATATAAAAAGAATGAACTGCGCAATGTTGGAATTGTGGAATTCTATGATAGTGTACAAAGACTTCAAATTTATGAATCAACACATGCTGTCATTAATGGCAGTTATTCTGGATTTGTTGATACATCAAAAATTCCAAAAAATGAATTTAATTTCATGCGAGATCTTAAAGGATCTGCATGATTTTTTTATACAAAAATTTAAGGAGGAAAAACAAATGAGTTTTAAATTAGGTGACAAAATCTATAAAGAGATTCTATACTTTTATGCAGAAGATAAAAGTACTGGTATTCCACAATATGTACTAACTCAATTAAGTGGTGCAAGCATTGAAATCACTGCTGAATCTACAGATGTTACTGATAAAAATGGTAATCTTGTAAAGAAAATTTGGAAATCTAAATCAGGTGCTTTTTCTGCAACAAATGCTTTTGTCAACACCAATATTATTGCTGCATCTTCTGGAGCTCAACCAATTTTTGCTTCTAAGAATGGGAAAGTAAAAATGCCAAGACTAATGCACGTTAAAAATGGTGTTAAAACTGTTACGATTACTGGATATGTAGAAGGTTCCGTAAAAGTAGCTCAGTATTTTGGTGATGGTTCCATTGGAAAAACATATACTATGGATACGACTGCTGCTGCAGACAAATTCTCTATTGCGAAAGAAGGCGCGGTACTGACTCTTCCACTAGATGATGAAGCAGAGATGTTCTTTGTTCGTTATGATCGTGAAGTAGAGACTGGTGCTGTAATTCACAATAACGCAAACAAATTCCCAACATCTGTATACGCAATTATGAAAGCTACATACTACAATCCATGTAAGAAAAATGAGCTAAAAGCAGATTACATTGTAATGCCATCATTCCAGGTATCTCCGGAAACCACTGTTCCAGTTAGTGCTGACACTGCAACCATGGATTTCAAAGGCGATCTAGAGATCGAATATTGTGGAGATGACAAGATTCTGTATAGCGTTTACGATGCTGATGAGGTTGACGAAGACTGATTCTAATCAGAAGGGAGAAACAAATGGCAAATAACAGAGTATGTCTTACTTGTGGTAAGGCTTATGAGTATTGCGGATATTGTCCTACGAGCAAGAATCTCCCGATGTGGATGAATCTGTTTGATACAGAAAATTGCAAAAATGTTTTTGAAACTGTAAGCGATTACGCTCAAGGTGCAATAAATAAAGAAACAGCAGCTATAAATCTATCATTGTATGATTTATCAAAAGTTTCTACCTACAAGGAAAATATCCAAAAACTTGTATCAGAAATTATTGATAATAAGAATGATAAAAAAGTTACTGCGACTAAAAAAAGAGAACAAACTGTAAAGATTGTTCCAAAATCTAAAGTGAATAAAAATAGTGTTGATTGATATATGAGAATTATAGGGGTACGTATATGTCAATTATACGCACCCCTATTTTTTACGCTTATATATCAGGAAGGAATAAAAGGAAAAAATGAAGTTTGACAAAGAATACGCGACTTCTTTTGTTGACGAGTATAAATATCTAAAAGAATACGGTATTCGTTATGAATTCGTAAAGGTCGATGATACCGGAAAAACTGTTTGGAAATATAAAAAGACACCGGAATTATTTGAAGCATTGAAAAATTTTTACATCAACAATGAATATTATGATTAGCAGGTGTGACTATGAAAATTTATTTAGATAATGCTGCCACTACTCCATTAAATCAAGAGACAAAAGATTATATTATATCTATTTTAGACGATTATTATAATCCATCCAGTGCTTATCAGGAAGGAAGAAATATTCGAAACAAGATTAACGAAGCAAGAAAAAATATTGCTGATTTTATTCATGCAGATGAAAGTAATATTTTGTTTACTTCTGGAGGATCGGCTTCTAATACGTTAGCAGTCAAAGGATATAAAGACCAAAATGACTGTGTTATTCTGTACTCTCCTATTGCGCATAAATCAATTTTAAATTATGTAAAAACAGTTAGAAGTGCTATTCCATTAAAAGTCAATGGACAGGGCGAAATTAATTTTGATGATTTGAAATCTCTTCTTTCTATATATAATAGAAGAAGTTTTTTGGTTATGGATTATGCTAATAGTGAAATCGGTACAATACAAGATGTGAAAAAGTTCACTGATTTGATCCATTTTTATAACGGTAAAATTTATGTTGATTGCACTGGATCGATCAGTCAAATTCCACTAGATGTCAAAAAATTGGATATTGATATTGCAGGGTTTTCTGCACATAAATTAGGATCTTTAAAAGGGTGTGGGGTTTTATATAAAAAGGATAATATTCAATTGTCTCCTATTATATATGGTTCACAAGAATATGGACTTTTTGGTGGAACAGAGAATACACTTGGCATCTTAACTCTAGGATACGTTGTAAAGCATTATAATTATGATCAATGTACATCAGAAAAACGAGATTATCTCGTGAAAACATTATCAGGATTAGTTTCAAAATTTTTTGTTGTTGGTTCTTATCATAATAGATTGCCATATAATTTATTCTTGTGTTTTGAAGAAGTATCTGGCGAAGCATTAATGACCTTGCTTCATGAGTATGGTGTAATTGTATCTACTGGATCTGCTTGTAATTCCGGAAGTTTGAAATCATCTGATACCTTACTTGCCATCGGAATGAAAGAAAAATATATTCATAATGGTATCCGTTTAACTTTGTGCGGATCAGAAACAAAAGAAGAATTAGATTACATATGTAACCAAATAAAAAATTGTGTCATGACATTGAGGAACTTAACATAGGTTGCTCATGGTTATGGGCGTAAAAGTGTATTATCACTCTCCTATCATATCAAAATTATGGAGGGCAAAATTATGAGAAATATTAACTGGCTCGTTAGAGTAAAAAATAAAATGTTCTGGATTTCATTAATTCCAGCGGTAATCGTACTTATTCAAACTATTGCTGCAGTATTTGGTTTCACAATTGACTTGAGCGAACTTGGAAACAATTTAGTTAACGTTGTTAATGCAGTGTTCGTAGTATTGGCAATTTTAGGTATTGTAATTGATCCTACGACAGCAGGTGCTGGTGATTCAGAGAATGCTATGACTTACACAGAGCCAAAGGCTTAGAAAGTGTAGGTGTAACGTGGAACCTATACGTGATTTTTTTGGCATAGACTGGAAGGCGTTCGGAATAACAATCTTTGTAGCGTTGTTAGGATTCCAGGCAATTATTCAAGTGCTACATTGGTTTTTATTTGAATTCTTGGGAATTGAAACAAAAGCAATGCGCGAGAAAAAAGAAGAACATGAATTGCTTATAAATACAGCAAAAGAGGTAAAAGAGCTTTCAAAACAACGCGAAGAAGACGTCGGTCAATCAATAAAACATGATAAGAAAATACAAGAAAATCTAGATCAATATCTGGAAGAGATCCGTAAAGCTATCACGGATACGCAAAATATTGTGAATACATATTCTGAGAATAGAATCCATGATAGAAAACAAAGTTTGCAAATCCAGCAAGAATTAAAAGATAACATATCTCAAATTGTTAAGTCAGATGAAGAAGAACAAGAGCAAATAAAAAATTTAATTCAAGCCCAAAAAGAATCTTTAGCGAATCACATTAATCAAAAATATAAATCCTATCTTTCTAATAATGGAATACCAGAAGATGAGGTTGAAGAATTTATTAGCCTTCATGCGACATATAACGCCATAGGCGGAAACCATACGGGAGATGCAAAGTTTAATTATTGTATGGAACATCTTCCTGTTGTACCAGTTGAGGTAAAATTAAGATTTAACGAAAAGAAATAATTTGAAAGATGAATTTCATCGAAAGTAGAAAGTGACCGTGAACTATTAAAATGCTCACGGTCATTAAAAGAAAGAAGGTTTTATATATTTCGAAAATTATACAACAAATTTATAAGTATGATTGTTGAAAGAACAAAACAATCTATGTATGAAGATATGAAAAATGACTATGATAAGTTACGTTTTTAGTCATTAAAATTCTGTAATTCTAAAATGATTTTTTTAATTAGATCTAGTGTTACGGATACATTCACCGCAACAACGTCATCCTCATCCATGCCTTTATCTAAACATTCTTTATAAAGTTTATTAGCAACCTGTTCTAATTCTTCATCTGTAAAATTACGCATAATAAAATACATCCAAGATTTTTGTTTAATTATAACACATCCAAAATGCTTTTACTAGACTAAAGTTCAGTCGCCTGGTAAGAGCATTTTGTTATTTCGTGGAGCAGAAAAGACTGAACACTGCTCTTATATCATATATGGAAGGAAGTGATTTTAATCGCTATTAACGCAGGAAAACAATTTGAAACTGATTGGAAAAACTCTGTTAATAAATTACCAGACGTTTGGTATTATCGCTTGAAAGATAATGCAGCCAGCTTTGCATCTGGTGAAAATACAAGATTTACAAGTCATAACATGTGTGATTGTTTGGTTTTAGATGACAAGTCAAAAACACTCTATTGTTTAGAGCAAAAATCAACTAAGTGTACAAGTATCCCATTAAGCATGATTCGAAAGAATCAAATTGATGAGCTTACGGACGCAAGTGAACATAATTTAATTGCAGGATTTTTATTCAATTTCCGAACCAAAAACAATGATACATATTTTATGAGGATTCAAGAATTTAACAAGATGATTTCAGAAATAGGCAAAAAGTCTTTTAACCAAAAGGATTTAGCAAAATACGATACTGTACGTGTGCAGTCACACATTAAAAAGGTAAATTATGCTTATGATGTTAAGCAGTTTATAAAAGATACATGCGAGGTAAACAATGTACTCCAGTGAAATTGATCATATTGTAAAAGCACAAAATTATTGTTTGCCATCACACTTGTATTTCAAAATAGTAGATAATTCTTCTCAAATTTGTCAGGTGAAGTATGATGCTTATTCTGATAAATATAGTATTCATACAGATGACGGATATCATTGGGAAGTTAAAATTTATCAGGAATAAAAAGGAGAAAATAAATGATTACAAAATATGTAAAAATTAAACCGGTTATTACACTTGCAGATGAGAAAAAAGCAATTGACTTCATTGTAGATTATATGTTTGAAGGCGGTGAGTATACACCGTGGAATAAGGAAGCTGCACTTATTACTGCTATTGCTGTTTATTTTATTGACGGTGTTGAATTTGAAAAAGACGATGTAATCTATGATTGTGTTATGCAAGATCAAAATCTTCATGCGCATGTAAATAAATTTTTCTATAATGTAGATAAATCAGATAAGAAAAATGATATTAATTTTACGTATATCAATACCAAAAACCATGTGATGGAAAGTGTACAAAAGATTGTAGATTTTAAACTACAAAAAATGATTCATTGTACGGATGAAAAACATGAAATGTATACGGAAATTGCAGAAATGGCAAATGCTGTAGCAAATATTGGACGAAATGTTCAGGTTGCTGCAAAACCTGTTCTTGAAAATCCAGAAAGTATTGGAATGATTATGAATATTCTTAAAAAAATGAATGAAAGTAAAATGCTGAACGCAAAAGCAATTCGAGATGTAATGGTTGATACTGTCATGGATGTGCAAAAAAGAATGACAGAAAAGAATAAATAAAAATAAGAATTAATTAAATCTTCTGGCAGTCAAATGCCAGGAGATTTTTTAATTTATCAATATGGAGGTGGTGGTAAAAATGGGTAATATAACAAAGGAACTACAAAAGCTACTGAAAGATTACAATAAAAAAGTATTACAATCTGTTCCTACAATGGCACGTCAAATTGCAACTGATGCAGAACCAGAATATAGAAAAATTATTAATGAATCAATTAATCAATATTATGCAACACACAAAGGAGACTTTAGCGAGGGTAGATTAGAAAACATGACTGGCAATATAAGTGCTGAAGGTTCATCTATAATTTTTGAAGATACAGAAGAAAACGTTCCAAATTATCACGGATTCTGGGGACAAGAACTAACAAACGAAGGTGTGTTTGATTTGATGTATTTAAAGGGTGAACATGGTAATGGTAAGTGGCATCTTGTAGATACTACTCCTCCACCATTTGATTATGTTGAGCAAGAACTGGTCAATGGTAGATTAGATAAAATCATTGATAATTCAGTACATAAAGTGCTTGATAATATAGAATTATAAAGGTGGTGAAAAAATGCCAAAACAACATACAATTAACCTCGAAGCTGTTATAAAAGCTGCACTGGATAAAAATAGCGAAAAAATAATCGATGATTTTGAGAAGAAAATTACTGAACCAAAAGAGATTAATATCAAAACAGATGAAGCATCTAAACAGGTTAAGAAGCTGTCTGATGAGATTGAAAAAGAACAAAAGAAACATACTCAAACGTCTAGAAAAAGAAATAAAACTAAAACAGCTACTGAACAAAGTACTCCAAAAAACGCAGATAAGTATGTACAATCAACAATATATGATAAAAAAGGACGTCCATCTACTTCTCATTCGTATACGTATGCTGATGGAAAACAACAATCTTATAACAAGAATGGTAAGTTAACATCTGAGAAGCAGACCGTCGTTGATCTTCAAAAAGCATATTCTCAGTTAAATAAAGACGTAACAGAATATTATTCATTAAAGACAAAAGAAGCAAAAGGCAAAGTAGCCACAGAGGATAAACAGTATGTTAAAGGTCGGATTTCTGATTTAGTTAATGAAATGTCTGCAAACCGAAAATATATTGCAGATGTAAAAAAGCAAGGTTTTTACAATGATGAATTGGAGCAAAAAGCTTTTAATCATTTTCGTAGAAAAGCTAATGGCTACAACACGTATGTCGATGAGAAAAATGCTACAATCAAAGCTTATGGAAATGATGACAATACTGCTATTCGTCAGGGACAGCGTTCGAAACAACTAAGTAATTATGCTGGACAATCCACAGATGCAATTGAAAGAGCAAGAACGCTTGATACAACTATAACAGGTTTGGAAAAAGAATTATCAAGTCTTGTTACTTCTGGCGCATCAATGGATCAAATTAAGTCAAAATTTGATGAATGCACTTCTGCTGGTAAAGAATTTAAAAATGTCATGACCCTAGTCAATAGCACTATGGAGAAAACATCTAAAAAAGATACCGTTGTTGGAGATTCAAATGCCGCAAAGCTTCAAAATGCCATTGATAAAAAAGTAGCTCAAGCAAAAACACTTGTATCAAATAGTTCTATAAAACAATTTGACGCAAAAGTTGAAAAGCTTAAATCTCAGTACGCTGGACAAGATGGTTCTGCAGACGTTTTATCATCTTTAGAAAAAACAGTGAATACCATACATGACAAACAGGCTAGTATAAAAGCAGAATTAGCAAAAGGATCTTCTGGAAATTTAACACAAATTGCTTCGGATGCTGATATTTTGAATGCAAAGCTTAATGAAGTTGAAACTACCGCGAAAACGCTTGGAACTTCACTTTCAAAAAATCTAGATGGTACAACACTTCAGAGAACTATTGATAAAATTGATAATCTTGTAAAAAATTCCGACGGTTTTGCAAGCAAATCGCAATTAGAAAAATTAAAAACTCTACGAGATTCTTATACTAATAGTGATTCTGGAATTACAAAAGCTGTCAACTATGATAATTCTAAAATTATTTCTGGCATCGAGCAGGAAATTAATGCTCGTAAAAAATTAGCAGAAGCTCAGAAAGAATTGCAAACTGGAACATATTCTGCAACGGAAGCTGGATATAAAAATACTCTTTCTAAGTATGAGGGACAAACTTCTGAGTCACTGACTCGTGCAAGAGAAAGTCTTAAGCAGTTTAAAGAGATTCGTGAAGATTTTCAAAAATCATTAAAAGATACGAATGTTTCTGATCTTAGTGATGAAGAGGTTGAGCGTCTTAGTAAAAATCTTCAAAAGATGACTGAAGAAGAAGAAAAATATAAAACTGCGATAAAACAGGTCAAAGCTGAAGAAACTGCAACACTAGCACCTGGGGTCGCTTTACGTGCGTCAAATGAGATGCAATCTTATATCAATAACAATAGTAAGGCCTGGAAGAAATATAAGGCGCAGCTTGAAGAAGTTCGTGATGCTTATAAAAATGTAACAACGGAAGGGCAAAAGTTAGAGGTTGATGCTAAAGCAAGAGATTTGAAGGCAAAAATTTCTGCTGAAGGATTAACAGGTGCAAGTTTTTGGCAAGATACAAAACGTGCTGTTAATCAAATTGCTCAATTCACTGGAATTTACGGCATGTTACAGAATGTCGTTATGGAAATCCCATCAAAGGTTGTTTCTAATGTAAAGGAAATTAATGATGCTCAAATTGAATTAGCAAAAGTTGCAAGTGATGCATCGGAGAGCCAATTAAGTCAGTACTGGGATAAGGCTGCTGAAAGTGCCAAGAAATATGGTGCTACGGTAAGTGATGTAATTAGTAGTACTGCGGATTGGAAACGTCTCGGAGCTTCTCTTGATGACGCAAAAGAATTGTCTGACATGACTACTCTTCTGCAACGTGTCGGAGATAACATGACCCAGGAAACATCCTCTTCTGGTCTAATTAGTGCATTGAAAGGTTTTCAACTAAAAGCAGATCAAGCACAACATATCGTAGATGTGGCAAATGAGGTAGCCAATACGCAGCCTATTGATACAGCAGGTATTTTTGAAGCAATTGAAAGATCTGCATCATCTCTAAAAGCCGCTGGCAATACGTATGAACAGGGTGTTGCGCTTGCCAGTGCAGCGAATAGTGTAATTCAAAATCCGGAAAAAATCGGGACAGCACTAAAAACGATCTCAATGCGCATAAGAAGCGCCGAAACAGATCTTGAAGAAGCCGGTCTTGACACTGAAGGAATGGTAACTTCTACTGCCAAGCTTCGAAAAGAAATGCTTGCACTTAGTGGCGTAGATATTCTGAAAGACAAAGATACTTTTAAGTCTACTTATCAAATTCTTGATGAGTTAGCAAATAAATGGTCTGATTTAACAGACATCCAGCAGGCAGACTACACTTGCCTGTATGTACAGAAATGTGCATAAGAGAACACATCTAAAACCAGTAAAACCTAATGCTCTATCACTACAATATGGATGAAACATGCTGATATGAATGTAACGAAAGTAAAACAACGATAGAGATTCTATATGGTCAAAAGCCTAAGTAGAAATTTTGCTAATTATTTTAAATTAGAAATGGTAGCTTGGTCGCAAAGTCCCGAATAGGGATGTGTCAAACGAGTACCCCAACGTCAGGGGGGAGAAATCCTTAATGTAGGGCTTAATCGCTAAATGAAGTCTGAAATGGTGTGACTGCTATTATTCTTAAGATGAATAATGTGGTTAAAAAGTACTCTGATCTTATATGCGAGTATAAGAATTATTATCTGACTCAATAATAATTGGTATAGCTTTAAGCGAGGGCTATATTAACAAAAAAAATATGAAGTGTAACTGAGTTGATTGCCGGTGAATTTTATGATCTTGCCGGAATTTATAGAAATATAAATCAAAGAACATACTTAATTGCAAGGGCAGCATAAAGCTCTACACTACAATAATCGGGAAACTAGATTATGAATGTTTAAAAACGTAGAGATATATTGCTTGTTTGCAGCGAAGCACCCTAACGTTATACATAGACCATATGTTAGTTAAGTCGAGGGTGAACGTTCAACGACTATTCCCCATGAGGGAGTTGGGAATATCCAAATGGATTATAAAATAAAGGTGGAAATCCTGAATACTCAACTCTATAGAAGTAGGGCGCAAATCGCAAATGGCGTCCAAAAGAGTATGCCCTTAACACGTAAGGTGAAGGTGAAAACATAGTCTATTCTTATACGATGAGTATAAGACAAATTATATATTAATACATACAAATTGAGGTGAGTTGTTATTTATCAAACAAATAATAAGAGATTAGCAAAATATTTATATTCTCTTGGTTTTGATAGAACATGTAAAATAATTAATGATCGTGAATATTGGATTTTTGACGAATCAAGTACTTTAAAAGAAGCGCTTGATTTTTATTTTTATATGCGAAAAAGAAACAGAGAATAAACTATTATGCTCAAAAATAAAAGGAGATGCTGAATGGCAAAAAGATTTTTTACAAAAGAAGAATTAGACAATATTATTAAAGATTACGATAACGGAAATGGTTTAAGACCATTTGAATTGGCAAAGAAATACGATCGCAATCCATCTTCTATTTCAAACAAATTAAAAGATTTAGGATTGTACAAATACACAACATATAGATTTACGGAAGAAGATGTTCAATTTCTAAAAGATTATTATCCATATGGAGATTGGGATTTTATAATGAAACATTTTCCAAATAGCAACAAACAAACTATCATGACAAAGGCAAGTAAACTTGGAATAAAAATGATTAATGAATCTGCCTGGTCTGAAGAAGAACTAGGCATTATTAGAAAATATTATTCAACAAATATTAAAAAGGTAGCAGCATTACTACCGAACAGATCATACAAAGCAATATTAACAAAAGCGAAACGCTTAGGTATAAAAAGTCGTGAATTTTGGTCTGATGAAGAAAATAATTTATTATCTGATATATATCCAAGAATGTCAGTTGACGATGTACAATTATATTTTCCGAACCGTACAAGAACTTCCATCATTACCCATGCAATACAATTAAATTTACAGTCTTTTGATTATCACCCATGGACCCAGGAAGAAGATAATTATATTTTATTACACTGGAAAACTGAAGCTGATATGATTATGTGTAAGAAATTGGGTCGCACATATAAGGCAACTCAAGCTAGAAGATTATCTTTAGGTCTATTGCATTTTAATAAAGATGGTTCTGGGTATGAAGGTTTAACAAAATATCTTCGAGGACATTTACAAACATGGAAAAATGAATCAATGAAGAATTGTAATTATAAATGCGTCCTAACTGGTAGTAAAGATTTCGTAATACATCATAAATATGGATTTGCCAATATCGTAAATGAAACAATTGAAGAATATAATATTGAAATAAAAGATTACAAGAACTATACGCAAGAAGAACTTGAGGATATATTAGAGAAATTTCAAATTGTACATAGTAGATATCCTCTAGGTGTCTGTATAAGAAAAGATATACATTTGTTATATCATTCCATTTACAGTAAATGCGTAAATACTGAAGATCAATGGAATCAATTTGTTTCCGATTTCGAGAATGGAATGTATAATGATCAAATCAAAATAGCATAAAATTTATGTATTAATATATAATTATCGGAATATCTTGCGAATATTCCGGAATATCAAAGAAAAATCAAGGCAATGTAATGAGCGCCCTTATGAGCCAGTACGATATTGCTCGTCAAGCGCTTAATACTGCTATGAATGATTCCGAAGGCTCCGCCGAAAGGGAATTAACTAATTACCAAAAAGGTATCGATTACAGTCTTGAAAGATTCAAGGCTACATTTCAAGAATTTTCAACTTCTGTTCTATCATCAGACACTTTCAAGGCTGTCATAGATAGCGGAACACAATTCTTAGAAATTCTTACTAAAATTACTGAAACACTTGGGCCACTTGGCACAGCTTTAACAGCACTTGGTGGTTTCAAATTTGTATCAAGCATAGGTTAGCCAAAATCCTGGCTATAGTTTATCGTAAACTGGCTTATCAATGCGGAGAATATCATAGCAATGGAATGATATTTCAACGTAGGGAGATTAGTGCTTGTAAAAAATAAATAGAGGATCAATTCGTCGAATTCGCTATTCTGCAGTAATGCAGTGAAACGGATGAAAATTCCGCGAGAACGCACGAGCCAACCTAACTACGTATAGTAATATGTGAAACGTTAGCAGCAATTATGAAATTAAAAATAAAATCATAATGACGAGCGAAGCATATGAAAGTTAGGAGGAGTAGAGAGAACACCCTTCCTCCAGCGTATATAATGCCATAGTTTATATGCGTTGAATGCATGTTCCACGGTACGCGAAAGTTGTGATGCTTTCTCATCACACGCCAGCTTCTATCCTATTTCTGGCGTTGTTGGAAAATAATAGGAAAATTATATAGATATTTATCGTCAAATTACAGAATATCAATGGAGGATGTGAAAGTATGGGATCTAAATCTAAATTAGTATTTGAAACATTAGAATCTGATCCAGATGGTATTATTGATGCAAGCTAGCAAATATTAAATGTTCAAGGTACGCAGTTTCCATCATTTGCTGTTAAAGAGGCACTAACTGAAAGAAAAATGAATATAGTATACGAAGGAGTTGATACTTCTGATAATAATACCAAAAATTGTAAGTATTATATCTGATCTTTTGTCATTGGATAATTATAAAATTACGATTACATTGGAGAATAAATAGATATTTGACGATGTATCTTGAATTGTGCTATACTTATGATGCAATGATAGTAAACATTAGAATTCATGATCATATTGTCTGGGAGGGATGAAAAATGAGAGATGTATATGATTTTGCTAAATATTTTATCAAAAACGGGGCAGATTCAAAACCAAATACCTATGACGGCAATATGAAACTTCAGAAACTATTAGTGTTATCAGATCTTGCCAATATTGCCGAAAATGGAAAATTACTTTTCTCAGACCCTGTATTGGCATTTCAAAATGGCTGTGTAGTAGAAAAAGTGCGATTACGATATAAAAATGATTATTTTACTTTCAAGCATGATAGTGATTTATACCAACCGGATTTTTCCGAAAGTGAATATGAAATTTTGAAATTAGTTATGGATATATTTGGTCACGCGTCGGCAAGAGAATTGTCAGAAATTAATCATACATTTAGTTTTTGGCAAATTGGTTATCAAAATGGGACGAGTAATAATGGGTATCATACAAAAATGCTTTCTGAAGTAGATATGATGTCTCATAAAGAAGATATTAATAGAATGCAAGAAATTATTTCGGCATACAGAGAAAATTTGAATGATGTATCTGCAAGCGAAATTATCAATGGAGTAACCTTTTACTATGATGGATTTGAATTGACAGATGATATCATTGAAAAATTAGAGGTGTTTTCTTTACAATCAGATGACGATGCGTATACAATTTATTTTGATAATGGGAAGCTGGTGATTTACTAATGAATTTTATCGAAGGACAAGGTGTATTAGGTAAAATACAATTTTTAGATGGTACTATGCCAGCATATGACAGAACATATCTTGTTGTAAAAACTACAAATGAATATATTGAAGTTTTAAATGTTTCCACTACAAAAGGCAAGGAAAGAAAACTTGCTTTTCCTACGAATAGGAGAATAAAGTCTTACAACCCACCATTTCTCAAACCATCATTTGTAAAACTGGATTCACTGACACGGGTTGAAAAATCTTTGTGTGATTCATTAATTATCTTAAATAAAGGACGCGTCTTGGATCAAAATGAATTAAATGTGATCCAACAACTAATTTAAAATAAACAGGAATTATACAGAGAATAAATATATAAGAGAATATACATTTATAGTTGTTTTATCTCTTATATATTTGTTCTATTTTATTATGTTTCCCAGTACTCTCCTCTTCCACTTCTATAACATTTTCAACAAAAATGCAACAAAGAATAACAACGCTATAGCCCACCAGGGCCATGGCTGCATACTTCTTCTGACTCTACCTTTCCATGACATATCTTTTATTTTTTCCTTTGTCTAAAAATAAGTTTTAATGAAAGCAGGTGATTATTATCAATCAAACAGCAAACAAAACAGATCATCAGGAATCTATACAAACAATACACACAATAGAATTAACCACTAATGAGTATAATACAATCAAATATTTTTTTGAAAATATGGAGTCTTTATATAACTATGGACTGATTGATAAGGAAATTGTCCCATATAAAATTTTCTCCAATGCAAAAAATCATTTTATGAAAAAGCCAAAAATTACAATTACTAATTTAAAAATGACAAAAGCTTCAGATACTATTACTCATCTAGTTTGTGGTGATCAAAGTGTTAAATCTGTTTATCAAATAGCTACTTCTCCGTCACAAGAGGATATTGTTCTCTAATAAAATCAAGTATATAAAACGCATATACTTCCTGAGAAAGACCAAGACTTTCTTCATACTTCTTTTCAAATTCGTCTGTAGTAATTTTAAGAGAACGTATTTTAGCAGAATGATGTATGCCAAGTAGTTTGTATTTTTCATTAACTTTGATATAAACTGGGCATCCACTTAAACCTTCTTTGGTATTGGCATAAGTGAAGAATCCGTTTTGAAAGTTGAACTGAATAGATGATGCAGTATTTCCTTTAATAATAAAAGGATACGCTAAGATTGTGTACCCTAATGCTGCTTGATAGCCAACGAGATAGACATCTTCCAAATCATTAAAACTTGATCTGTCATCATTTAAAATAATGTCTGATTCTTCTATAAAATGAAAAATTATATTGTATTTATTCAAGGCCTTGATTATTGTATTTGTTATATCGACATAGGCGATATCAAGAGAAGGATGTTTTATAGGAGAGACAGTTATATTAAAAGTTATACCTGACATTTCTTCGTTTTCGTCTATAGTGGATATAACAAAAGATATATTCATAATATTTTTGTCAAAACAATGACCGCAAGAACAAAGGAAATATGATTCTCCTTGAGATGTTGCTAATTTTATGATAAAACCAGTAAAAGAGTGTCTTGGTTCTTCAGTATTATCAGCAATAAATACTGTTGTATATTTCAAGTCATTTACACTAATCATATCAATTTTCCTCTCTTATGTTTTATGGTTATCTTAAAAATCATATCCACAATTCTTACAGTGAAATTGTTTGCCAATTTTGCTCGATGCAATGTCTACCATAGCAGTTGATACAGCTCTATTTAACGTGCTGATATTCTCTATATCTGTGCTACCACATGCAGGACAATGTGGAATAGCAAGTTTGCTGTTTTGTTTTTATAAAGTATGTCAAGAACACCCGTGACTTTAGTCATGGGATGAATTGACATACATATGTTAAACAGAAATACGCTGTAATATATTGAAAACACTAGATTTTGTAATATACATATGTTATCATAGTCATGAGGTGATAATATATGGAAGTGACTCATGGTCGTGGATATGTATATTCGATACAATATCATATTGTTTGGTGTGTTAAATACAGACACAAAATAATTACAGAAAAAATAGAGAATAGATTAATAGAGATACTTAATAAAATAGCTGATGATAATGGATTTCAAATATTAGAATGTAATACAGATAAAGACCATATTCATCTTCTCGTTAATTGTTCTCCGCAACATTATATCCCAGACATGATAAAAGCATTAAAAGGCGTGTCAGCAAGGTTACTTATGAAAGAATTTGGAGAAGAATTAAAAAGAAAATTATGGGGTGGTCACTTGTGGAATCCATCATATTTCGTGGCAACCGTATCAGAAAATACAGAAGAACAAATTAGAAAATATATTCAAAATCAGAAAAGAAAGTGAGGTGAAGTCAGTGGAAAAAGCTTATAAGTACAGGATTTATCCAAATAAAAAGCAGAAAGAAATAATTGCAAAGACTTTTGGGTGTTGCAGATTTATATATAATAAGTATCTTGCAAAGCGAATTGAAATGTATGAACAGAATAAAGAAACATTTTCATATGTTCAATGTGCAAATGATATGAAGAAACTAAAATCAGAGTTAGAATGGCTTAAAGAAGTCGATTCTACTGCTCTTCAATCTTCACTTAAAGATTTAGATTCAGCTTATCAAAAATTCTTTAAAGAACACACAGGATATCCTAAGTTCAAATCAAAGAAAACACATAGATTTTCTTATAAATCAAAGTGTGTAAATGGCAATATTCAGTATTGTGATAAATATATTAAGTTACCTAAACTTGGAATGGTAAAAACGAAAAACAAGTTAGTACCAAAAGGAATGATTCTTAATGCTACTGTGTCACAAGAACCAAGTGGCAAATATTATGTGTCAATTTGTTGTACTGATATTGATATTCAACCACTAAATAAAACTGGTAATAACATTGGTATTGATTTAGGCATTAAAGAATTTTGTATTACAAGTGATGGAGAATTAATTCCAAATCCACATTACTTAAAGAAGTCTTTAGATAAACTTGCTAAGTTACAAAGAGAATTATCTCGAAAATCAAAAGGTAGTTCTAATCGTAATAAAGCAAGAATAAAGGTTGCAAGACTTCAGGAACATATTGCAAATCAGAGAAAAGATTTCTTGCATAAGTTATCTACTGAAACAATCAGAAGTAATGATATTGTATGTATCGAAGACCTTCAAGTAAAGAATATGATTAAAAATCATAAACTTGCACAGTCTATCGCAGATGTATCATGGTCTGAATTTGTAAGACAACTTGAATATAAAGCAAATTGGTATGGTAAACAAGTTGTGAAAGTAGATAAATTCTATGCAAGTTCTCAAACTTGTAATGTATGTGGGTATATAAATAAGGATACAAAAAATCTTTCAGTAAGAGAATGGGAATGTCCTTGTTGTCATACACATCATGACAGAGATATGAACGCAGCCATCAATATTCTTAATGAAGGATTGAGAATATTAGAAGTGGCATAGACGAATAAAGAACGGTAGGAACTATCGGGATAGCTTGGTAAATATCTTTTCAGTAGAAATGAGTTCCCAAGAATCTCGTGGCTTTAGCCATGAGAGGTTCAATACTATAAAATTTTCTTTTATGTTTTCCGAGGTAACAAAAAATGAATAATAAACCATATGTGTCAAATATTGATCCAAATAAAAAAGAATCATGTGGCGATTATGATATTATTCTATGTGAAACAATTTATGATAAAAACGGCAAACCACTACCTCCACTTTCTGCTGGATCAGACAAAGTTAATATCGAATTAATATTCAAAATGTTTGAACAATTTCCAATGCATCAGGTCTAAGTGTTCCTTGGCTTTTTTCATACGTAGAATAATTTTAAAACTTATAACCACAATTCTTACATTCAAACTGACTCTTAGCGGTTTTACTGAATAATCCGAATAATCCAGCGCCTACAGCTTTCTTAGCTGCTGAGATTTTGATGATGTCGGTAGAACCGCAAGTCGGACAGTGAGGTTGATTAGTAGATGAAGGAGTAGATTGCTGCTGCGAAACTGGTTGGCTCGGTTTTTTACGCTCCTCTTCTGCCCATTCGTGTAATTTGCGGCGGAAATTTTGATGAGCTTCTTCACTATATTCATCTGTTTTACCGCAACGTTCTAGAAGAGAATAAATATAAGCATCTTTTTCTTCATTTGATTTCATATTTAACGTTGCTTTTAGAGTTACATCTCCATCTTCATCTGTTTGAAACATAGGAAGATGGCAGTATTCACACATAATTTCGCCAGCAATGCTATTCATGGCGCTCCAATAACCGCATTTAGGGCATACAAATGTTTTTGAAAAGTCTGTAAGATTGGCGTCTTTTACGTATTTGGCTATTGGGAAACTACAATCAGGACAAGTTTCTGCATATTGACTTAAAATTTTTCCACATTCAGGGCAAAAAACTTTACTCATATAGATATTACCTCCGTAAATATTTCCTAGTTGAGTTGAAGTCTATACGACATCACTTTAGCTTTTTGCAAATGGTATATAGAAAATTAACAATTTCGCCCATACCTGTAATCAGCAAACCACCGATAACAGATACAAAAAGATAAAAGAAAAAGCTAGAATAAGAAAGATAACCATAATCATCTTTTCCTATTAAGAAAGATCCAATAAAACCACCTACTAGAACAATTATTCCCACAATCTTCAATGATTGTCCAACAAGCGTTGTATAAATTTCTTCCGATGTATTGGATGTTGCCGGAGTTTCAATCTTTTTCCCGCAAGATGAACAAGTTCCTTGGCTCTGCTCTTCTGCTGTTAATTCCTTGCCACATTCTGTACATTTCATAACGTTAAATCTCCTTATCATTCATTTGTTGAAAAACTTATCATCATCGTTTTAATACAGGGACGATAAAACAATTCAATTTTCATATTGGATAGTTCATCCCAATCATATACTTTTAAATCATTTTCAATATCGTAATGATAAGTGTTTTTACCATATAATTTATCCATTTTTTCAATTATATGATCTAATTGAGTATTATCTAATTCAACATTTTCCGCACTCCATATTAAAAGTCCTAGTTCATCATCATCTTGGTCGTTAGCTACCAATAATAACTTTCCATCTATATTCCATATTTTAACAGAATTGTTTACCAACATTCCTTTATGGTCAGATGTTGAACTTATTATGTATTTTTTAGATTTATTAACAGTCGAAATATCCTTTCCAAAGTTCGAATAATATTTTTTAAAAGGATCAGCGTCATGAGTAGTGAACGATTCTTTCTTAAGGAAAAGGACTGCAAAGACTAATATTACTATACCTATACCTAATACAATTCTTTTATTTTCATTGTCTTTTTCATGCGACTTGTCATAGTATTCCTTAATATTGTATCCGCATGACGGACACCTTTCAGCAGAATTAGAAACATTTTCACGACCACATTTTGGACATTTGATTAATGCCATGTAGTTTTCCCTCCCCACATTATACTAAATATTGTGAACCAATTTATTTTTCAGAAATGTTTAATGTACAATCATATTGTGGTTTATAATTATTATCCAAACCAAATTCGACTTCTACGGGACTTTTATCATCTGGCAAAACCCAAACCAACTGTGTTTTTAATGTTCCACCATTTTTTACACCAGTAAACGCATTAGAATAATCGAATATTCCTTGTTCCGATGTATTTCCAGGACTATCTAATTCAACACCATTTTGATAAATCTTTACAAGGCATGGTGTGTTATTGATAAAATTTCTAGCTTTATCCAGATTATTTGTGTATTCAAAATCCATTACTAATACGATTCCATATGACGGGGATTTCAAAACAGATGTATTTTTTAATATTGCATACGAATTATCATTTCCAATTTTTTCTGGTACATTGTCATTCAGCCACGATATATTATAATCGGATTCTTTTGTTTCTTGCAATTCATCTTGTTTATCTTCAATGTCTTTGCCGCCAGTTAAAGTTAATGTCTTTGAATATGCAGGATTGTAATTTGAATCTATTCCAAAATCAATTTCAACTGGGTTCATCGTATCTTTAAGAACCCATACAAGTTGCGTATTTATTATTCCTCCATCTTTTACATTTGTAAATGCATCACTATAATCATAAACACCCGCTTCGGATGTTATCCCTGGTCTATCTAATTCTATACCATTTTGATATGGTTTTACATCACAATTGCTATCATTAATAAAATCTGATGCTTGCGCAGTATTGTTGGTATATGTAAAATCCATAATCAGTAATGTGCCATATGAAGAATTAACAATTCTTGTATCTTTAATTAGTGCTTTTGAATTATCATTTCCAACTTCTATTGGTACTTCACTATCTTCCCATGAGCATGTTACATTTGACACTTTATCTGTTGTTAAATTGCTTGATTGATCTGAAACGTCTATAGCTGTGTCAGTCGTTTCATTATCTTCTGAAATAATCTGTTTGATGCTATCAGTATTAACTGCCTCTTTGATTACACTAGAAGCTGATGTTGCAGATGATTGTCCACAACTTGTAATAAAAAAAGAAAAGCATAAAAGACCTGTTATCCGTATTGTGTGTTTTCTTTTCATGTATTTTCCCATCCGCTTATTTATATATTTGATAATTTTAAATTATACCACAATTGTTATATAAATCCAACATTTCTAGAGGTGAATATAAAATGTACGATAGTATTTTAATTGATTATGGGCTTGAAAAATTCCACAAATATGTTATGGCAAATTCAATCATAGATTATCCATTTCCGCAGACTGATTATCCTTCCATATATGCTGATCCATCTACTCTTACTGAAGAGCAGCGTGTGTTACAGGAGAAAATGAAATGTCTTGTGGAACAATTGAAGATAGACAAGGAGTAATCCTAAAAATTATTCCCACAATTTTTACAATGCCACTGTTTCCCTACTTTATCAGATGCAATTCCAAACATGCTGGTAGAAAGCATACGCTTAAACATGCCAATCTTCTCTATATTTGTGGACTGACACACTGGGCAGTGGGGTTGATTGGCAGATGTTGGATTTTGATAGTTGTTCTTTTCTCTATATTGTTTTAACCACTCTTCTTCTTCATGACGTCTTTTGTTATATGCATTCTCATCAAATTGATCTTCCACATTAAGATCTTTTAGGTCATTAAGAATGCTTTCTTTGTCACGCCCGTGATGATTTAACAAATCTACCATTTCATATTTAGTTTGTATAAATGGAACGCGACAATATTCACAGTTAACTCTTCTACAATGACCAGCATAATTAATTTCATGAACCCCACATCTCGGACAGATAAAACCTTTAGTAAAATCATTAATATTATTTTCTTCTAAATATTTTTTGATTGGTCGCCCACAATGAGGACAAGTTTCAGCATAGATGCTAACTTCTCTATCACAATCTGGGCAATATATCAAATTTTGAAATCCCATATTACATCCTCCAATGTACATTAAATTAATTACATTATATCATAATTATTATATAAATCCAACATTATACAATAATTTTATTTGCAGTTAAAAAATTTAGGTGATTTATTTGGTAGTTTTGGAGAATTAAACTTACTGAAAAATAAATATGGAAAAAACTCAACATTTGATACATTAAGCAGTACACTACAACAGTCTTTTAACGAGTCTTTTAAAGTTGGGAAAAATGGAATTAGTGAATTTTCTACAGAGCAAATTAAAACTAAAGCATCTGTAATGGGATTAAATGATGCGTTGACAAAACAAGCATTATCTCTTGCGAATGATGCTGGTTTATATCAAAAAGCTGCGGCAGGTAATCTTACATTTAGTAAGGCTATAGAATTAAATATAAATAATGCAAGTGATTTAGTTGACGCATGGATGAATAGTAATTCTGAAGTCTTAAAAAAATATCAAGATTCCGATATTGTTACGAAGATAGTTAATTCAGGTGAAAAAGGCAGCGCGGCATATAATGAGTTTGTTAAAGATCTCATTGATAAGAATCAAGATTTAGGTGACTCAATTGTTGAATTAGCACCAAAAGTAGAAACCACAAAATCTGCCTTTTCTGGTTTATCAAACTATTTTAAAGGTCTTCTTGCTACATTTACCAACCCAATTTTTCTTTTAACCACAGCCGTTACCGTAGGCGTTGCGGCATGGCAAGGCTATAACCAATCTGTCCAGGAATCCATTCAGCACACGAAAGACTCCATAGCAGAGATAGAGGAACGTAATAAGTCTATTGACGACAATATCAGTAAAGCACAAGAACTAAGGAATTCTCTTGATTCCGGTACTCTTACGGAGCAAGAAGCTTATAACGCGAAAAGTCAGTTACTTGATATTCAGAGTCAATTATCAGATTCTTATGGTGAGCAAGCAGATGGAATTGATCTGGTAAATGGCAAACTCGATGAGCAGATCGAGAAGATGCAGCAGCTCAAAGTTGAAAATGCGAAAAGTTGGCTGAATGATTCGGATAATGAGAAGAATTACGAAAAAGCTAAAAAGAAAATGACCAAAGATGATTATGAGTCATTCTTTGGTAATACACCTACTTTAGCTATGCTCGGCTCGGAACCACAGAAATCTGAATATACAAATTCAGACGTATATAAAGATGCGCTGAAGCGTTACCGGAACAGTAAGTCTCAGATCGAAGAAATCCAGAAAGCGGCAGAGCAAGCAGGACTCAAACAATATAATGGTGTGGCTACAGGTCAATTCCAGCTCGGTTTTGAAAATGAAACAGTAACAGGAGCAGATGAAAAGCTGAACAATTTCCTTGCCACTGTCAAAGAGCTGAAGCGTCAATTTGAGGACGAGGGCAAAAATACTGATTACTTTGACAACATTATCAGTTCCGCGGAAGATGCAGAATCTTCCTATAAAGATATTCTGGATAAGCATCAAGAAATATATCAAGAGTATCTGAAAAATTCCATGCTTGCAGAAGGTTACGGTAACAATAAACCAGCAACTGTATATCAGCAATATGCGGATGCAGTGGACAAATATAACGAAGCTTTGCAAAGTGGAGATACTTCTAAAGTTAAAGAAGCAAAGACTGCATTAGATGGCGTAAAAGATTCCGTAGATAATATTGTCAGTACGGATTCCGGTAAGAAATACAAGGAGTTGTTCGATGAAATTGCAGATGGTATTGATACAGCATCCGAAAAAACTTATGAGTTCAAGGAACGGCTGTCCGGTAGAGGTGCAGATAAATTAAACAATACTGTACTTTCTAAACTCAAAGAGCTGAAGAACTACACTGATATTGACCTCAAGAGTATCAATCTTGATACAAGTGATGTTGTTGCTGGTAAAGATGCTCTACGCATGGCAGTAAACGAAGCAATGGATCTCGGAATTGTTTCCGATGATTCTGCTGAAAGTGTGGCAAAAGTTGTTGATCTCTTAACGGATATGGGAATGACCGCGACCGTATCCATGGATCAAGTGGATGATTCCTTCTCAGAAGTCAATACTACAATTCAGCAAGCGCAAGCAAATTTGGAAACACTCAAGACGATTATGTCCGAATCTGTTTCGGGAGCAGGAATTTCTGCGGATAACGTGAAAGCATTTAGAGAGATGTTCGGAGATGATGCAGAGCGGGCGCTGGAGAAAACGGCAGACGGATATCATATCAACCGTGAAGAACTTGCAAAATTACAGGCACAACAATCACAGATGAACCGAGCTGATTATCTTTCCGGTTTGGCAGATCAGCAGGAAGCTCTGAGACAAATCGAGGAGCAGATCGCCGATGCAATGGTAAAAGGTCAAGATGTCAGCGGCTTACAGGCACAGCGCGAAGGTATTTTGGATAATATTTCCTCTCTGGAGGATTTAGCATATCAGTATCAAACTGCTACTTCTGCTTATCAACAATGGCAGGATGCTATGTCCGGTGGTGAAGAAGGTAATATGTATGATTCCATCCAGGGTAACATGGAATCCATTAAAGATCTCTACGACAAAGGACTTGTAGGAGAAAACAAATTCCGAGAGTTTGTTGATCTTATGTCCAATAAGGATCTGACCAATGCCAGTGTAGATGAAATCGTTGCAGCTTACGAAGAATCCTATCCAAAGATGGAGCGTTACTTTACAGAAGGCCAGGAAGGATGTCAAGCATTCTTACAAGATATCTCTAACCTTAATTCTGAATGGGCGCACATGAATGAAGATGGTTCCTGGGATATTAATTTTGGTGTTGGCAACGATCAAGAAATTGCGGATGCACTGGGAATTGATGTGGAAGCTGTGCAATCAGTACTAAGAAAACTGCATGATTTTGGCTTTGACATCGACCTCGATCAGCCGGTTAAATCTCTGGAACAACTAAAAACTGAAGCTCAGTCTGCAAAAGAAGCTCTTGATGGAATGGGTGAAACTTCTCTTGATAGCATCAATTTGGACACAGATTCATTCAGTGAAATCACAGATGATATTGACAAGGTTAAGGAATATATTCAGCAGATCAATGATGCTGATTTGGAGCCAGAAGTTCGGACAGAGAGACTGGAGCAAGCCAATAATATTCTTGACTATCTGGTACAGAAACAGCAAGAAGCTGGACAAAATAACATTGTAATTGATGCGGATGCAAGTTCTGTCGATCAAAAGATTTCTGATCTGAAGAGCCAATTGGAGCAGTTTAGAAATAATGACGGTACGATTCCTGTTAATGCTGACACACAGGATGCTGTCAACAGTTTACAATCCCTGTACGCTACGAAACAGAATCTTGAAAATACACCAGCTATTCTACAGGTTGATACTTCGCAGGTTGACGGAGAACTAGGCAATGCGATCGGAAAATTACAGGAATATCAGAATGCTGTAGAGATTCTGAATGCACAGAACACGATGAAAACACAGGGCATCGACATTGATACCACAGATGCACAGCAGAAAGTACAACAGTTGGCAGGACAGCTACAGAATCTTGATGCTGATACGACAGCAAAGTTAGGTCTTGACGATACTGATTTTCAGTCGAAACTTTCTAATATTGCTACTCATCCGATTGATGTAGGAATAGGGGTAAATCTTGATCCGAATGCTCTTGCCGACGTCTCTACAAAGATTTCTGGAATTACGCCAGAATTACTTGTAAAAGCTGGTGTAAACGAAGAAGCGATTGTAAATTATACGCCGAAAGATAAGGACGCTACGGTCAAATACAAAGTTGACCATAGTGCGATTGACAGTTATGATCCGAAAGACAAAAATGCTACGGTTACTTACAGTGTGGTTGTTTCTGGACTTGAGAATCTACCAGGCAATAAAACAAGAAATCTGACTTACAATATTAAGACAAATGGTACTGTTCCAAGAGTAAATGGTACGGCACACGCTATAGGAACTGCTCATGCGACAGGTACTGCAAGCCGTAATTGGGGGCTTGCTCACAATGAACCACATGCGCTTGTAAATGAATTGAAACCAGAAGCAATCGTTCGGGATGGCAAGGCGTTTATCTTGAATGGCGGCGATCCTACTTTTGCAAATCTGAAGAAAGATGATGTTGTATTCAATGGTGATCAGACGGAGCAGTTGCTTGAACATGGTTATGTTACCGGCTCTCATGCACAACTTGCAGGTGGTGGTTATTCTTTAGGCAGTGCGTTCTCTGGCGGATCTGGAAGATTTAATGTTGGAAGTTCTGGAACAAAAGCAGATTCTTCCACATGGGAAGACAAAAAGAAACAGAATAATACCAGCCATAACTCATCTTCTGGTGGCAGTAGTCGTAGAAACAGTGGATCATCTTCCGGTGGTTCTTCCGGCGGCTCTTCGTCCTCTTCTGATGCAAAGTCAACAACAGAAGAAGTAGTTGATTTTATCAAAATTATGCTCTCCCGTCTGTCCCGTATGACAGAACTTGCAACTGATACAATCGAACGTGCAGTAGGTCTTGCAAATAAACAAGCAGCCGCGGCAGATGCAATCGGTAAGGCAACGAATGAAATGGTTCATAACCAACGTGCAGCAGATGCTTATCTGGCAAAAGCTAATAGCATTAGTTTGTCCGATGCTTATAAGAACCAGATCATGAACGGTAGTATTAATATAGATACCATCACAGATGAAGATCTGAAAAAGAAAATTAGTGACTTCCAAAGCTATTATGAATCTTACTTATCTGCAAGAGACAATACATTAAAGCTCGAAGATAAAATTACCGAACTTGCCGAAAAACGTCTGGAAATCATTGAAAAAGAATATGATGCGATCGTAGACATCAATGATAAAATCAAAGACGTAGCAAATTCCAAAATATCCTTGAATGATGCACTTGGCGTAGCAATCGACAATCCAGATAATTATGCAAGTATGAATAAGTCCATCAAAGCACAGGAAGATACTTATAATCAGCTGACGAAAAAGCTGTCTGATTATCAGAAAGAAATAGATTCACAGCTTTCCAGCGGTTATCTTAAGAAAGGTTCCGAAGCTTATCAAGCTGCTATGAAAAATATTCAAGATTTCACAGCTAAGATTTACGATGCTTCTACCAGCCTTCTTGAACTACGGGATAAATTGGATCAGATTAAAATTGATACTATCCAGAATGTAATTGACGGAATCAAACGTAATTCGGATATTACGGAGAAATATATTTCTTACCTGCAATCCCAGAATCGTGATGTGCCAGAGAATCTATACACTGACCGTATAGATAATAATAACGCTCAAGTACAGCAGAATCTAAAGCAGATGGAAATATACCGGAAGAAACAGGCGGTTCTTGATGTCAATTCTAAATCGTATCAAGATTATGCAGAAAAGATTCAAACGCTAAAAGAAAATACTCTGGAACTGATTACGGACAATGAATCTCTTCAAGATAGTATCTATGAGCTACGTTTTAAGCCACTTGACGATGCTATCCAGAAGTACAGTGATCTTGAAGATGAGCTAAAAAGTTTCCGCGACCTTCTGAACGATGATGCATTCCTTGATAAGCAAGGACGTATCACTGAAGAGGGATTGGCACAAGTTGCTCTCTTACAGCAGAGTATTGGTACGGCAAAACAAAAAATTGCAGATTATACCACGGGTCTGCAAAAACTAAAAGAGTCTTATGACAATGGGGTTATTTCCTTAACGGAATATAATGACAAGTCAAAAGATTACCGTGAAGGTATTCAAGGTTCGATTGCAGATGTGAAATCATATCAGGACAGTCTGGTTGATCTGTATAAGAACGCTATGAGTACAGAGGTTGATTATCTTGATAAAATAATCAGCAAGAGAAAAGAAGCCCTGACACAGCAGAAGGATATGTACGACTATTCTAAGAAGATTAATTCTCAGAATAATAACATAAATAGCCTTAAAGCCCAAATCATGGCTTTAGAAGGGGTGAAATATTTGCTCCTGTAAAATCTATTTAATTGCGGGAAGTCCCCATAAGGTTTAATTGGCTACAACGTAACCGGAAACGGTAGGCGTGAATGCGGTAGAGTTATAAACTCACAGTCCATTATTGGATAGAAACCATAAAAATAATTAAACTAGGGATAACCGGGTGTGCAAGTCACTCAGACGCAGCGAACTTCCTAAGTCAGAAATGATATGGAAGACGTTCAGAGACTAACCCATATTGGGTGGCGCAATGCCTTAATGTAAGACCGCAAGCGATTGGCGGTTTGAAAAATATAGACTATTTGAATATTAAGTGATATTATAAATTTGAGGCGTTCTGTTTTATGTCTACTGATGAACAGGCAGAACACAGTGCGCATACAGATAAAGAATAGAATGGCATCTAACAACAAAAATTTGAACACATTTATTAAAATTTACAGACAATAAAGTGGTATTTTTGTTGATACTGCGAATAGATTTTTCCTTTAGAATTGCATATAATAAATATAAGAAAGGGGAACCTTTCTCAATAAATCTGGTGTGATGCAGCGAAATGCGACTGCTAGAAATACAACCGTAGAAGCACATACCGGGCTAGGAACTGGTGTGTGTGGAGGTTTACAAAGGTAAGGGGTTTACCATAGCCTAGCTAGGTGAAAACCGAAAGAAAATCCCACAATGAAGTAAGAGAGTTAGCACCAGTGACTCTCTTATTTTTATGCACAAGGAGATAAAATGGATGCAATATCAACAGCGTTGACATCTTTTAAAGATTTATCTTTATATGAATATAAATTTAGAATTGCGTATAAAAAACAATTATATGATCTTGAACTGAATTTTGACAATGAAGATTTTTATCATTGCGCCGGATTGCAGTATTTAAAAGACATAGATATTCCCAAAAACGCTTCAAAGTTGTTTCGTGAAATTGTAAACGGCAAAATTACAGACGACTATTTGGAGAAAAGTAAGAAGTACCCATTTCCAAAACCAGGAATAGATGTCCAAAAAAGAATTTTGCACCTAGGTGTTTTAAGAAAATATATAGAAGCAGATAACGCAATTTGGAAATACGTGAAAGAGCAGAATGTCGGAAGTCAGATAAATGCTGATTATATGATAGTTTCTACAGTTGATAATGTGGAAGCATACATATTTCTAAGAAAAAGATCGTCTGACCCAAACGATTTAAAATACTGTATCTGCTCATTTTTTGTTAATCCGATCAGAACATATAATGGAGCAAAAGCATATTGGTTTTATAAATCAAAAGTCAATTTAGAAACAAATGAAGAACAAATATATTATCAGAAACAACCACAGGAGCAGTAAACCTACTGCTCTTTTCTTATACCTCAAATCTTAATTACAATCCCTCAAATAAAATTCAAATAGAAGATATAGTCCCATGCCATACGAAAGTATGGAGAGCAGTTATGCTCTTGTCCACGTAGCGAGTGGATGAAAAGAAAAATGAAATAATCTCGATGCTCAATCTCAAGTTAAGAAATTGAAGCAGCAGCTCAAAGAAGCGCAAGAAGATCTCGATGATACGAAGCGTGACCATGCTTATGATATGCAGTCTCAAGGTTTCGATAAGCTCAGTGAAGATCTGAAAACTTCTCTTGATGATACCGAGTATGAAATCAGCCATAATGCTGATAAACAGCTTGAGATCATCAATTCTATGCTTGACAAAGCCGTGTCCTCTTACCAAGAAGCATACGGTAAAATCAATTCTATCATCAAAAATACTGGCTGGGTAGGTAGTACGGATTTTAACAATACCCAGTCTGATCTAAGCACAGAGACAGGTGTTAAGAATCAAAATTCCAACGCATCACAGTCTCAGTCCAATGCAAATAAAAATCCATCCAGTACCGCATCTGGTACAAAAACTGATCCAATCAACAGTAATTCAAAAGTAAACAGTGATCTTGCGGATCAATTAGTCAAGCCGGAAGATACAACGAATCGTAAGGTTGCGGAACTAAAGGTGTCTCCTACTTCTACTACACTGGAAGAGGGTAAATCCACAAGTATTACTGCTACAATCAGACCGAACGATGCAGCTAATAAGACTCTTGCTTGGAAATCAAGTAATGAATCAATTGCTACTGTATCCAATGGTACGGTAAAAGCAAAGAAACCTGGCTCTTGTACGATTACTGCTACCACTACCGATGGAAGTGGACTGTCTGCAAAGGTATCAATTAAGGTCAATGCGAAACCAAAACCACCAAAGCCACAGCCGAAACCACAACCAGCAAAAACTGGTGGCGATGGAATTCCTCGTGTTGGCGATGTCGTAACATTCACAGGATCTTACTACAATGACTCTTGGGGTATGTCTCCAAGAGGTAGTAGATTTTCCGGTCAGCCTGGTGCCGTTGTCATTGACTCTTATACAGCTAGGGAATATGGCGGAAATGGACGTACTACTGGTGATTTTAAGATCCATATCAAGAGTGCGCATGATCCTAATTATAGTGATCTTGGATGGGTGCGTCTCAGTCAGATTAGTGGATATGAAAAAGGTACGGATCGTATCCATGGCGATCAGCTTGTATGGACAAACGAAAACAAAGATACCAAACATCATGGCGTTTCAGAATTAATCTATCGCAAGAAAGATGGTGCTGTCCTTACACCTGTTCAAGATGGAGATTCTATTCTACCAGCAAATTTCGTTAGTAATTTAGCTGCATTAAGTGCAATTGATCCTAAAGAATTCGGTATGAATGTAAGTACTACGCCAAATCTGGTGCAGACAAATATTCCTCAGAACATCAGCAATGTCGGAAATGTAACGGTAACAAATCATTATGATTCATTACTCACAGTTGAAGGTAATGTTGACAGGGATGCTCTGCCTGGATTGCAGAAAATACTGGAAAAATCATATACGTATATAACGAAAAAGTTGGCTGACGAATACGGAAGACTTGGACACAAGATAATTATGTAACTTTTATGGGAGGGTACTGTCAAAGGTACTCTCCTATTTCTATAACTATAACAAATTTTTTGGAGGTGATGCAAAATGGCAAAAGAATTTAAAAATTTTACGTTCATGGGACAACGATTAAGTGATTTAAGTGTGAAATATGTATCCGTGGATTTTGAAGGTGGATCAGATGTGAATATGGCGATGGAGAGGGATATGGAGACAGGTGATTCTAATCGTTATAAGGTAGAACCAAATTATTTTTATGACAAATGGAATGACACTTTAGAATTTGAGTTAGATATTATCAAAGACCCATGCACATATTTAAACCAAAGTGATTCTATTATCACAAAGTCTGAGCGTCGAGAAATTACCAAATGGCTCACTTCTTCTCATTTTCCAGAATGGCTGACATTTTCCGGAACCGATGATTCTGCAGATGATACAATTCGTTATTTTGGATGGTTTAACAATATTGAATCATATTCTGTAAATTCTCAAACCTTTGGATTAAAATTATATTTTAAATGCACAACCCCGTTTGGTTATACTGACGATATTACAACTAACGTATCATGTTCAACATATAAAAATATTTTAATCGCAAATAACAGTGATGAATTAAATAGTTATGTGTATCCAACGATTGATATTTTTCCAAAAGCAAATGGGGATATTGTAATTTGTAATATGTCTGATTGTACGATTCGCGAAACAGGAACACTATCTTCCTCTAATACAAATTATATGGGACAATTAATTTCTTATGTTGAATTATATGCAAAATCAAATGCATGTACTGCACAATTTGACATTTCAGAAGAAACCAAAGATATTAATTGGAGATGCGATAATACATTGACTCAATTTAAATTAATTGATGTATATGGAAATGAAACAGCATGTACGGTTTTTTATAGGACAGATTCAAAAGTATATTATATCATCGAAAATGGCATTATGGTTTTGTCTGTTTCAAAAGATTTAAATATATCTATGGATTGCCAGAAGTTAACAATTAATGATGAGCTTGGACGGATGGTAAGATATGATAAATTAGGCATCAATGATGTCGCTCATATGTATTGGATACAATTAGTTCATGGGAATAATTCCTTCTTATTCTATGGTAATTGCGATTTTCGCATAAAACATATTGAGGCACGAAAGGTTGGTGAATAATTTTGAACATTGTTTATGATCGTTATAACCAACCAATACAAAGCCATGTGTATTTAGGTACACCAAACAATAAGATTCTATGTGCTATCAACGGAATCGAAGAAAGTACATTTCAGCTTACTCCCAAATTCATTAATACATATGAATTAACATTTGATATTAATGAAAATATTTTAATCGAAGATGAACATGGTTTATCGAAATTAGTACATTCCAACGTATATGATTTAGTTGCTTGGCTTATGCGAGTATACGTCGATAATGTTGGATGGTTTATCATGGATGCACCTAAAATATCACATGATGGAATTAAAGAGACTAAAACTATTACCTGCCACTCAGCAGAGATAGAAATGGAGCAACATGATTTAAAAAATTTTAAAATTAATCAAGGGACAACAGATTCGTATGAAATGCTTGCGGATAACAATGTCGAGAAAATAGGTGACGTAGAATTCGCGAAAGAGCAAATCAAGTTTTATAATCCGAATAATCCACAATTAAGTCTGTTAGATCTTGTTCTTAAAGCTGGTGGTGTCTATGGTTGGTCAATAGGGGAAATAGATACTATTCCAAAAATATATCGTACATATAAAGATGGTAAATATGTTGAGACTTCTACTCTATTATCTGATGAAATAGGCTCATTTGATATTGAGAGTCAGGACGTTTATTCTTTTTTCACACAGGATATGGCACAGTATTTTCAATGTGTTTTTGTTTTTGATTTTTTACACATGAAAATTAATGCTTATCATCCTGAAAATTATGGGAAAAATACAAATGTAAATATTAACTTTAAAAACTTGCAGCAATCCCAAGATATATCTGTTGACGATGGCAAGATGTTTACACGTTATTATGTACAAGGATCAGATGATCTTGGTATTACTTATGTAAATTTTGGCTCGAATTATATTGAAAATATTGATTATTATTTAAACGAAAAGTACTTCTCTTCTGCTTTTATTCAAAAATATAATCTTTGGAAACAGGATATGGAAAACTGTAGGATTGATTATATTGAAGCGACCAGAAAGTATAATCAACAGATGAAAGTTATCACAGAATTGTATGATCGTGTTCCTTTGGATGATTGCTCTACAGATTGGAGTACATTTACAGATGATGAATTAAAAGAAGCACAAGCAAATTACCAGGCCCAACTCAAGGGTTATGAGCAATTCTATGTAGATAGTGATGGTAACTTTGATGAGGATGCTTTGAAAAAGTCTTCGGATGCTAATGATTATTACCAAATTCGAGATGTAATTCTTCCATCTATTCAAATCGAAATGGATAATCGTCAATTACCTACAGACGATGACAATGCAGATTACGTAGACTCTTATAAAACCGATTGGAAGTTATACGGATTAGACGAATTAAAAGTAAAGCTGCAAGAGTATAAAAACACAATTGAAACCTGTAAAAAGGGCGGTTACGATAAACCATATTCTGAAGATTCTTCTCACACTAAAGATATTCATGATAAGATGTATGCAAAATATCTGGACGCTCAAAATCAACTAGATTCTAATTATGTAGGTGGATGCCAGGAAGCATATGATAAGAGACAATCTGAAATTGATGCGGCCAATGATGTTTTAAATGGATATAATAAAACAAGAGTTCAATTAACTCAACAAGTAAACAAAGAAACTTGGGTTCATAAAAATAATGTTTCTATTACTGATGAAAATGCAAATTATATCACTGATGAATCCAATCGGAATATCTCATCGCTATCTGATACAATTTCATTTTCGGCAAAAGATTTATTAGAACTATCTAAGGTTTATTATGATGGAACATATTCGAATGATAATATGTTTCTCACAGATTCTGATGATCAAGTTTCTGCAATTGATGAGCAATTAAAATTACTGGACGCTGCATCTGAGGATTTATACATATCTTCTCACCCACAATATCAATATACAACATCATTAGATAACTTTTTAGCGAAAAGTGAATATAAAGATTATACAAAAAACATCAACCGTGGGGATTATTTGTATTTAACGATTGGAAATAATAATGTTGTAAAACTGCGTTTAATTGAAATGACATACAATCCATTAACAATGGACAACAATATCGAATTAACATTTTCCAATATGACTCGAACAAAAAATGGATTTTCTGATATTTCTTATCTTCTGGATAATTCATCTGGTGGTAGTAAATCTTCCGCATCTGGTTCGTCTAATAATTTCTTAAACAATGAAGGCATCACTCTTACATCTGGGCTAATCCAAAAGCTTTTATCTTCTGGTGCATTCAGCAATAAAGTTTCTTCCATTATAAATAATGAATTCGCAGGTATGCTTGGTAGTGGTTCTATATCATTACAAGAATTAAATGCCAAGTTGATTAAAGTTACTGATCTATATGGTGAGAATGGATATTTCGAATATCTACAGTCAAAATTAATTTCTGCTGATAAAATTGTCGCAGGTAGTGGTAATTTTAAGGAATTATCCGCAGTTGTTGCTGCGATTGATAGTTTATTGGCTGGAAATATATCTGCAGAACTTGGACATCTTATTCATCTTACTGCTAGTAATGTTGTTGTTGACGATGCAGTAATTCGTGATTTAATCGCGGCAAATATTACTGTAGCAATGCTAAAAGCAAGTACTATTTCTGCTGATAAATTTAATATTGCTTCCGATGATGGTGGACTTACTATCGTTGGTAACACGATGCAATTTAAAGACAAAAACAATAATGTACGTATCCAAATCGGTCGTGATGCAAAGGATAATTTTACGTTTACTTTGTATGATGAGACAGGTAAAGGTGTATTAATTGATTCTAAAGGCATTAAAGAATCTGCTATCGCTGATGGATTGATTAAAAACGATATGGTTGCGGATGGAACTCTTTCTAAAGATAAACTGAATTTCAATGTTATTGAAGCGGATAAGAATGGAAATGTTGACGCGGCGAAAGTCATCGTTAATGGTCATGGAGTTGATGCAGAGTTCACTTCAATTAAGCAACAAATTACTGATCAGATTGAAAATGTAGAGGGTAAAATTGGTACACTAGACTTATATGGTGAACAGATATTTCGAAAAATAGATGGTGTTATATCTCCAAACAATATAACTATAACGGCAAAATATAGAAATGATGTTAAAATCGGTAAATGGTATATAGATAATGTAGAAAATACAAGATATGTATCTACGGATAAAACTTCAATCACAATACCATCTTCTTATATTGCAACATTACCATCAACAAAAAAATCTTTAGTTATTAAAGTCGAAGATTCCACAAAAAAATTATACGATGTATTAACTGTACATATTTTGGATAGTTTAAATGGAATCGATGGACAACCTTCTATTTCTGTAATTATCACCAGTGAAAAAGGAGTAGTGTTTGATGATGATACAACAATTACGAGTACTATATGTACATGTCAAGTATATAAAGGTGCTACGCCTATGGAACCGATATCTTACAAATGGCAAATTATAAATAACGAGTCAGGTGATTGGAAAACGGTTGGAAATAATAAAACATTGACAATTAATGTTGATAAATCAATTATACGTAAGAGAATTCGTTGTCTAGTTGATATTGGAGACGTAGCACAAGTGTCAATTACGGACGAGCAATCAAATACATTACAAGATGAAAATGGAACTAGTCTATATTCCGTTGAAGCAGCATCAGATACTTCTGCTTCGAGTAAAAATATTATTGATGTAAATACAACTGAAGTGCTTGATTCTTCTGATAGCGTATTTGTCAATAGTGGAAAATCTCTTAAGCAGATAAATTATGATTTATTAGCAGATGCAATTTTAAATAAATTACTCAGCAAATCTTATGAAAAGATTGGAACAAATGTTATCGATGCAATCAAGGAAAATGCGAATACGTTAACAGATAAAGATATCGATACATTAATTGAAAAAATGTAACACATAAAAAAGGAGGTGAGCAATGTTACTATCAAGCAACGAATTAGACATGTTGATTTTGCAACATGGAAAAGATGGAACATCCGCAGATTCTAAATATATCTGGGTGAAGTATGCACAAGATAAAAATGGAACTGGCTTGACGGACGATCCAACCAATGCAGTTTATATAGGCATTGCTTATAACAAAACTGAAAAACATGAATCAGATAATCCTAACGATTATACATGGACAAGAATCAAAGGTAACGATGGAGAATCGGCATATACTGTTATTCTTCAAAATGAAAATATAACATTCTCTGTTTCTAATCAAAATAATATTGCTTTAATGGATCAATCTTTTGATACTTCTGTTGTGGTATTCAAAGGTACAGATGCAGTTAGTAATTTCACTATTGGAACAGTTGAAAGTAAAAATGGAATTTCGGTAACACAAAAAAATAATACAATCACATTTTCTGTCGATGCTGGAAATAAAATTGAAGCAGATTACGGAAAATTCTCCATACCAATTTCTGTAAATGGATTAGTATTTAAGAAAGAAGTTTCTTGGTCGCTTGCAAAAGCGGGTGCGGTTGGTGGTCAAGGAAATCCTGGCGAACCTGCTTTAAGTATATCTCTTGGAAACGAATCACAAAATATTCCATGTACATATGATGGGCATGTCATTAATGATATGTTAATAGAGATATCATTTGTAGGATATCGAGGTTTAACAAGAACACCATGTAACGTAGCAGTCGGCACTCTTCCATCTGGAATGACTCTTGGGTCAACTGAGAATTGTACAATATCTAATGATGGATCGATAATTTTGAATATCGTAAAAAATGCTACACTTGGCACTGAATCAACATTAACTGGAAATATAGTCTTAACATTTAGTATAAATGGAAAAACATTAGTTAAAAACTTTACCTGGGCAAAATCTAAAGATGGTGGGTTGTCCTATATCTACTCCATAGAACCATCATCATATGTAATAAACAAAACATATGATGGAACACTCTCTCCTGCTTCTATTACATTTAATGCTTATTATCAGAAAGATGGAAGCGATAGAATTCCGTATCATGGTCTTTTTACAATAGAAGAATCGACAACAGGAAGTGATTTCAAATCCACATATCTTTCTTCAAAAAATGAATCATCTTTAACTTATACCCCAACGTCAAATAACATTAAAAGTGTACGATGTACATTAAGTCAAACTGACAAAGTATCTGTTGTGCTAGACAGACAGACGGTTATCGTATTATCTGATGACAAAATGAAGGATGCCTTGACTACTGTAACTACCAGAGTTAATGGTGTATCTAGCAAAGTGGATGGTATCGACAAGAAAATTACAAACAAGGTTTGGCAGACAGATATTACAACCGCAGTAAATAATTATGATGGCACAACCGTTAAATCTCTTCGGGATCAAGTGAGTTCGCAAGAAACTAAGATTGGCGAAATAACCTCGGAAGTATCCGATGTTAAAACCACAGTCAAAAACAATCAAACAAGTGTCCAAAAAGACATTGCTTCTATAAAACAAGATGCTACAGGATTCAAACAAACAGTTGCATCTACATATGAAACTAAAAATGACGCAACGAGCAAATATTCAAGTTTTGACCAACGTGCTGGAAAAATCGAAACCAATGTCAAAACACTTCAAGGAAACGTTACTACCTTATCTCAAACAGATACAGAAATTAAAGCAGAACTTAAAACTGCTAAGGGTGATATCACGACTTTAAAATCTGACGCGTCTGGTCTTTCGACAAAAATCACGAACGCCCAGGGAGATGTTAACATTTTAAAAGCAGATGCAAAGACAATGAAATCAGATATTTCGGATGCAAAAGGCAATATTTCTGAATTACAAAGGACGTCAACAAATCTTCAGTCGCAAATAACAAATAATAATACTAATATTAATATTCTTAGCCGCGATCCAATGAATTATTCACAATTAAAAGAAGACACTGCAGATTATTTTGGTTTTATATATGATAATACGGCAGATGGTAAATGGTATACAGTAAAAACTTTGTCAAGGGATAAATTTATTTCTGGATATTATGAATGCATGGGTGGAGAATCATTTAATATAGAGTTTGAAATCTCTACTTCTGTAAAAGGCAACTCAACGAATGAAGGAACAGATAGTACTTATAAAGGTACTGCGATCGGCTTATATGGATTTAATGCTCAAAAACAAAGCGTTGGTATTAATTATAGCACAAGAACAACTGCTACTGCCGCAGCAACAGCTACAAAAATTAGTTCTGTAGTTAGCGTTCCAGTAAATTCAAGATATTTTCGAGTATTCCTTCAAACTGAAAGTTGGGGAAATTTTTCAGGAACATTAAAAATTCGCAATGTGATTGTATCTCGTATTAAGGCGATGGAAACAAGAATATCTTCTGCCGAAACAGCAATTCAGCAAAATACAAATGATATTTCTTTACGTGCTACCAATGTGCAGTTAGATCAAGTAAAAAAAGAGATTAATGGTAATTTTGCCAATTATTCTACAACAACAGAAATGAATAGTGCTATTAAAGTGAAAGCAGATAGCATCACACAAGAAGTATCTAAAACATATACAAAACAAACAGATTTCAATTCTCTTTATATTGGAGGCAGAAATCTTGCTCGAAATACATCCAGTTCTTATTCTTCTGAGTTTTCTGATTTTAGTGGTGCAGCAAATATCTGCCCATCAGTTGCAACCGTTTTAACAGATGGTCTTGCTGCAGGTGATGAAATTACGATTCATTTATATTATAATTATTCAAATATTGTTGCTGCTACTGGGCAAACTGCCAAAGTATGGATACAAGGTAGTGGAAATGTAACGGGATGGAGTTCTGGAGCATTTCCATCAAGTCCAAGCATTGCTATTTCTGGAAGCGGAACGAAAGAATTTTTATATACGACAACCGTTTCTGCAGACCAGATAAAAAATTCATATTGGCTTGTTAATCTAAGACATGATTATGTCCAAAGTGGAACTGTTCGATGGAAAATGTTCAAAGTCGAAAAGGGAAATCGACATTCCGAATGGTCTCCTGCACCAGAAGATACAAGTACCGCTATCACAAAAGTAGAGCAAACAGCAACAAGCATTCGAGCGGATTTAAGCAATACACAAGGAGACGTAAGTTCATTACAAGCGACAGCTTCTGGGCTACAAAAGAGTATTTCTAATGCACAAGGCGATATTAATACTATGAAATCAGATGCTACAACAATGAAAACACGGATTTCTAATGCTGAAGGAGATATCACGACTTTAAAATCTACCGCGTCTGGTCTTTCGACAAAAATCACGAACACCCAGGGAGATATTAACACTTTAAAATCAGATGCAAAGACAATGAAAACACGGATTTCTAATGCCGAAGGAGATATATCGACTCTACAACAAACAGCGAATGGTTTTCAAGTACAACTTAGTAAGAAAGCAGATCAAGTTGATAGTTTTAATGCAGCAAAAACAGCCACCAACTTTATGCAGTTTACTGATGGGACCGGATTGGAAGTTGGTAATAAAACCAGCGGATCTTGGTCTGGTTATCGGACTAAGATTTCAGCATCAGCATTTGAGATTCTCAACCGGGCAGGAACGACACTCGCATATTATGGTGATAAGTTGATCCAGCTTGGAAAGAACGCAAAAGATGCGGTTATTGAGTTATGTGGCGGTGTCGGTAAGATTTTGGTTGAAACAAAATCCGGCAATGCGGCTCTGTCAATCCAGAGCGAATATGTAGATATTAAAGGTGTCCACGAATCTGTATTGGAGACATCAAGTTCTTCTGGAAGCTGTATAGCCGGGGCTGTTGACGATTCTTTCGTTGTAAATACTTACTCGGATGCCAACAACAAAGCAAACTTCGATATTGGTAACGGTAGCATTATTCTTGAATCAAAGAAGAAAGGTTATCAGGCAGAGGTCGAATTTTATGGCTGTGGCTGGTCTGGAGGAGTGTATACTGGAGCGTTCGCACCGACCAAGGCGTACTCCGAAAAGATTATGTTGGGAGATAGTGGAAGAGTATGGGAGCGTTTGATTGTTAAAAACTCCCCACAGGTCACATCCGATCGCCGCGCCAAAACAAACATATTTCCACTCGGTGAGAGCAAGATCAATAAGACGGATATTCATTCAGAGCTGTTCGATCGCTTAAAACCAGTTCAGTATCGGATGATTGACGGTGATGGGCGCATTTGTTATGGATTCGTCGCACAGGATGTCGTAGAAGCCATGCGAGAACTCGGAATCCGAGAAGACGAGCTGGATCTGGTACACCACGACAGGAAGAACACTGAGGATGGCTATACTGATACCTATAGTATGGTATATACCAATTTGATTGCGGTAATAACACACGAACTTCAGCTCGAAAAGCAAAGAAGATCGAATCTTGAGTTAGAGGTCGCAGATCTAAGAAGTGAACTTGAAACCATGAGGGATAATCTCTCTGGGAATACAAATTAATTTTAGGAGGACAGAACTATGGCAGAAGTAAAAGCAACTTACACAAAGGATATTCATTATTCGGGTATTATTACTGTAGATGGCGAAACAGTAATATCTATGGACGCAAACATGGACGCAAAACATCCAGATGTACCGATCATTAACCGATACATCAATAATGGCAGAAAATATAGAGCAAATAAGTCTGCTATTGATGATATTGTTGATAAATTTGAAAATGATATTTGGACTGAATATGATGAATATATTGCAAAGCTAGAAGCAGAAAACACAAACACTGTATCGAAATAATTTAATACATATTCTTTACATACCATTTCCGCTCGCCCCATTCATATATTAAATATATTTGGTGCATTTGATAATCTATCTCGCATTCACAAGTAAATTGAATATATGTTATATACTTTACTTGTGTCTTCATTGTTACAGGAATAGAGCCATGTTCTTTATATCTAAAATACAAAGGCATGACTCTTCCTTCTGTATCGAAAGACGCAATTACTGGCACTGGTATTATATTTTGTTTATTATACATACAATCATCTCCCTTACTATTAATTTATCATATTATCAATTATTGTCAAGGGATGATATAAAATAGAAAGGAGGGAGTAATGAGCAAAAAGTTAAATGAACAAGGTTTATCTCATTTATTGTTAAAATTGAAGTCAATATTTGCTACAAAACAACATTCTCATACAAAATCAGAAGTCGGTCTTTCAAAAGTAGATAATACGTCAGATGCAGAAAAATCTGTAAAATATGCTGCTACTGCTGCATTTGATTCAAGTGGACAACAAATTAACAGTACTTATATTAAAAATATATCTGTTGATGAAAATATTATAACCGTCACAAAAGGAAACAATGAAAAACAAATCATCCATAAAACAAATTCCGCTAATTCTCAAGAATTTGGACTTGCTTGGATTTATTGGACAAACAATCTCGTGATTGGAGATGGGTTTGAAAATGATGCTATTACTTATTCTAAACATGATATTATTGCTACACAATGTTTACATTTGGATAAATTGGCATCGTCTAAACCAACGTTGACTTCGGATAGCATTATCATTTTAAAACGAGCAAAAGAATTAAATCCAAAATTAAGACATTTTGAATATATACAATCAGATAGTGGTAGAATAGATTTCTCTTATAATGGGGATCATGCACATTTAAATTCAGATGGTTCATGGGAAGGATCAACTGCTGATCTATCTGGAAGTTCGAGGATTTATACGTTTGCTCAGTTTTGTGACTGGTTTGATTGGTTTAAAAAACAAGGCGCAGATGGTATCTTTTTTGATGATTGGGGATATGACTTTGCAAAAGAAGATATTTGTTATCAGTTCGGATGGAATCCGGATAATTATGAAAATTTAAATGCAGCAAAAAATGAAAAATGGAAAAAGCTAATTGATGCGTGTCACGAAAGAGGATTATCTGTAATTACTAATGGAGGCACACCTTTTGCAATAGGTGATTGGTACACACATCTTGATGAAAACGATATTATTGCTTTAGAATCTTGTATGATATCGTCAGCAGGAAATACATGGAATAACGGTCATAAATCAATATATAATTATTATACAAATTGGTATAGTACTGGAAAATGCAAAGCAAAACTGTGGTCTTTAGACTATGTTCCAAGTGGATCTAAGGAATTTAAAAACCAAGTCCTTACATATTTATGTGCAATGGGATTAGCCTGTGGGGTGAATTATATATCGATGGGTGTAGCAGGTCGTATTGAAAAACCATTTTTTGTTGAAATTTTCACACGGGGTACTCAGAAAAAAATAGTTAAAATTGACGATAATACATATTCATTAAGTGTTGGAAGGCATCAGTTAGAAGTACATAGATGGTCTGGGCTTTCAGGTATAGTAAGCCAGAGTAATATATCAAAAAATTATTATATTTATGATGGAGAAACTTTTAATAATGGTTTCAAACTGGCTTCTACTTCAAATTATGAGTTATCTGAGCAGATGAACAAGGTAACAAAGACAATAGGAGGTCTAACTGAAGATACACGTAAAAACGCTTCATCATATTGGAGAATGGCTATTGACGATTGGCAAGAAAGTTTAAGCTATTTAGATTATAACAATTTAATTTTACAAAATGCATCGAATTTTGTTTATAATTATCCAGAGCAAGCGTTGGCAAAAATTGTTAAAAATAATGATGGGACTGTCGATCTAATAATCAAATATACTAATTGTAATAGTATGCATGTCTCTTTTGACGTTATTACCTCGTCGAATTATGAAAATTTTAAACTTACAGGAGAATCATTAGAATTTGGATTTTCTGATGTTATTTTTGATATGGAGGAAGGTAGTTGGACATTACCAAATGGAACAGCATATTATGGGTCAAGTCTCTGGGCAATCCCATCTTTTAGACCTCATCTTGCATATACCGTAAATGGGACATCTAAAGATATAGAATATATAAAAGGCGTATCAAGTGAAGTAGGAGAAACTAATGGGCATTACGAGAGAACACAACGTGGAGAAATCACCACTGCAAAGGTTTATGTCTGGATTCGTTCACCAGGAGAATCAAGTTTAATAAATGGTACTGTAACTCTAAAAAATCTGTATTTGATAGATACTGGAGAACATACTGATGAAATTTCAAAACGATGGTATACGAATATTTTTCCAGCATCATTTAATTATATTTCTGCTTTGAACGTGGTACAAAAGAGAAGTTCAAAAAATGGATGGCCTGTTGTAGATATAACTGCAACATCTACTGACCCATGGGGATGGGCTTGTTATAAATTATCTGGTGATGAAATTATACAATTAAGAGGGCATACGATTGAATTAGGATGTTCTACGATGATTTTTTCAAATGGTTATACCGGACATCAACTTTCCAATTACTCAAATTATGCATTTGGAATAGGGGTTAATACCGATACTCCAAATTCGTATAGATTATATTCGGATACAATAATGAAATCGAGTGTATGGGATGAAAAACTTGTTTGTCTTACTTGTACCATCCCAGAAGATGCAACAAGCATATGTGTTGGATTTAGAAGCTATGGCTATCCATCTGGAATAATTGTATCTTTAAAGAATGTATATATGTATGACTTACAAGAAGAAGTGTCTATTCGAGGAAAAGATAGCACAAACGTGTCATTACGTTTGTGTAGAGTTAAAGAAGAACAAGAAAATTTAACTCCATCAAAGATTAAAAACTCTCTTTATGTTACGGAAAAAGGTAGAATATATTCATACGACCTTAAAGGGAACAAAGTAGACATTGCCGGAAGTATATACGCTGGAGCCGTAGAAGCAGGTTATAATGGAAATCCGAGCGAATTTGGAGCTAAATTATACGAATTAATCAACAAATAAGAAAAATATTGTTGTATTTTCCAAACTCAGAAACGAGGTGAACTAATTAAATGGATGAAAACTTTATTTCAAACGAAAATTACGCAGTGTCTCCAATGAGCGACCAACATTCAACAGCTACAATTTCAGAGAAGGTTGTAGATGTGTCAAACATTGGTACATTCGTTATGGGAGAACACAATTCTTCTATGATCACTTTCCAGATTGATCGATATTATGATGGTGTCGATCTGTCTGATAAGAAAATTAAAATTGTATATAAAAATAGCAATGGTATTTATAAATCAGATGACGCAGAAATTTGCAATGTGAAATATTCTCAAAAGTCTCTACGTTTTTCATGGGTCGTTTCAAATAATGTAACACAAACAACTAAATTCATTGCTTATATTTGTTTTATTTCGGAAGATTATTTACTGAAAACAGAGAATTTTACTGTCCAAGTCAAATCATCTTTTGATCCCAGTACAAGTGAACCTTCTGCTAATTGGTTTGTAACAATTGAAGGCAAGCTTGAGAAAATCGAAAAAGATATTGCAAATAATCATGTATATGATTGGGCGAAACAACCTGAGAAACCAACTTATACTCCTGAAGAGATTGGTGCAGAAAAAGCTGGCACATCCGATGGGATATTTAGAAGTTCTATGAAGTATACAGATGGAGAAATTTCAAGATTAGAAAATACGGTAATTCCTAATAACGTAGCTAATATAGAACAAAAAATCACAGACCTTAATCAGTCTGTAGTTAATTTACAAGATGTTAAAGCAGAAAAAGTACATACTCATCTTGTCACAGATATTACAGATTTTCCAACAAGCCTTCCAGCAAGTGACGTGCATGATTGGGCAAAAGCAGAAGTTAAGCCGACATATACCCATGAAGAAGTTGGCGCACTCTCCTCTTCTACCCATATTCCATCTACATTAGAAGAAATGACGGATGATCAAAATCATAGAACTGTGTCTGATGTCGAGAAGGAAACATGGAATGCAAAAAGTGATTTTTCAGGTAGTTATAATGATTTAACAGATGTTCCAGAAATCAAACAACTCACAGATGATTTAAAAGAAAAATATGATAATGCAGCTACTCTAGCCACGGCAAACAAGAATACGCTGGATACAGATTATGCACAGACAAAAGAATTTTTGGATGGTCTGAAAAAGGGGTATATTGAATATCAATTGACTTGGGTGGAAAACGAACGTATTACAAGCGAGAATGGGGAAATTCAACCTGCAGATGGATGGAAAAGGACAACATATACTGATATATGTGATGCAGAATATATCTTTGTAGCCCGGCTAGGAGAAGAAAATCCTCAAGAATTAGTGCAATTTTGCGGTGCCTGGTATGATGAAAATCATAAATTTATTGAAGAGATTTTATTCGAATCCGCTTTCTTACATCATCCGGCTACTGCTAAATATTTTATCATGAGTTATAATCAATTATTAGTAAGGATTATGGTTGGCAGAAGAGCTTGCATTAAAGAGGGGCTTAGATCAACTGCCTCTGGCGACTTTTCTCATGCAGAAGGATTACAAACAGAAGCCTCTGGTTCAATTTCACACGTGGAAGGTGAGTGTTCTATTGCTTCTGGAGTAGCATCTCACGCGGAAGGATATAGCACAGAAGCCTCTGGTGAAAAATCTCACGCGGAAGGAAATAGTACAACTGCTTCTAAAGTATCTTCACATGCTGAGGGTGATTCTACCACTGCCTCTGGAAAATGTTCACATGCTGAAGGCGTAAGTACGACAGCCGAAGGGATGTGTTCTCATGCCGAAGGAAGTATGACATACGCAGAAGGAGGATGTTCTCATGCTGAAGGAAGTAATACTGAAGCAAAAGGAAAATATTCTCATGCATCTGGTTTTTTAACCCAAGCAACTCACAGTTGCCAGTATGCTGTAGGTTGTGGAAATGATCCTAAAGCAGATTCACTTTTTGAAGTTGGCAATGGATTAAACGCAGAGGGTAATTTAATTGATGATACAACAACGGTATTTGACTTAAAAACACGTAGAAATGCATTCAGAGTAACTAATACTGGTTATGCGATAGCTCAAACTGCTTTACAGATTGGTGAGACAGCAATTACGGAAGGCCAGTTAAAGCAATTGATTCAGCTTATCACAAACGCTGGTTGATCAAATAGCATTTAGTTGATTTAAAAGTATTTATAAGAAAAACAATGTAGCAATTAAGCACTGTAGGATTAGTAATTCTATTGGTACTTAATTGCTACATTTATTATTTTTGTGGTATAAGAGGAAAATTCATGAACAAATCAAAACGTTTATACACTTCTCTTCTATGTCATATCTTCATTTTTTTATTATCGGGATCAGTTTATTACTGTATGGAAATTCTATTTAAAAAATCTCATACGTCGCATTGGTCAATGTTCTTATTAGCAGGATTTGCTGGTTTATTTTTTATCGATGGATTAAATGATTTGTTTTCATTTGAGATGGATTATTTGCTGCAGATTCTAATTTGCAGTATTGCTATTACGGTTGGTGAATATATTGTTGGCATTACGCTAAATCGAGATTACACCATATGGGATTATCGCAATATGCCATTCAATATTAATGGGCAGGTTTGTTTGCCATTCTGTTTAATCTGGATATTTTTATCTGCTATTTTTATCCCGTTTCTTGATTGGGTTGAATGGGCAATATTTAATCAAAAGAAATCAGAAAAGCCATATTATAAGATTTTTGGAAAAATCATTTTTAAATTTAAATAATTTGATGAGAGGTATCTATATGATATCTCTCATTTTTTGTGAAAGAAGGCGATTGGATGACAGAAAAAGAATTTGTTGAAAAAATTGGTAATCTTGCTGCTGAAGACATGAGGACAAGTGGAATCTTAGCATCCGTTACTGCTGCTCAAGCTTGTTTAGAGTCTGGATACGGCTCAACCGAATTGGCAAAAAATGCGAATAATTTATTCGGCATGAAAACAACACTATCAAATAATACATGGGCATCCGTATGGGATGGAAAAAGCAAATATACCAAAAAGACAAACGAACAGACCAAAGACGGAAAAGTATATGTGATTACGGCTGATTTTAGGAAATATGCAAATATTTTAATGAGTATCAAAGATCATTCCTGTTATCTCAACGGAGCAATGAATGGAAAAGTGAAAAGATATGCAGGACTATCTGATTGCACAGATTATAAAACTGCAGCACAGATCATAAAAAATGGCGGATATGCAACAGATATTAAATATGTAGATAAAATTTGTAGTTTGATCGAACGATGGGATTTAACTCGTTTTGATAAACTTGGAAGGGAGAATTCGAATATGAATATTATTGATTAAATTGCGAACGCACACTCGTGACTTCAGTCATAAGTAAGTGAGCGTTTACAAAAATAGTCAGCATATAGGGAAACCTGTATGTAGTGATGTGAAATAGTCCACATCCAACAAAGCAAACGAATATGCTGGAACAAGGCAAGATTGACAACTTGTCGCCATAAAGCTAACTAAACTACAACATAAGGATGAAATAAACCTAAGTGTGAATGTTGCGAAAGCAGAAAAAATTAGTTAGATAGCATAAGGTTAAATCCTAAGTGCAGAATAAAAATTGGAAATCAGCAGGGAATAAGCGAATAGTTTTGCCCTCAACGACTATCACTCGTGAGGTGAGTAGGTACAAGCGTACCGAAGTGTTTGCGCCTAAGTCATAAAAATATGATATGGATAAGATATAGTCTGTGCTTGTATGAAAGTACAAGATACCTACTGCCAAACAATAAGGCAGACAAGGATGCATAGGAATTAGCGAGCCTATGTGAACGATAACCTCAAAAACGACAAGAAGTTTCTATGTTCTTGTATGTATTACTTAAAATTTAATAACATTCTCGTTTTCAAATGGAGAATAAACAATTGAAAGCGAGGTGATATTTGTGGAAAAAGCATTTCAATATCGTATATATCCAAATAAAAAGCAAAAAGAATTGATTCAAAAAACATTTGGATGTACAAGATTCGTTTATAACTATTATCTTAATAAGAGAAAAGAAATGTATGAAAATGATAAAACAACTTTTACGTTCAATATGTGTTCTAAAGATTTAACTAAATTAAAGAAAGAATTGGAATGGTTAAAAGAGCCAGATAAAGATTCTCTACAGAAAACGCTAAAAGATTTAGATATAGCTTACCAGAAATTTTTCAAAGAACATACTGGCTATCCAAAATTTAAATCAAAAAAGAATAGATATAAATCTTATAGAACAAGTTATACGAAGACTTCCGCTGGTGGAAATATTATGTTTATAAACAAACGTATTAAGCTTCCAAAGTTGGGACTTGTTAAAACAAGAGACAAGAAAATACCTCAAGGAAGAATATTAAATGCCACAATATCACAGGAACCAAATGGACACTACTATTGTTCTTTATGTTGTACTGATGTAGATTTTTCACAATATCAGAAAACCAATCAGAATATTGGAATTGACTTAGGTTTAGTAGATTTTGCGATTATGTCTGATGGAAAGAAAATCGAAAATCCTCAGTTTTATGAAAAATCAGAACAGAAACTTGCTAGATTACAGAGAGAACTTTCGAGAAAAACAATCGGTGGTTCCAACTGGAATAAAGCACGAATCAAAGTTGCGAATCTACAGAAACACGTAGCTGATCAACGCAAGGATTTCTTACAAAAGCTTACTACTGAAATCGTAAAAGCATACGATGTGATCAGCATTGAAGATTTGGATGTAAAATCTATGAAAGAAACAAATTCTACTATTCGTAACAAACGAGTTGGTGATGTATCTTGGTCTGAATTTCGTAGGATGTTGATATATAAATCTCAGTGGTATGGAAGAACATTATCTGTTGTAGATAGATATTTTCCGTCATCTCAGATTTGTCATTGTTGCGGTCATAGAGACGGCAAAAAAGCAGAAGATATTCGTGAGTGGGTATGTCTTGAATGCAATTCAGAATTGGATAGCGATGTTAACGCTGCTATCAATATTCTGAACGAAGGGCTTAGACAATTAAATTTTAAGTAATATATACGAGAACCGTAGGAACTACGGGGATAGCCTGGTGACACTTAGCTCATTGGAGTTATTGACCAGGAACCACGCGACTTTAGTCGTGTGAGGTTCAGGTTACAAATGCAAGTAAACCTTATGTTCCGCAATGGGGAAATCAAAAACAATATATTGTAGTTCATTACCTTGGAGTAGCAGGACAGAATAATAAAATTAATTCAGATGGATGTGGTGCGCATTACTATATTTATTGGGATGGTACTATTTATAAAGCAGCAGACCATAATGCTATTCTTTGGCAAGTAGGCACTGCAGGATACTATACTCAAAAACATCCATACGCAAGGAATAGTAACTGTATCGGAATCGAGATGTGTCCTAAGTGTGATGGATCTGGAAAATATGCAGAAGATCCAACATGGTATTTTACAGAAGCAACGCAAAATGCTTGTGTGCAATTAGTAAAATATTTGATGGGACAACTTGGCGTAGGTGCGGATCATGTACTTAGACATTATGATGTTGTAAATAAATATTGTCCTGCGCCATACGTTACTAATAATAAGTATAAAACTTCTTGGACTTGGAATGAGTTTAAAGCAAAACTTGGAGCAACTTATACTCCTCCAGTTGTACAGTCTCAGCCAACATCAACAAAGACTTACAAGACCGGTATGTATAAGGTAAATTGTGATCTTCATATCAGATCGGATGCTACTGTTAATTCAAAAGTTGTCAACACTATTCGAGATCGTGGCACATACACAGTAACTGAAATTAAGAATAACTGCTGGGGAAAACTAAAATCCGGAGCCGGTTGGATCAATGTTTCGGATGAATATTGTACGTATGTTGGCGTAGTAGCCACTGCAAGTAAACCAGTGTCTAAACCAACCGCAAAGCCAGCTACGCCTGTATACAAAGTAGGAAAATATAAAGTTAATTGCGATGCTTTAACAATTAGAAGCGACGCATCCAGTAAGGCGAGTGCAACTGGAAGCATTCGTGACAAAGGAACTTATAATATCACTGAAATAAAAAATACATACTGGGGTAAACTAAAATCAGGAGCCGGTTGGATTTGTATTGACAAAGATTTTTGTACTTATGTCGGTGCTTTGGATAAGCATACCACTGTTGTAAATAAAGAATTTCAAATTGCAGTTAAGGAAAATGGTATCCGAGTTCGTGCTTCTGCTGGTCTAAACGCTAGAATTGCCATTGGTTCTTGCCCTATGGGAACATATACTATCACAGAAACAAAAACTGCTGATGGATATACATGGGGCAAATTGAAATCTGGTGCAGGATGGATAGCAATTGAATGCTGCGTTAGACTATAATAAATATACGCGTGAAATAAGAAAAGCCGCCTTCATCAGGCAGCCAGAAAAGAAAATATTCTTTTTTCACCATCATATGAAACAACCGTTTCATCAGTGCAAAAATAGTATATCATATAAGATAAAATGATGCAATAATTTTATGGGGAATATCAATTAATTTTGGTATTCCCCATTTTTTTACGCTTTTTTATTATTTTTCTGTATTTTTAGATACGTTTCAGGATATCTGTATTGTAGTATATTCATGGCTTTTATCATATTTTTTTCTATTACGTGTACCATACCCTTTAATTCGCTATATGAAATATAATCGCTGTCAATTTGATCGACAATATATTTTATTTTATCGACCCAATAATCCTCTATTGGTTTTTCTTTTGTTTTAATATACTTATAGCATTGTGGCATATAATAAAAATCATTTCTTCTGATGTCTTGACAAATTTGTTGCATGAAAGCATTAAATCCTCCTACAGTTAATCTTCTAACTTTGTCAGAATTCTTAAAATATAAGTCAATATAATATTCAATTTTAGGATAATACTTTTTATCTAATTCAGAATACCTCTTTCCTTTAGGCGGTATATTCCTACTGCTACTATGTGCATAATTTTGGCTTATTATTTTTTGTTTTTCAACTTCATATTGACCGTTAATTATTTTACTTACATTACAAGGTAAAATATGATATTGTTTTGCAAGCTTGTTTATGCCGTTATCTTTTGTATACTCTGATCGAATTCTTTCGACTAATTCCGAATCAATTTGTTTCGCCGTTTTGCATACAAAAATATCAGATATTTGTATATCTAAAAATAATAATATATGAATTGTTCTAAGTGGATTCGCTTTATTTGAAAATATATCTTGCATTTTCTTAATCTGAGAATTCTTTTCTATACTATTCTCTAACAAGTATTGTTCAAAATCATTAATAAATGCTGACTTATGTTGTAGCCACGAAAGTTGATTTATATACCGTTTTTGAATTAATTTTTTATAGAATACATCAAACATCGTAATACCGTTTTTAAGACTCTGTTTTCTTACTACTAATTGATATAGGTATTTTGCGGTATTTATTTCACCGATGGTTCCCATATTATACGAATAATCATCATCAATACAATTTTCAGCTGCATGAAAAGTAAGTGCAAAATAATTCGACGGATTGTGTTGCCCTAAAAAATATCCCATAATAA